GTAAGTGATATTTCATTTGGTCCTATTCCACAAACTCCACTGCCTTCACCTATTAGAGTTAGTGTACTTCCTAAGTTACCTCTGTAAATACCAATTAATACCGTATCTGTTCCTGAATATCCCCATATCTTTGCTTTGCTTATGGTTCCTGTTACTTCTGATATTGTTTGATAATAGTATTGTGTTGTGGCTGAAGTAGGTGCTTGGTCGCATATACCAACCGGTTGTGGTGAAAAACAAACACTATTTGAAGAATCACCACTGGATTGTGTGGCCCATCCCGTATTATAATCAATTGAATCTAACTTTACTAGTATTTGACCGATTGTACCACCACTTGGTAGTCCATATCCGGATGTTCCGTCAATACCATTAACTCCACTTGTACCAGATGTTCCATTAACTCCACTTGTACCAGATGTTCCACTTGTTGTTACGTTGGAAAAGCTTGCTGCAATAAGATCATTTATCTTAACTGATAATTCATCTAAAACCATTGCACTCTGTTGATGTAATTCGTATAATGCGTCATAAACCTCACTAATGGAATCTATACCACTTTGTGTATTTGATATAATATTGGCAAATGATTGTGATAATCCAAAAGAGTCGTATAAACTTCTAAATGTACTACTCATAAAATTATATTTTTTCTTTATATATTAAAAATATAATGTCATAATAATTTATTCAAATTATATTCTCTTAAAATTATTTTGTACTCTGGTATGGTTATCCATTTTTTATAACCTTTGAATATTTTACATTTACCTTCAATAAATATTACATCTATAAATTTATCTGCATCGGCATCATACAATTTACCTAAATAAATTATATCGACGGATTCTGATGTGAATCCGTCGATATCTGGTTTAAGAACATGTTGTTCTACTGCCTTAAAATTTATTTTAATATTCATTATTTTGTTCGGTCGATAACTACATAAATAGTATCGATGACTTTCCCTGTGACTTTACAACCACATTCGGTATTGGTATTAGTTTTATTCTCTTTATTATTCTCTTTATTATTGAATATACTTCCTACTGGATTTCTGTCTAATATATCTACTGATGTTACAAAATGTGCTGTTTCACCTCTATTATTAAACCAGTTTTTACCAAATGTTTCATGATAAACAATCTTTACTTTCCAACCATATGTTGCTGCACTATCTAAGATTGCTACGATATTTGGATCTTCATTATCAGCATCTACAGAGAAATCGAAAGGTACTGCAGAAGATGAGTTCATTCCTGTCTGTGTTAGATTTAAATGACCTTCATGTGTTTTGAATATTAGACCTGTTTTTGAGAATTGTGTTACTAAACCAATTCTTTCACCATTTGAATAGTTTTCTGTACAAGATGTGATGAACAAGGTTACTACTAAACCTAAAAGTAATTTTAATTTTCTCATTTTAATTTAATTATTTATTATTAGTTATTACAAATATACTAAAAATTTGGATCATCTTTGTCTAAAACTTCATAAATATTTCTTTTAATCCATTCTTTTGGAATATAACTTACTAAAATAGTTAGGATACCAATTACTAATATTGAAAATATAAACATTATTTCTTTTTTTTATTTTTTAAAGATTCTTTTGCTTTCTTAAAATTATTGATTTTTATTTGTTCTGTTTCTATTCTTCCTTCACCTCTTTTATAGTAAGTCTTTGGAATAGAAACGAAGTTATGACATCTTAAAATTGTTTGATACCACTCAACAGTATCACTCACTTCAAGTAATAGATAATTTTTAACACCTGTTGCCATGGTAGAGAATTCTTTCTTATTTAAGCCTATTATCTTTAAATTATCCATAATGTATCTTTTATTAGATGTATCTTCTGCAATTTCCTCTAACTTAACTTTGAATTTTGAGATTGCTTCTTCGTATTTATCGGTTTCTCCCAATAATGTTTTCAATTGATCATCACGTTCTCTTTTGGTTATTGTATTTTTTCTTATTTCACCTGCATTACCTGATTCAATTAGTTCATAGATGAATACTTCTCTTGTATCATCTTCTCTTACATTGGATAAGAAGGCTTTCTCGGTTTTGAACCATTTTCCACTGCCATATCTACCTTTTACATTCCAAATTTTACTCATTATACTGATTTTATTGTATCAAATTTTTCTAAAAGATTTTCTCCTGTTATACTTTCAATTGGCTTTGCATCACTAACTACTTGTGAGGTTACATCATTAACTTCGTATGTTATTCCATGTTTTTTTAAAACTTCTTTCATTTTTTCAATGTTAATATCATTACAGATAATGTAAGAAGTGATTATATCTTCTTTAACAACATCAACACCTAAATCTAAATCTAAATCTAAAATTTGTTGTCTATCTTCATCATTTAAACTTTGTATAAATTCTGTGTTCTTTTGTACAGTTAGGTTTGTACATACTTCAAAAATCTTTTTCATAACTTTGTTTTTTATTATTATATAATTTTTATTGAAAAAGTTATTTAATATATACTATATGAAATATCTAAAAGAGTTTAAGATTTTTGAGATGAATTATTCTTCTATTGATGAATATCAGAGTGAGGTATTTGGATTTTTGAAAAAATATAACTTGTTTCCACAACAGATTAGATATTTATTAGACCAATATTCTGGTGAAATAGAAGAGTGGTATAATGCAGGAAAATATTCAAAAGATTTTGCGGATAAAATTGCAGATGATTTGAAATTAAGTACTGGAGGTATACTTCAATACAAAACTGCTGGTGGGAACCAGTGGCAAAATATATATTATAAATGATGAAATATTTAAAGAAATTTGATAAGTTTTTTGAAGATGGTGATGGTGGTGGTGCTGTTGGTGGTGGTGTTGCAACCGCTAATGCTTCTAATACTGCAGGAATGGGTGCGGTTGTTTCTGCACAACCTGGTGCTTTTGCCGGAACAACTGGAACAACCGGATCTGGTGATGTAGGTTTTGTTTTAGGATCTAAACCTAAAAAGAAAAGAAAGAAAGGTAACCCTAGTCAGGTAAGTGATCTTAGAGATTTGAAAGAGGTTGATACTAAAGATGTTGATACGGTAAATATAAAATGATTATAAAAATAAGATAAAATCCTATTTTTATAATCCTTTACTTTTATTATCTAGAAATTCTTTTTCTTCTTTTGATAGAGATTCATAACCATTTTTAGAAATTTTATCTAATAATGAATCTATTGTAAAATTATTATCAATAATTTCTTCGGTATTTTTGTTTTGATTATCACTGTTTTCCTTAACTATCTCTATTTCAACAATATTTTTATCTAGTGCAGGTATTGAGTTTAATACTTCTTTATTGTTGGTATATTCTGATTCTACCATCATTTTAACTTTAGTTACTTCAGCAACAATGTCTTTTATTTTCAGAGGAATAGAACCTTTTGGTAGCCTATCCGTCATTGTAAAATGCTTTAACTTCATACTTATATTCACTCTTACTTTTGAGAGTTCTAATTCAAGTCTTTCTGGATATAATAAGTTTATATTTGATTCTAATGATTTTAAATATTCTTCTTCATTATTCTTACTTTTTGGTACAAAAAAACCATAGGAATAGTAGAATTCAACATCATCTTTATTGAAATCACTCTCATTAAGTTTAAGTTTTCTCATTTTCTTGATCCAATCTTTAATAATAGGAAACTCATTTATTACTTCTTTTCTATCTACATCTATAACGAACATATCATTCATGTTAAATTTTATATTTACTTTTTAATTCTAAATTTCTTCTTAATATCATCTTCTGTATATCCTATTGATAACATCCAGAGTGATGTTAAAAATATTAAAAATAATATACTAATTGTTAGCAAGATTGGTATCCAAATAGGTGATATAATCCACCACCAAGACCAATCAATAATATTTTTAACTTTAAATATTAAAAGTATTATTGTTATTGATAAACTTTGTAATGCTATTAGACTTTTTATCATAGTATGATATTTATACTTATTTTTAGATTTTTGTTTTAAAAAATTATTTAAATTCTATTGCTATCATTTTAATCTTTTCTGGAATTCTTCCTTCTGATATGTCTTCCTTTTCTATCTGTAATCTTTTGTATCCACCCGAGGAGTTGTCTCCTATGTAGTATGCTAAGTTGAAAATATATCCGAGTTCTTCCGTCATGTATGATACGTATGCCTGCACGTCTGCTTCTATGCTTTTCCAGTCGAAGCTGTTGTTGTCGAAGCTGTATTCTACTGTGGATCCTGTGAATATCCTCACTAACATCGACTTAAAAAATTGAATCTGCATACCCATGTCTCTTATTGGAAGAAGGAGTTCCATTGTATCATCTTCAAATGATTCGATAGATTCTTTTACCAATCTATATTTTAAAAGTGGTTTTCCATTTACGGTTATATCACCTTTTGAATTCTTTCCTATTTTTTTAACAAGAGTTTTTTTATTTTTAAATCTACCACCAAGAATTGTATCACCAACCTTAATAGGTATTTTTATGTCTTCGAATTTTTTAATATATTTCATGTTATATCTAAATCTTTTTTATTATCGATGAATGTTATTGCATCTAATCTATTTTTCCATCCATCTATATACTTCTTTTTACCTAATTGGTATTTCTCCCATCTCTTATTTTTTATTGTATTGAAAAGTTTTTCTATTTTCTTTTCTGGTAATTCGTTTACATAATCTATTAGAACATCATGGAAATCGTTCCATGTATTTATATTAGTTGTATCAATTTTAATATCATTAAGAGACTTTTTTAATATATCAAATGTTGCTCTAGGTCCTTGATTTACACAACCATCATATAGTACATTTGCCAAAGATTGACTTTTAAAGTTTTCTAATTTTTGTTTTTCCCAGTAATCTTTTTTATAGATTTTAAGTGCTAACTTATATGTTAGGTTCTCCATATCACTTTTTGTTGGTTTACCTAAATCATTACTTTGGTAATATTGAACTAATGTTGGTGCTGCAATTCCAAATTTAGTTCCTAATAATTCACCTACACCTATTTCATTTCCGGTCCAATTTCCTTTATCGTCTCTATCATCGGTATATACGCCTTCTATTCTATGTACACCATTTTGTGCAATTTCAAAAGAAGATACTTCTGGTTTTGGGTTTTCTATTTCTACTTTAATCTCTCTTAAAATTGGATCATTCTTAACCGATAAATCTGTTATAAGATTTGTTATTGGGATGATTGACATAAATAAGTATATAGATTTCTTAATGATTGATTTTCTAATTTCACTTGGTATAGATTTTAACTCTGAAATAAATTTATCAAAGTACATCTTAACTTTTTTAGTTAGATTTTCTTTTGGTGTGTTATCAACTAATTTTTTTAGAAATTTTTCTATTTTATCAAGTGGTATTAAATCTAAATCTTTAATACTTTTAATTTTGTTTTTTATAAAACCAGTATAGTCCTTTAACTTCTTTTCTTCCATATCAAATTCAACGGTATCACCTACTTCAAATTCATTTTTATCTTTGATATTAAACTTTTTATTTTTTGGTTCTATATCCCATTCGAAAGTATTTGACCCTGTTTGGTTCTCAACAATTCTAAATATTTCCTCGATTATAGAATTGAATTCTTTTTCGAAAATATAATCATTATATCTATCAATTTTTCTCATAATGTATATATTAAAAACATTTTGTTAAAAGCTCATATAAGATATATGGATAAGATATATACGGTTACTATAAATTTTGAATATTCTTTTAATACAATTGGATTTTTCACAGATTTAAAATTGGCTGAAGAAATTAAAGTTAAATGGGAAGGTTTCTTCGAATTTTATAATGAAAAGTTATTTAATTTTAATAGACATGATGGTGACTTTGAAAGTGATGAGGACGAGGATGAATATTATCGTTTACAAATTATTTATGAGGAGATAACTACTTATCTTGATGTAAAAATAGAAGAGTTCCCTTTAAATACTGATATTTTTGTTAAACAGACGAGTAAACGTTCTAAAGGAATGAAAGAACTTATTAAACAATTTGAAAGGGATTATAAAATTGATAAGTTAATCTAATTTCTTCTTAAAACTAGATGGTAAGATTTTATTTTCTTGTTTGAATACTTTTAGTAAAATAAAAACAAGAGTTCCACCGGGTAGTAATGTAATTGATGTTAAACCCAATACTCTAAGTATATCTACTGATTGTTCTTTTATTAGTTTAATCTCATCCTCAGTAAGTCTTCTTTTATTACCTTCTATATCAGTCAGAAGTCCTTTTGCTGCCTTGTTTAATAAATCATAAACAACACGAGTTTCTTTCCCTTCACTTTTTAGTGCGGTAGTAAAGTCATTGTATTTCGATTTCATCTTATCAACAAATCTTGTTATGTCTCCCATATACTCTTCTATAGATTTAATATACCCCACTTTTTCTTAAACAAATTTACATAAAAAATATATATTAAATACGAATAATGTAATTTATTTTTTATATATTTGTATAAAATTTATTATAATGAAAATGAGAATATTATATCTTGGTGATATACATGGAAACTTTAATCTTATACATCAATATGTTAAGCAGTATGGCATCAAAGATGCTCATATAATTCAAGTGGGTGACTTTGGTGTAGGTTTTTCTATTTTAGATAAAGAAAGACGTATGCTTGCTATGTATCATGATTTATTGGTTAAGAACAATGTTATTGTTTGGGCCATTCGTGGTAATCATGATTTTAAACCTTATTTTGATGAAGATCCATTTGGATTTAGTAATATTCGATTATTACCGGATTATACTGTACTTGAACTTGAGGGTAATAAAATACTTTGTGTTGGTGGTGCAATTTCTGTTGATCGAGAATATAGATATACAGGTGCTCAACGTCGTGGTGATTTTGAAGTTAAGAGTGGTCAAAGTTGGTGGAAAGATGAAGTCTTTGTTTTAGAACCAGATAAATTAGTTGATTTGAGAGACATCAATATTGTTGTTACACATACTTGTCCAAGTTATTGTCCACCTGATAATACATTTGGATTTGGTCCATTTGTTGATGGTATTATTCGTGACACTGGTGATATTAAGTTAAAAACTGACTTAATGGTTGAGCGACATGAGATGAGTGAGTTGTTTCATCTTTTAAAGTTGAATGGTAATAATGTTGATAAACATTACTATGGACATTTTCATAATAGTGAAGTTCAAAAATATGATGGTGTTACTCACCGAATGTTGGGAGTGGGTGAATTATGGGAGGAAAGAGATGAGATATAAAACCGTAATTTATATAAAATGGAAATTGACAGGTCGTTTTGAGCTTTTCATAAATCTGGGTAAACTCTATAAGAGATATGATGAAGTATCTTTAGGTGTTAGTAGACATACTCTTAATAAGAAGGATCTCTTTAGTGGTTATCATAATGATACAATAGAGATATTTAAAACTATTGTAAACTAAAAAAACCCATTAGTTAACTAATGGGTTTTTTTAATTTTTGATATTTTATTGAATACTTACAACTTCAATATCAAATTTTAAGTCTTGTCCTGCTAAAGGATGGTTACCGTCGATTATAACTACATCTTCTTTTACCTCTTTAACAATGACTTGTACAACACCACCATCACCACCATCTGCTTGTAGTAATTGTCCAACTTCTACTTCACCTGGCATTTTATCTACCGGTACTTCCACCACTAAATCTTCTCTTATTGGTCCGTAAGCCTGATCAGGTACAACAGTAACTGACACCTTTTCGCCGATATTTTTACCCATAAGTGCGGTCTCAAATCCTGGAATTATTTGACCAGAGCCTATTTGGAATTGTAATGGATCTTTTCCTTCTGAAGTATCAAAAACTTCACCATCAATGAATCTACCTGTGTAATGTACTTCTACTGTACTTCCTTCTGTTATCATATTATTTATTATTTATTTTTATTTATATAATTTAATAAATAAAAAGTTTTATTATATGTATTTTAATATGATTTTACATTATCAAAAAAAGACATTTTCAATGCTAAATTATCATTAAATTTAAACTTTACCTTTACTTTATATAAAAGTAATATGGTTAGTAAAACGAATAATATTCTTCAGATAGATAATATTACTAATGTTATGAAAGATGAAGGTGAATTTTACAACCACATAATCGTCTCTATGCATACTTACAACACATTGTGTATGTCAAATTATTTCAATTCATACTTCGGTCTCGAAGAGATAGAAGGTATAACAGAAGTAGGTTCTATTTTTGGATACAAAGTTTTTCTTGATATGTATATGAGACCAGATGAGATAATTCTTTATTATGATATTGCCTTTTCAAGAAAATACAAGATAGACCTTATATTAGAAGGAAAAGAAATCATAAAAGAAAAAAGAGTCAAGATATCTTGACTCTTTTTCTTATTTTTTAAGACTTTTAAATTTTTCAAATTTTGCAATTATCTTTTGATTCTCATGATCAATTTTTATATTATTTGGTTCCATTGCTTTTATCACACCTGCCTCTACAAACTCATCTCTTGTTACATCTTTAGTAATGCCTTCTTTGTCTGTTATTTGGTAATCGAAATTTTCATTTGATGTTGTTGGATTTCCATATTTGTCAAGCTTAGTAACATTTTCTGCATCAATAACTTTATTATCCATTTCAGGTTCTTTACCTTTAAATTCTGATGCATCACCCCATTTTTGGTTTAAAGTAAACTTAACACCTGATAAATCATTAAATATTTTATTTTTAAACATATCGATGAATCTTAGTCCTTGGTATGCACCAACATCACAAGTTCCAAATATGTTTGATATTGATCCAATTCCACCATGACCACCAGATACTGTAATCTCATCTTGTCCGATTGTGGTATCGGGATCATGATATCCTAAGTGTTGTTTAAAGTTTGTGAGTAATGATGTCATATATGTCCCTAAATCATCGATTGGTTTACCATTTTTATATAATGGTAGATTTTCCGTTTGTGCCATTTTTTTATAAGCACATACTTGTAAAGTTCCACCATATTGAAGTAATATGAATTTAGGTTCAGAATCTATTCTACCTTCTTTAAAATCTCTTTCAACGATAGTTCTTGCTCTTAATGCATTTGCCCAAGTTCCTGTTGGTACAAATACTAAGTCTCCTAATTTTAAATATCCATCAAGTCTTAATTTGTTACCTACCCAGAATTTTTTAACAAATTCTTGTTGTGAGTTTATTGTTTGTTTAGTAATATTATTACCTCTTGTTCTTTTTTGCATTGTATTCAATCTCCACTCAGAATCTTCGATAAAATCTTTCTTCTTTCCTGCATTTGGTATGAATTTACCAAAACCTGTTCTATTTACATTATGTTCTGGGTATATTTTCTTCATTGCATTGAATATTGCATAAATAGAAGCATCTTTACAATTTGCAATAACTGCAACTAGAGTTTTAACATCAGATCTTTTTAGGAATTGATTAAATGCTGCCCCGAATTCTAATCTCTTTTTATCTGACTTTTTAATTTCTGATAAATCAAAATCCAATAATCTCTGCCAATCAACACCATAGTCTTGATATTTTGCGGCATCAATCATATCTATAACCGAAACAACCAACTCATCTTGTGGAAGTCCTAATACTATACAAAGTGCTTCATATGCAGAAGATGTTGCCAATTTTTTAACAGGTGAGTCTTTGTATTTTTCCAAGTCTTCTGCACTGAAAAGTCCGTGATGGTCTAAGTAGTAGTCTACTAGTTCATCTCTTTCATCACCTGGCATGTTAGCAAAGTCAAGAACGATATTGATAAGTTTTGGATCAAGAGTAGTGTATTTCCATCCTTCTGAATAGTTTACAACACCATATTTAACGATTTCGAATCCGTGATCCAATAACCATTTTTTCATCTCAATCGCACATACAATTCCATCCATGTCGTCGTGTGTGTAGAGTGCAACTTTCTTACCATCTTTCCCTTTTTTAATCCAATATTCTTCTTTAGTAGGTGGTGTTCTTAGAGCAGCCTCCTCATTTATTGAATTCCAATTATTAAATTTTTTAATTCTCATTATAATGAATTATTTTTTAGTATATATTAAATTTTTTTGATTATTATTCGTATATAATCATTACTAAAATCTTTGTATGTTTGTTCAATCTTCCAATCATAGTCTTCTAATCGATTATTCGCCACTTCAATCACTTCTTTGAACCTTTCATCCTCTGTCATTTTAGTCAGTAATGATTGTATCATGTTTCTGTCTGCTTGTGTTTTTCCATATTCCGGAACGGATATAGCATCTGACTTAACTCTTACCTCTATGTATGGAAAGTGTTGAAATTGCATCACTTTATTCGACATTGGAACGTTGGACATAAGGTCTCCTTGACCAAGCATACTTTTAAACTCTACGAATACTCTTAGCTTTTCTGGAAATATGTCAAGGTCTTGTAGGTCGTAGAACATCTCTTTAACATCTTCTGGATATAGTCCATAATGTTTCATCGCGGTCTCATCATCTACTGATTCGTTTATATCTTCATCTTCATCTTCATCTTCGAAATATACATAGTCGTCAGGCTGTCTTTCTACTATTATGGAAACACAATTTTTAACAATTTTACCACCTACTTTAGATTTTATAGCCCCTGCTTCATACCCCCATATATATCCAGTTGTTTGTGTATATTGTTCGTCCTTTACAACATGAACATTATAAATTTCTTCAATGTTATTTTTTAGTTTATTATAATATTCAAATAATATATCTTTCATTTCTTCAGATGTATCAAAGTATATTTTTATTTTATATATTCCTACACCATCGAAAGATTCGTCTACCTTTGTAGATATGTCATCACTTGTACCTATCATGTAGGTATTAGGTGCGTCAGATGCCATCTTTTCCGTTACGAAGTATTTTGCCTTTATTCCTTCATCTGATAAAATGTAATCTAATGATGAAATATCTTCTAATAAGTCTTTTATATTTACACCATTCGAATTAAAGTCTTCGTATAATTTCAAATATTTCATTTTTTACCTCCTAATTTTCCGAATCCTGTTATGATTCCTTTATCTTTACCTTTTTGTGGTTCCTCATTAAACTTAGTATCAAAGAAGTTTGTATTATCATTTACAATTTTAACTTCTGAATCCATAGTTGCATATGGACCAAGTTCACCTGATCTAAAAACACCACCAAACATATCACCATTAAGATAACCTTCCATGAAGTAACAATTCGTAAGTCCTGAGTTATCTACTCTACAATTAAGAACTTTAGTATTATTTACATCACAATGTGTTAGAGATGATTTACTTACTTGTGAGTTTGTAATTTCTGTACCTAAGAAGTTACAAGTTTCGAATATACCTTCAATTGTACAATTTATGAAATCGTAATTTCTTAGTGTTACATTACTTTTAATTGTAGTATCAACTATTTCCATAGTTTGTGATGATGTCACATAGTTTATTATACACTCTTTTAGATCATTGGTACCATCTATTAGTGTGTAAAGTTTATCATATATTTTGCCATAATAGGCATTTATAGTATCATAATCACTAATTTGATCAATTTGTAATTGTATTGTTGGGAAATCTATAATGAAGTTATCATACTTAGAAAAGTTTTTAAATGATTTGATATTATCTTCTAAATATTTTTCAAGTTTTTCAATATCTTCGGAATTGAAATTCTTATCTATTGAATCAAATACATTTATAATAAATCGATCCATGAAATAAATCAATTGTCCAATATTTTTTTCATAATCTTTACCACCAATATACCTAAATTCGATTCTTTGGTGTTCTTTATCATTGTTTATGTTAATAAAATTAATACCATAGTATTTATCATTTGGTACTCTTAAATTGTTTTTAACAACTTCAATTGGTATATTAAAAAAATCATATTCTTTATAAGGTATTATTTTTTTAATAGTTTTTGCATAAACATTATTTTTTCTAGATGGGAAGACTCTGTATATTTCTTCTTCATCGGTATTTAATATAAGTTTTAATATATTCAAGTCATTTAGATCCTTTTGATTATTATTGAATGATAAGTTAAAATGTATAGAACACTTATCATTTGTATAACCATAGGTTTGTATGAATTTTATTATCTTAACTAGGTAATATTTAGCATCATAATAATCAAGTGGTCCGGTAACTAGTTCGACCATATTTGAACCACCAGAAAGGTCAGGTTCTATTTTAAAGTTATTTGAATCTGGTGTGAAATCTGAGTGGTATTGTCTGAATCCCCATACTTTAACTGGTGTCAATTCAACATTTAAAATATCAAGTGTTTTGTAGAAAGATAGGTCTTTCATATAAAACTCAAACTCAAGACCAATCTTGGCATGTTTAAGTTTATTTGATTGATTTAAAAATTTATCAGAGTATTTCTTCATAGATTATATATTAAAAATATATTCTCATTAATTAATTTAGGAGAGATAAATTCTTTTATATATACTTTTAATTATTCGAAAGGTATAGTTTTTAACCTTGTTAAAAAATTCCGATCCAAAAACTAAATTTAAAAATATGAATTTTTTCTGTGTTTATGTAAAGACTCGTAAAAAGATGGATAAGTACATAAAAGTAAACAAGATTAAAAATAAGTACATAATAGACATCAAAAAAATAATTGAAGAAGAAGAGTTATCGGATGTTGAAGATAAGATCTATTTGAAGATTGTTATTTTTAATAAAATACAACAGGCTATTGAGAAAAATAAGGATATTTATTATATACCTGATTTTGATAATGAGTTTTCTATTGAAAAATTATTAAATCTTAAAAAAATATTGGGAGATAATGACTTTAATGTCTTGGTATTTTATAATGAATTTAGAAAAAATCCTGAAATTATAGATGATGTCTTTTCAAATCTTTCGAAATTTTCAAATTCGCAAATTATTCGTGACTATTAAAAGGGATTCGTTTTATTAATATATAAATAAAATAAAATTAATAGATGGCAATTTTAGGAGGTTCCCCACTTGGTCTTATTGGTCTTAGAAGTACTGCAAATGCAGGTACTGGTAGGTCTACATTTAATGGTGGTGTAAGTAGGAATGTCGATGTCTATGAATATAATAGATCAAGAGCAGGTAGTTTATTTACGGGTCAGAGAAGATTAAGGGCATGGCCAAATATAAATGGTAAAATGACTCCTGGAGATGAAAAAAATAACGTATTACCAGAAGACGATACTACAGGAACTGCCGATGTTATATACAAAGGTAATAGTATAGTAGATGGTTATACATCACCATTTGATGGTGATGATTGGAAAAAGGGTATTAAAAATCATACCGGTCAGAATGTTCTACACAATAATGATGTTTATGACACAAGTGTTTTAAACATAATAGAAAAGTTGGCACCAACCAAAGGTGCATTAAAACCATCGGATTTTGCATATTTAAAAAATGTTGGAGTTTATCCAAATAATAGATTAATGATTTGTCGAAGATTTATGACACCCTCTGCTGATAATATAATGGTTAATAATATTAGTAAAGATGGTAAGGCTAAAGATATACCATCTTTGGCAACTATGATTTCATGGATACCTCAGAATGATGATTTTATAAGTATAACATTTGGAGAGACATGGGAAGAGGCAAAAGCTGATTTTACAAGTATACTTAATAGTTTAGGAGAAGACTTTGGTAAGACAAATGTTGGTGGTATAGCCGGTGCTGCCGCGGGTGCGATACCATTACCAGGATTTACTGAAATATTCCAAAGACAATTTTTAGCTAGTTTAGGTTTATTGGAGAATGATGCTGCCAATTCAATACCATCAGGTAATCCAAATCTTATAAAAGAGGCCAAGGTTAGAAAAACTATTGGGTATGGTGATGCTGGTTCTGGTTTAATAGCAAAGGTTTCCATAAAAATGATTTGTGAATATGAACTTAAATTCATATCAGGTATTGACCCTACAATTGTTTGGATGGATATATTAGGTACTATAGTTAGATTTGGTACTTCAGACTCATCAAACTATGGTTTAGGTCAAAAAGTTGCAGCAAAGATTTCCAAATGGAGTAGAGATCCTAATACCTTATTAACTGATGTAATTAATTCTGTTCAAAATATTCTTGGTTCGGTTAAGAAGGAGATGGAAGAAGGTTTTGCAAAGATTAAAGAGGATACTGTGGCGAAGCTTACTAAAGATAAAAATACCAAAGATCCTACATTAGATGAAAATGGTAACCCAATCCCACCAACTAAGGATGATATTTATAAGAAAGGGAAGGAGGCGGCTGAGGCTGCAGAAAGAGCTTCTATTAATTTATTAGATACTCTTTTGGATGGAGTTAAAAAATCTATTAATGGTTCTGTTATGAAATATAGAGTTCAAGTTATGGGTATAGTTTCGGCATTAACAGGTAATCCATCTACACCATGGCATATAACGGTTGGTAATCCACTTAGACCGGTTTTTTGTTCTGGTGATATGTTGGTATCGGATACAACTTTGAAGTTAGGACCTATATTAGCGTTTAACGATTTACCATCTAATATTACGGTAGAGTTTACGGTTAGTAATGCTAGATCTTGGGGGATGCAAGAAATAATGGCAAAATTTAATTCAGGGTATCTTAGAAGTGTTGATATACAAAAAACATTTTTTGAAACTAATGGTAAATTTGATAAGAAAACTGGTAAATTTCAAGCAGATAGACCGGGTGTTCTTCCAGGTTCAATTAATAGTACATATACAACAGAAAGTGTGACTGGTGCAACGGTAAGTACTACTGGTGTTGATAATGGGTCCACTCCAATAGATGTAGTAAATACTACGACACAAACTAAACAAGAGGGTGGTGATAAACCAGTATAAAAATAAATATTTAAAATGAATATAGTATCAATAGATGAAACAAGGTTTATTAATAATAGAGTTATTAATGGATGGGATATATCAGCACCTTCTTTTATAAATGGTGGTGATGTTACTACATTGAATATTTATGAAGTTCAAAAGGGTGAGGATATGAGAATAGATTTAGTTATGACCTCAATATACGATGATCCATATAGTCTTAAAGATTTGGATATTATTTTATATATAAATGATATAGATAATCCTTTAAATATTAGAGAGGGTATGTTAATATATTATCCAGAACGTGAAAATTTACTAAATTATAGATACTATGAAAATGATGATGATACGGTTAGTAAGTCTGTTCAATCACAATTAGGTGTTTTAAATAAAACAACTAGGAAAGATGAGAATAGGAAAAAATTCTTAGATGCTAATTATTCTTTACCACCAACCGTTATGAAGGAAAGTAAATCAGCGGTTACTATATCGGGTGGTAATATATTCGTAGGAGGTCTTTAAAAATTATTTTTTATAATGGGTGATATTTTAAGAGAGGTTAGAGTTAGAGAATCGGTATATCAGGATCGTGATATTAAAGTGATTATTGAGAAATCGGGCTTTCTTAATAAGAAAAGAACCGTATATGCAATTCCATGGGGTAAAGTTGAAAAATCATGGTCTACTTGGGTGCCTATTGAGTTTGATGTAAACGACCTTACAGAGGACAACAATTTTGGTGACTATTCTAAATTCTACGCAGAATATATAAAAGAAAGAGATCAACCTATAAATATATTTGGTGGTTATACTTTAGATTTTCATCAAAGGAATAATTTGGAGTTTTCATCAGAATGGAATACCGACCTGGATATAATAAAACTTTATATTCTTATAAATACTGAAAAGTATAAATCAGATGTTTATCAATGGAACTTAATAGAAGATCCCATAAAAGGTGATAAGGGTGGAATTGCACCATATTATAGAAGCTTTGGTGTTGAACCATATTATCTAAATAATGGTGTTGAGATTAAAATAGAATGGGGAGGTAATATAGGTGAGATGTGGAGTGATGATAGAGGTCGAGAACTAGATGTTCCGAACCCAAAGTTTTATAATGGTGTTAAAGAAATGTCTAAGGGTGATAAAAGAGTTTTTGGAATTTATCTAAATGATGATGTGGTCGATCCTAACCTTGATAATAAGTTTATATACTATAAATATGGTCTTATTTATACTAATAAAGATGGTAAGTCTATAAGTTCTTTTGCACCATCAAGAAATGATCCTGGTGTATCAAGGGCTTCTTTAGATGGTTATGAAAATTATGGTAGTCAGATAGATGATGAATATATAATTAGTCAGATAATAAGAGAATGGAAAAGTAATGTAGAGGGTGGTTATGATGAACTCGATTTGGTTAGAAATGAAATTGGTTCACCTGTTATTTATTTAGGTGATGCTGTAGATTATAAAAAAATAGAATATAAAAGTCCATTTGGTATTGATGTTGTGGAAAATAACATATCACCAACTTCTTCGGTTGTTGATCCAGTAACAATAGAACCACCGATTAAAGCTAGTTTTAAACCGACTTTCTTTGGTATAGAAGATGGGATTCAAATTTTGGCAAAAAATGATTTACCTAGCTTTACGGTTTTTGTAGGTGATCCTGATAAAGATTGGACAAATGTAGGTGTAGGTGATTTACCACAAGGTGGTGAAAATTTTGATAATGTAGATGGTTCGGAATTATGGGATGAAGATAATGAATACCTTGAGAGTGATACTATAGCAGAGGAAGAGGCACCACCGGAAATACGTGAGTATGTACCACCCTCAATTTTTATATCTGATGATGAAAATATAGATCCGGCTAGTACCAACGCATCATCTGTTTGGGTTCCTGGTCCTAAAGTAGGAAATATTGTTGAATTACCATCAGATTACTCACACAACAAAACACAAGGTTATAATATATTAAATGGTCAATGGATTGGAGATTTAATTGCATCTGCAAAAAGTCATATAAACCACCCAACTTGGGATATACCTGGTACTGAAAAGGGAAGTCTTGGATGTGCATCCGCGGTTTCTATTATATTTTATAGAGCATTTGGTGTACATATGAAGACCGGTAAACCGTTGAAAACTGATAAGCCTGGTGATATAAGTAACTTTGGTAGTAAAGGAACTTACCAATTAGCTGAGTGGTTCAAGGGTAATAGTATTTATCAACAAATATCTTGGAGAGATGCAAAGCCAGGTGATATAATAAATACTTCTAGAAACTTCTCAACTGGTAAAGCAGGTCATATAGGTATAGTTATAGATGAGAAACATAGAAATGGGTCTTGGATTATAATTTCAAATAGTTCTAAGGGATTTGCCGGTGGTGGTGGTGGTGCTATACTTAAAAATTATTCAATAAAGGCATGGGAGAAGGTTGCAACTAGGAATCCAAGTGAAACTTTCGCATATAGATATGTTGGTCCAGTGGAGTCTCCTGTTGTTTAATCACCAGTTATAGTGCTTTTATCAGGTTTTATTATTGTAAGTACAACTCTTCTATTCATCTGTCTTCCTTCTTCACTTGAATTATCTGAAATTGGTTTACTTTCACCGAATCCTTCGGCTGATATCATACCGTCGACAACTCCTTTATCTACTAAATAATTCTTAACTGATGTTGCTCTACTTTTGGATAAGTCTAAGTTACTTACTATAGAACCAACTGAATCTGTATGACCTTCTATATTTAATTTCCATGATTTTTCCTTTTTAAGAAGTTCTGCTAACTTATTTAAACTTTCAAAACTTCCCGGTCTTATATCTGCCTTATTTGTATCAAAATTAAGATTTTTGAATGCAGTTACTACTACCTCCTCTGCCTCTACATCTGGTGTAGATGGTGTGCCTACTATTTTATCTTCTACTGCAAGTGTAGTTGGTTTTATTGATTCTTCTGGTACTGCTTTATTTGTTTGTACATTTTTTTGTGCAGCATCCCAATCACTTCTTGTTGATAATGTGTATGATAGTTTATTTCCATATTTTTCTTTATGTTTCTCACATAGTGAGAAAAAATCATTTAACTCATCTGCTGTGGAGAAGACTTGTGAACCATTTTCTGACCAGTTTCCAACTTTCTTACCACCAGGGTAACCTAAATGAATATTTATATCGAAGTTGCCAGTACCATCATCATTTACCTTTAATGGTGATGTTAGATTACTAGGTAAAAATTCGGGTCTATCGTAATCTTTATCTAACCAAATCATTTGTTTAGAATCTTTATTTGTTATTAATGCGGGTGCACCACCATATTTAGATATTTCATATACATCTAAATATTGTGATGGTACTAATATTTTAATTCCTTTTATTTTATTCTCTTCTATGGGTGCAGTACTTGTTTTCTCACTTTTATTTTTACTGGTATTTGATATTAAAACTCCTGCACCAATAGTACCTGCGACTACTCCTGTTCCTACTAATACCTTTTTGCCTAAATTTTTATCAAAGTTAAAACTATTTTCTGGAGTATTTAAAGTTTCGGTATTTGAATTTACTTCTGTTATGTTTGAATTTACTTCTTCTATAATTTTATTTGGCTCTATTGATTTCTCAACTATATTAGATTCCACTACTAATGGTTCATCTACGCTAAAGTCTATATTTAGTCCAAACTTTTCAAAAAAAGTCTGTGTTATTATGGCCAACATCTCGTTTATAAGTATCTTTGGTGGTGAGAATAATGATGGTTCACCATTTAATATTAATGTACCATCGTTATCTAAAACAGTTTTATTAGTCTGTGGATTTATAAAGGGTATGGTAATACCATATACATACCCAACTGCAGATTTTTCAGTGAATCCACTTTCTAAAAGTACTTCATTAACTACTATTTTACCGGATAGATTCTTTTCGAATTCATTTTGAGTACTGTTAAAGTAATTTGGGTTTGTTATATATAGTTTATATTCAGTTTCCATTATTTTATATTTTATTTAAAGTGTGTTACTTGATGTCGGACTTATCATTTCTAAAGTAATTGATGTTGATTTTATACTATCTGTACTTGATGTTGATCCGATTATGGTTGATGATTTACTTTTTGGATTATCTAGATTTTCATCTTCTGGTGTGGTGATAGGACCTTTATGGAATTCTTTGAGTGTTATTTTACTACCCATTTTATCCTTCCAATATCGTTTTGTTTTACCACTAAAGTCTTTATCTTTTATCCAACCTTTAGTTACTTCAAACTCTACACCAGGTACGGTAGAGAAAACATATTGTTTTAATTGCCACTCATCTTTATCATCTTTATAGAATGCATATAGTTTATCCACAAATTCATCGGTGTATTTATCACCAGGTGATATACATTGATTTCTTATCGATACTATGTTCAGTTCATATGGTCTTGTGAATATTTTATATTTTTTCATTCTTAACATCTCCAACAATACATCTATATCCGGATGTTGATTAGTAGAAGGTGTATTATTGCCATTTTCATCAGTATTTTTTTCGGGTATTAAATCCACTGGGGTTACTGGTTCTGTTGAGTTTTTAGGAGGTTTTTCAAATGTTTTATTACTATTACCATCAATTGGGTTAAATTTGACAGGTTCTATTGTAGTTAAATTATTATCATCAACGGTAGATTCCCAAGTATCGCCTTTTTGTCCTTCAGATACTGATCCCTTTTCGGCACCACCATCGGTTCTTTCTTGTTTAGTAACACTATCGTTATCAACGATATAGACATTTTTAGATAATATCTTAGGATCTTTTAATGTAAAATAAAGTTGAATTTGTGCCATAAGTGCTGGTGTTGCAACGGTTGGTGCTAAAAGATTACCTAAAAATGCCCCACCTTTATCACCCATTAAGATTTTTAAAAACTCATCAAACCAATTTACAAAATTATCACCTAATATGGCTCTCTGTGTTGAGTTCGGTGATCCTATATTTACTTTACCAAAATTATCTTTAAGATTTACATTTATACTAGATTCTTTTATGTTTATATTATTAAACTTGTGATCAATTTTCAACCCCTCTACATCATTTACATATATTTGTGTTTTGTGGTCATATATAAGTGCTTTCATTGAAAGGTAATCAGACTCTGGTAGTTGTTCAATCTTTTTCTCTAAATTGATATTATAGTGATCTGATGATATATATTCTGGTGTATTTTTATTACCATCTTCAAATATTACGGTTAAAACTTTTCCTTTATCGGGGAGATTAAATGTGTTACCATTTAAGTCTTTCCAAGGAGTTGCCCAAGGTAAATCATCAACAGAAATTTCATATGTACCATCTTTTTTCTTTTCATCAAAAACATCTAATACACGTATCTTACATCTACCTAATCTTTTAGGATCATTATTATCTTCAACCGTACCTATATAAGTTTTGTGTGCACTTGTACCATCTAACTTATTTTCAACCCATTTTTTAGAACTCATAGATTATATATTATATTCCATGATTCTCATGGGATATTTTTAAGCACCGAATTTTTCATTATTAACAGGGAAACTCCAAATTGTTCCGGTCTGAACTATTTGATTAAGTGTGTCACTTCCGATATTTAATGGTGCTGGATATTTAGCGGCACCTGCTGGAAATTGAATCTTTGAATAATCTTTTGTACCAACCGGGAATTTATTATTAAGTGGTACTGAATAATTATCTATCATTAATGCGGCTTTACTATTACCATCTGAATATATATTACCCTTTGGTTGCATAAACGAAAGTGACAAAACACCGAAACCACCACCATATTTTACATTTTCGGTAGTAAGCGGAAATTTAAATGATGTAGTTGAATTGTATATCTTATTAATCGATTGACCGGACCATTTAGTACTAAACTTGGTGTTATCAAAAAATGGCATTTTAGGTCCTTTTGATTTCATTGCCGCAATTAGTTTACTTTCTGCATCATATGTGGAGAAACTTTTTGTTATGTTGTTAAGTGTTGCACCTACATTTGGTTGTTTAAATGGTACGTTTAATTGTGTTCCAGGTAATAATGAATCCATTCCACTAATAACACCTGATAATTCTTCACCAACAAAATTAAATAAGTCATTTCTAACATCAAAGAATATACCAAGACTATTTGGGCTATATGGTTTAGGATAAACATTATTTGGTCCCTTTTGTAGACCACCTAATCCTAATAAATTCCTTGCTTTATTTAAAGTATTCTCAAGTAGTTTGGCTCTTATATTTATCTGACCATTTACCTCATTGAAAACAAAGTTTGCACTATTTTTGGCTAGATTTGTGGCAATTTTTTTAGAGTTTTCTTTAAACTTATCTAAACCATCCTTTGCTTTCTTTCTTCTTTCTTCTCTCTTATCTCCGAGTGCTTCTTCATCTCCTTCAACTTCAGAATTTGATGTATTACCATTTGGTGTTGTTGATGGTATTTCATCACTTGAGGCACCGTTTGGTAGTACGGATTCCTCTCCATCGGTATCTAATGGATTTATATTAAATGCATCCATTATTATTGCTTTTGTTACTCCATTTTCTCTAAGTGTGTTTGTACTTATGGTATAAAATCTTGGAGTAGATTTATCATCTATTATAAATTGACCATCCTTAAATGCACTATCTCTCATATTTTTATTACCAATCTTCCAAATCGCACCATTATTATACCCAACATATTGACCAAACTTTTCGAGATTCTTTTCACCGGATGGTCTTGAAACACCTGGTACCCATTTCTCAAATTTTGTTGCGGCATACTTATAGTCAAAACTAACTTCATAAGTATCTTGTGTTTTCATAGTACCCATATCTACTGAATCATCATGTGGCATTTTATCAAAGAAGAATTGACATTCTCTTAATTGATAAATGTATCTCGAAACATTATCTTTAACCACTTCTAAATCTCCGGTATTTGTTGATTTTCTAACTCTGTTAAAATTTCTACACTCTGAAATTATTATATCACAATTAAATCTTAGTAAGTTTTCCGGTATAATATTTTTACCATTTGGTTTTGACCAATATAACAACTTATATAGATGTGCAAGTGTACCCATAGTTGCTGAAACATCTTCTAAGAATGTTAGTTTTATAACGTCTTTACCATATTCGGTTAGATATTTCTTTTTATCTGAAGTATTTGACTCTGATAGGTTTGCAAGCCCGTCAATCTTTTGTAAGTAATATCCTAGATATGCTTTCTTACCAGGTCTATATAAATTAGACGGAGAATCGGAATTGGCGTTGGTATATAAAAGTCCTTCTGTATTGGATGCCATCTTTTGACCATCTCTCTGATTATTTATTAAGACGTTATCTGCCGAGTATGTTTTATTATTTAAGTTTAAATTACCTTTTGTTCTAAATAATTTTATAAATTGTCTTTTAAAGTCATCTATTACTATCGCTCTTGATGCGATCTCACTAACATAAGAAAATTGGTCTATAAAGTCTTCTACTGATCCATTAAGAAGTGGTGAACTATATGTATCAAAAATTATTTCAAATCCATACATAACTGGATCATTATTTTCAAATGGTGTTCCTGGGTATGTTCCCAATCTAAAACTATCACCAGATCCATCCCATGACTCTCGACTATTTTTACCGGATTTTAAATTTGTATATCCATCTAAATGAAGACCATGTCTAAAGTAATCTGTTCTTTGGTCGTTAAATCTAAGGTAGAAATCTCTTGCACTATATGGTTCGTTCTCGACTGGCGAAGTTGTTTCATCAATTCTTTGATTTGTATCTAGTGATACAAAACTTTTTGTAAAATCATTATACCAATCACTTTCTATATGTGAATTTAAAAGATGTCCAATCCAAGCATTTCCTTCATTCCAACTATATTCATTTATTTTGTTAGATTTACCTAAATTCGTATCAATTATTTGTTGACTTAAATATGATGGTGGTAAAAAACCAGGTTCATATCTCTTAGTACCACCGTTTGCAGTATTTACGGAAAGAGGTTTTAGTATTATTGAAGGGCTCCAGTCTGTTGGTTTATTTGTGTTTGCACCACCATCTGGTTTTACCAGACCACTTAAAAAATTTGAATTATTTTGTAGTAGATTGTTTTTATAGCCCGGTGCAAAACTACCATCTGTTCTAAAAGTGCCACCTTTTACTAGGTCAATTAGTTTTCCTGAAACATTTGGATTATCAAATGTTCCAATAGAACCACCACCAAACTTAACATCTTTAAAAAATCCCATAATCTATATATTAAAATTAAACTATCCTTATTAAAGATTAGAAAATGATTCTGTGTATTCACTATCTAACCCTTCTATAGATTCTTCTATCTCCTCTTTGATGATACCTTTACCTATTATTTCCAATGTCCCAAATTCTATGCTTCCTTTAAAAGTTAGTTCATCCTCAACATTGAAAGTAATATCACCATAAATTATAGGTTCTGTAATATTATTTATAACTGTGCTAGAAGTTCCGGGTGTTGAAGATATCTCTGTGATTTTTTTAAAATCATCATTATTTTGTGAGTTAGTTATTGATGAAGTTGAACCGATTGGTGTATCTTCCGACTTTATTAAAGTATTACTTAGTATAATATCCACACCAAATAAATCTTTATATTTCTTTTGTATTACCTCTGAGACACCCATTACTAAATATTTTGAATATATTATTGGTTCGGTTGTTAAATCCCATCCAAAATCATCTTCAAAAGATGCCTCAATTTTCGTTTCATTAACTTCATTATTTGTTATTGGGTTAATAAATGGATTTATTAAACCTGTCAATTCTGCATTAACTTTCCAATAACCATTATTAACTATTTGTGTTGTATTATTTCCTGAAGAATCTTGTATATAATCAGATTCTTTATATCTAATCATCGGATATACTTTACCAACTATATCTAAATATCCGCCAGATATTGTCGTTTGCCAATTCCCGGTAGAGTCTTTATATTTTTTAATTTTTAATTCCCAATAATCATTCATTTTTAATTTTATTGATTTTCATTTACTATAATTATAGATGATTGTGTAACACCTGAAATGCTATCAGGGTTTGTTGTTGTTTGTTTTAAAACATAATCTATATCTCTTAACTCTCCAACAACATCTATTCCATTATCTGAAATATTTTTTATAGTAATAACATACTTTTTACCGTTTAAATCTTTTACTGTATAAGTTTCTCCAACTTTATAGACACCATTTGGTTTATTTGTTATTGTTTCTGATGCAGTTCCTAATATTGGATTTTCATTTTTTTCATCTTTCGTTTCGGGTTTCGTTTGTGGTTTACTAGTATCATTTTTAATCTCTTCTGGATTCTTACCCATCTCTTTTCTGGTAAGTTTAACTTCCTGTGATAACTTACCATTTGAATAATCAAATACAATATCCATTATTAACCATTCACCTGAATATCGCCATTCTATAATCTCATTGGATCCTAATGTTGCGGCCTCCTTAACAATAATTACATCTATTTTTTGATATTTATAAATATTATAATTTGTATTTGGTAATTTTATATCCATTTGATTCTTCATCATATTATCTAGGTTTATCCTATTCTGAGTAACTGCATAATTGTAATTTTTATGAACATTATCAGTATCTATTTTTCCTGCATATTTGGTTACAAAATTATTATCAAATGATTCTTGATCATCGGCAATACCTTTTAATATTATACTTTCTAATCCATCTGATGTCGTTGAATCCACATCGAAGACTAAAAACATTTTCTTGGACTTATCATAATATTTTGTTCTAGTTCTGTAACCCTGTTGCATACTTATCTTGGTAGAGTCATTTTTTTGACCGGTTTTTATAAAATAAAATGAACTTGTTTGTAAACCACGTTCTGATGTTAATTTCATTTTTGATATCTTATCAGTATCTTTAGTACTTGGGTTATCAAAATTACCAGTATCTATTCCAACATCATCTGATATGTTTCTTTTCATTTCTTTTTCTATATCAACATAGTTAAAACAATAGTAAAAATCAATATAGCCTGCCATAAAGGATTCATCTGATATATATGAATGTTCTATTATATCTCCGATAAATTTATAAGGTCTATCTCCAATATTTCTCCATGGCATTTCATCATCTGTGTTTTCTATATTTGAATTGAAACCAATTTTTAAATCTTTACAAATTTTCCTTATAGCTTCAAAGGAAGTACCTCTATAAACTTTATAACTCATTCTATATAAGTTTGATATATCAATAGTACCGGTCATTGTATATAAGTTATTTTGTAGTTTTTTATGATCCTCTACTTTAAATTTTAAATGTATTGGTTTCAAATTATTAGAAGCAGATTTTATGAATATTTCAAATTTTGTATCATCTTTTGGTGGATTTTGTGAAATAACATTATTACTATCTCTGAAAATTATCTTAACTTTTGGTATTATACCTTCATGATATAATCTCAATTGTTGTATATCTCTATCATTTATTACTGAACCATTATAGTTTAAAAGTGGTAAATTACCAATTGTTTCTGCAACTTGAATAGAATCACCTTTTGATGAATTCTGTGTCGAGAATTTCATAGGTGGTAATTCTATTTTAGGTGGATCTATTTGTGCTATTATAGGTCTTTCTCCTGTTATATTTGATTCTTCAGTACCTTTTGAATCTTGTGGTATAACATCTGGTTCTGGCAAAACTTTTATATTTATATCTCTTGGTTCTATCTCTGGTGAAGTGGATGATATAGTAATCACATAATCACCTTCTTGATCAAATTGTATTCCATTAAAGTCGGCTCTACCATTTATTATATCAACATCAGTAAGTCCTATAATAACACCTGGTCCACTTTTGACTTTTAATGTGAACTTACCTGTTATAGATTTTGGATCTATTATAGATTTTGGTTCGGATGGTTTGCCATTATCTACCGCAACTTCATTTTCTTTAACAGATTCATCTAAAATAATTGAATTCGGATCTATTACTGTTTTATTTTTTTCTTTTAGACTTATTGGTGCAATATTAGTATTCCAAGGGTCTTGTGTTATTGACCATGGTCCATCCTTAATACCTGCTTCTCTTGAAAGTGAGTTGATTATTATGGTATTTTGCATTTCTTTATTTGAAAGAAATTGCTCCATTTCGGATTTACTTTTAGATAAATTTAATGATCTATTTATTTTAAAATATAAACCATTACTATATTTCTTATAAGTTTCTCCATCTGTCTCATAGTTATTTGTATATAGAGATATCAACCGTACGGTCTTTTTATCAATTTTTACAATCCAAAATATAGCTTGTGTTTCTGAACTCCATTTTGAGTTTGGACTATCAATTCTTACACTACGTATTAGTTCCCATCCAGTATCTCCGAATTGTATATTAAAATATTCTTCAGGTGTTAAATTAGTCATATTATAGATTATAAAGTCTTTGGTTTATATATTAAAATGTAATAGACCCGAGAAAATATATTATAGATTTATTTTAAGAATTTTATATGGGTATTTTCTTTTTATATAAAATTGCTCACGTTCTTTATAGTGTTTATATAAGGTATTATTCATATCATTTGGATCAAAAATATCTACCAAGTCAAATATATTTACTTTATCTTTATCGGAGTGTAATCTCAAACCACGTCCTATTGATTGTATAATAATTTGTTCGGATTTAAAAGAATCTGCAAATATAATATTGAATATGGCATTTATAGATACACCTGTCGATAATGTCCCATATGAAGCTACTAAAACTTTAGTAGTTCCTTCTTCTCTAATTTCTTTTCTTTTATCTACTATTCTAGCCATTTTTTATAGTTTTTATTTTACAATTTAGTAGTATTAAATTGTTTTCATTTGGATCATTCTCTGATATTCTGTTATCAGTATCTCTATATTTTCTTATAAGGTATGTACTAATATTCTCTTTCGGATTTTCTCATAGTTTCCATTATAATTTCATCACCGTTAGGTTCTAAATCTATTACTTTCCACATATCTTTTATTTATTTTTTATAAATGGCTTTTATACTACCTCCTTCTAAATTAAAAACTTCTAATATTGAATATGTTGATATTACATAAGTATTTATAACACCATTAAAGGTATTTATTGTTGATTGAGTCTCTTGAACTCCTTCAATTGATATGAATAACATATCATTTTCTTCTAATAAAGTACCTACATTACCAAGTACTTCTAATTCGGTTCTAACTGTTTCTATATTCATATTATTCGTAATTTAATTTCATTATCGGTCTTCCTGTATCCAATGAGCAACCACCACTTGGATAAGTCGTATCAGTTCTTTTATATGCAACTGATCCCGTTTTGTTTTCAATATCAAATCTTGGTCCACCAAAGTCATAACTACCATCTCTATTTTCCCACCAAATAACTATATTATCTGTTCCATTCCAAGTAAAATTAGTTCCGAAACTATAGTCTATCCAAGTATTTAATTCAGCACTTGTGTATGTTTTAGAAAATGAGAATTTAACATTTGTTGTATCTGTTAAAGTTTCTGAACTCATATCTACTGTTGGTAAAGCACCAGTCCAATTTGCTTTAGAACCGATATGTGCCATATAAATACGATTAGTAAACATTGTAAAAGATGGATCTGACATATCACCAAAATAAAGTTCTAATGATGTGAAATCAACTGACCCACCAATTGATGATAATTCAGATGCTTCAATTATCCACGCAGAAAATGAATAGTCATACGCAAATGCAAATGGTGCTAATCCTAATGAACCACCACCTGGTGTTCCTGGTGTCCCTAATTGTATTGTTCCTGGTGGAATCGGACCACCACTTAGTAATTGTCCGATCATTCCTGGTAATATACTATTCATCATTATGCGAAAACTATTTTTTTAACGGGAAAGTACCATTGACTTCGGATATATTTTTCCAAAAAAATATTAGCTCTTCTTCTTTGTTCTTCTGATGATATTGTCTTCATGTTATTATACTTTTTCTTTCTACATTTTTCGTATTTATCCTTATCATTTTTAAGATTTATCCAACCTTTCTTAGCGGCATTTGATACTTCCTCGGAGTTTTTATAATAACTCATCATCCAATTTAAAGGTCTTTGATATGCTCTAATATTTATAGATAAATTCTCTCATAATTTATATATTAAATTTACACTTACTCTGTTGTAAAGTCATTTATATTTTTTTATAAAGTCATCATCGATATCGTCATCAGGTGTTATATCACAAGCTTTCTTATATGTACCGTCTGATAATAATATTTCAAAGTTAGATTTAAACTCAATTTCATAGTCACCAAAATTAAGTATAGTATATTCAACCTTCTCTTTGGTTATTTCCATCTGTTTCTTTATTTCTTCCCTTTTTCTACCCTTTACTTCACCATCTATATAAAAGAATTCTTTATCTGGTATTTCATTTTTAAGTTTATCAAAAATTCTTTGACCATTTTCTATTGTGTGAAAAAGTAATAAGGTATTATTTGTACACTTCTGTACAATGTTTCTTATAAAATCTAACCTCTTATCCGATTGGTGTATAAATCTTTTCTCAAAATCGAATGCTGCTTTACCATCTCCACTTTTTCTAACAAGTTTTAATCTATCGTTAAATTCACTGTGGTTATGATTCATTAAAACAACTCTAATATCCATCGGAGTAATTATACCCTTTTTCTTTAACTCATCTGCACTCACTTCTGTTATTTTTGGACCTAAAACAGATTGTATTGTTAGTATTTCACAAGTATCTTCTAATGGAAATGTACCAGAAACACCAAATCTACAGTAAGCATTCCCAAAAGTATATTCTAATATTTTAGTAATAGTTTTTGCTTTTGCACCATGTGCCTCATCTGTCGCGATTGTGTGAAATTGCTCGAAGAAATCTTTAGGCCATTTTTCGAGTGATTGATATGTACCAATATAGATATTTGGATTTTCGGTACCTGAGAACTTTCTAGGTCTATCTGACATTACTTCTTCGACTCTTGTTATACAAGGTATGTGACCTGATGATAATTCTGTTGTATTTTTTTCTTTCATTTCTAAAAGATTATTTATACCATAATTATATTCTATAATATTATCATAGAATTGTGTTACAAGTGTTATAGATGGAACAATGATAAGTATCTTAGCATCTGGTTCTATATTTAGAAATGTATAGAACATTACTATGGATATAATAAGTGATTTACCACCTGATGTTGCAACTTCTGCCATACAATATCTATTCTTTAGTATTTTATATGCCGCTTCTACTTGGTGATCATATGGCATAAATGGTACCCATTCTCCTTCTTTATTTTTAACTTTATGTGTTTTGAAAAAATCTTTACAGAAGTCTTTTACTTTCTCTAAAGTAACATCTCTGTTTATCGGGAAATCTAATTTATTTTCTAATATAAAAGGCATTTCAATTTCTTTACAACCTCTCATTGCCTCTTTCCATAGACCTAGATTTATTCTACCATTCTTAAAGAATGTAATGTTTCCATCCCATGCACCAACTTTAACTGCTGGGTGATATCTCCAACCTTTTACCTTTCGTGTAAGCCAAAGTTGCATTTGGTGATATTCGATTCTTGTTGCATCCGATACTACTATTTCTTCTGTCTCTTTATCATATCTAAATTTCATCTATAAAAGTGAATATTTTTATTTCATGTTATATATTATAAATTGGTTATAGTTTAATAATTAAGGGGAGTTATGATATATTATATATACAAAAAATAAAAAAATCATAATTATGAAAAAGTTAATATCATTCTTTAAAAGAATTTTTTCAAAAAAGGAAAAAATTTCAAATGTTAAAGGAAAAGTTTCAAATGTTGTTGAAGATGTTAAAGAAATTGTAAAAGAGGTTAAAGAAATTGTAAAAGAAGAACCTACTGACCAAATTGAGAAAAGATTCGTAGAAGTTGCGGATGATAAAAAAGTAACGGCAAAGGAAATTAAAGAAAAAGTTAAAAAGCCTGCTGCTAAAAAGCCTGCGGCTAAAAAACCTGCTGCTAAAAAGCCTGCGGCTAAAAAACCTGCTGCTAAAAAGCCTGCTAAAAAGGTAGATTCTGAAACTACAGAGGTAAAAAAGAAGCCCGCAAGAAGAAAACCAGCTACTAAGAAACCAAAAAATGATGAATAATCATTCTTCTAAAAAATTAAAGCCGATCAAATTTTTGATCGGCTTTTTTGATGTTAGTATTTTAGAAAGGAAGGTCGTTCTTTTCTAAGTGTGTTTCTGGGTTGTAAATGTGTAAAGAGATTCTATCAATCTTATTGGGACTTTCTATACCATTTAGTTCAAACCAAGAATCTATGTTTGTTTTTACTCCTTTGTAAAGAGTTTTTGGTAGCTTACGGTCTCTTGAAAACCCATCAGGAGATATTGCATCAATCATAAAGTAAAAATCCGTATTATCAATCATTTCAAGCTTTGAGAAAGCATCCTTTATATCTTCTTTGACTTCTTCGATGCTTTTATGTCTGAGTCTTTTCATCTTTATAATAAACTCTCCTTTATCGTCATTTGAATCCTCATTCACTACATCCGTGTTGTCTATCAAATCTCTTATACAATCCTTTATCTCATCCTCATCAGAGTTTATTCGAAACATCTTGAAGAAGTCTTCGAATGAATCCTCGTTTTTAACATTTTGCTGCCAATGTATCATGGAATCCGTGTTCATACAAGAAATTAGATTTTTTAATTTCTTTCTAGTGTTAGAAGTGTATTTCTCGGATTGTAAAAGCTCTATAAGAGGTTTTACCTTTTCCCAATCTTCTGTAGATACCGTAGCATGTGGCATAAAATCTTTATCTACATTAGATTCTGTTATTAACTTTGAGAACTTTTTCATAAACATATATATTAAATAAAAAAGCCTCGTTTTATCGAGGCTTTTTTATTATGTTTAGAACATCGTCTATCTTTTTGTTTCTTTCTTCTCTTGTTCTTCTCTGTTCATCGAACACATTGGCGGACCTGAAACTTATAGACCCGTCGTTTGCCTTTAGTATGTCGTAGAAGTAAGTTATACTCGATTCGATAGATTCGGATCTCAGTATGTAGCCGATACATGTTTGTAAATCTTGAAACTTCAATGTTTGTGTCGCCACCGATTTTTTAATTAGCTTGTTGTTTACTACTTCACTAAATTCAAAAATCGGTGCGTCTGATATGTGGTCTATTCTTTCATGTACTTGTTCAAAGAAGTCTTCCAATTCTTGATCCGTAAGAGTACCTGAGTCCAAATATAACTTTTTTCTCAAAGAATTTTTAGACTTTACGTCTTTTATCAGTTCTTTAATCTTATCATCTTTTGATAGTTGTGTAAGATCCATTCATGTTACTTTCTTTTTTGTATGATTTCGTCAATCATTCCATATTTCTTAGCTTCCGTGGCAGTCATCCAATAATCTCTATCACCATCTTTATGAACTTTATCATATACTTGGCCGGTAGTATCAGAGATTATTTCATAAAGTTCCTTTTTCAAAGAGTTTATTTCTTTTGATTCTATTTCTATATCAACTGCTTGTGAATACCCAAGATAACCAAGTGGTTGATGGATCATGGTCCTACTTCTTTTAAGAGCTTTTCTTTTACCTTTTGTTCCTGAACAAAGTATTACAGCAGCCATAGAAGCAGCAAGTCCTGTATTTACGGTGATGATGTCTGGCTTAACAAAATCCATAACATCTAATAACCCTAATCCAGAATAAACCGAACCTCCTCCCGAGTCGATGTATATTTTGATATCTTTGTCACTTTCCATTTCAAGATAAAGAAGTTGTGCCTTTATTATATTACACACATAGTCATCTACGTCTGTAGATAAGAATATGATTCTATCTTCTAATAACTTAGAGAAGATGTCTACGGACATCCCATTACTTTCTAATAGATATGGAGTATTATTATTTTGAGTCCTTGATACTTTTTTAAAGTAGTCATCAAACACAGAGCTAGATATGTTATTATCTCTCATATGTGACTTCAATATTCGGGTATTTCTATCCATTTATTTGGTTTTCTTTTTTTATAAAAAAACGGATTGAAAGTTTAATATATAATGTAGTTATAAATTTAATATATACAAAAAAAAGAATAAATATATATGAAAACTAAAGTAGAAATAAACGGATACGAGATTGAGATCGAAGAGAAAGATGGTCTTATTTCAGTAACAGCAACCTTTGATGACGAAGTAGTTGAAGAATTCCAAATTGAAACGGAAGAAGGTGAAGAAGGTCAAGAGGAAGTTCAAGGATTTGATGAATTCGGTCAAGACGAGGAAGAAGATTTTGGTCAAGACGAGGATGAAGAGTTAGAAGATGAAGAGTTAGATAGTAAATTAGAGTCTTTCCAATCTTTCATCAACAAGAAAAAATAATATAATTATTATGATGATTAAAAAGTTTAATCAATATATTAAAGAAGATAATACAGGGGATAGACATCTCCTGTATTATGCTTTTGACTGGGATGATAATATTTTAAATATGACTACGGTTATTCACATGGAACACTTAATTGATGGTGAATGGTTACCTGAGGATGTATCAACTTCTAAATTTGCAGAAGTTAGATCTGATAAAGATAACTGGAGAATTTTAGGTAATGATCCTGAACAAGCATTCTCTGAGTTTAGAGATAATGGACCAAGAGGTCAAGTTGCATTTTTAGAAGATGTTAAAGATTCTATTTCAAATAAGAAATTTGGACCGGCTTGGAATGATTTTATTGAGTGTTTAGTAAATGGTTCTCTTTTTTCAATAATAACTGCTAGAGGACATGAATCTGAGGCAATGAGAACTGGTATTGAGTGGATATTAGATAATGTTTTATCTGAAGAAAGGATTTATGAGATGTATAATAACTTAATGAAGTTTGCTTATCTATTTAAACATAATAAAGAATTTGATAGAATACTTAAAGAACAACCATCTAAAAATGAATTATTTAAAGTTTATTTAGATAATTGTGATTTTGTTGGTGTTTCTGCACCATCAAGAGGTGGATCACCATCAAATCCTGAAAAGGCAAAAGAAGATGCACTTTTAATTTTTATTGACCGTGTAGATAAATTTGCATCATCAATAGGATATAAGGCTAAAGTTGGATTCTCTGATGATGATTTAGGTAATGTTAAACATATTGAAGATTTAACTGATAATATTCATCATGAACAATTTCCAAATCTATTATCATTTGTAGTTAAGGGTACAAAAGATCCAGAAAACATAACAAAGAAAGTGAGAACTTTTGATGAATTTAAAGAGAGTCAGGATCCAATGGCGTCTAGTACGATATCTATGCAAACTCCAAATGCAGCAATGTCTGGAGAATTAGATAGTAAAGATCCATATATTAAAGGAATGATTACACAATCTAAAAATTTAGCAAAAACATCTAGAAAAATATTTGGTAAGAATAAAAAAAAAGATTAGGTAATAGAAATATTACAAAGAAAAATCCACCTAAAAAATAGGTGGATTTTTTTATATATAGAAATATGAGACTAAACAAATACTCCGAATTTATATTAGAAAATAGTAATACTATGATGATATTCTACTCTACTGAGTTTAGGAATATACTAACTAAAATTGCATTAAATGATAGTAAAATTTCACCTACACAAACAATTGCTAGAATACTTCTAAGTATTGAAAATAAAGATGATATACAAGATACTTATACTTTGATAGATAAAACCGATAAGAATGATATGATTTCATATGTTCAGACAAGTAGATTCTATAGAGAATTTCCAGAAGAAAATCTAAAGAAGTCTGGAGAAACATTTGTAAAGGGTAGTAAGTTCTGGAAAAGTGGAAGAACTCCACAGTATAGTATAGGAAGATGGGTAAGACACGTCTTTAATGATGTTCGTAAAACTCCTATAAGAGATAAGGATCTTGAAGAATTTGTAAATGATTACAAATCTACATACGATAAAATGTTAAATGTATCTAAGACTTTTGAAATAGTTAAAGGTGAAGACATAAGATATTGGTATTTAGTAGATAATTATGATGAAATTAGGGGACAACTTGGGAGTTCATGTATGAGGTATGAGAAATGTCAACCTTATTTTGATATTTATGTTCAAAACCCAGATGTTTGTAGTTTACTTATATTAAAAAATGGTGATAAACTAATAGGAAGAGCTTTATTATGGGTTTTAACCGATGGTAAAAAATTTATGGATAGAATCTATACTATAGATGATAGTGATAAAAAATTATTTGAATCATATGGTGATGAGAATGGTTTTTTAAGAGATGGTCGACATGAAGTTAAAGTAAAAGAAGGAAGATATGATTATTATCCTTATATGGATAATTTTACAAATTATGATTATGAAAAAGGAATATTATCTACTAATATGGATGGTTATAAAATTTTAATACTACAAAATACAGACGGAAGTGCATCGGATAATGAAGATAGAGTTTGGAGTGATTACCATGGCGAATATATAGATGAGGATGATTCTAGATATTGTGAGGATATCGATGATTATGTTCATTATGAATGTGCGGTATGGTTAGATTACCTTGGTATATATGTATCGGATAACGCAAGTACCGTATATAGTGAGTATACTTCAGATTCCTATTATTCTGAGGATACCGTATATTCTGAATGTATGGAAGATAGTTTACCAATAGAGTTTGTTGATTTAATAGAATTTAAAGTGAGTGATTCTGGAGACACTGATTATTGTACTAAAGAAATGAAAAAATACTATATGGAAATCGATGGTGTTTATTATTCCAAAAAGAGTTATATAAAGGACCCTTACACAGGCGAATATAATTTTAGAGATAAAGTTATTGATGGTAATAGGTATGATAAATCATTAGAATCAAAACTTGAGAGTGAATTTGAAGTGGATGATAAATATACACTAAGTGATGGTAGTTTTGATTTTGATAAGTATACAAAGGATCTTAAAGATTTACTTATCAAATACAAACCAAGTAAAGATTTTATTGATAAACTTACTACTCCTACTAAATCTGGTGAAATATTGGGTGTGTTAAATGTATCATGTCTTTTACCCGGATTATACGCTTGGATAATTAGAAGTCAAAAAAGTGGGTCTATAAATGTAAATTACCAAACAAGTGGCGCATTGGCTAATTATAAAAATCAACTTTCTGATATTATATCTGATATGCCGGATGATATTTTTGATGTTGATAAGAATACAATTACTAGTTTTTATGTCGAGTTATTTAATAATAGATGGCAAAGAAGGAATCTCTTCGAGATATATGATAATATTGATATTAGTACTTTCCCAACAGAAATATACAAAAGAATTTTACTTTTAAATATATGAATAATATAAAGACATATGAAGGATTCTTAGATTTCTTCAAAAAGAAACCAAAGAGTACAGAGCCAGTTTATATGGATGATATAAAAGATTGTGGATATGATATTTTACATGATTCTAAAAATAGAATAGATGCATACATGGATAGAAGACCTGGCGGGATAAAACATGATTATGATGATATTTTTGGTATCAAGAGAGGAATGGATTCAACACACGATTATGAGGATCTTATGAATGATACTTTGGGACTACCACCAAACGTAAGGGATAATAAGATGATTATAGAATTTCGATATTATTTATCAGGTGATAAAGGTATTTCAAAAAATGAAATGTCGGAAATACTTAAAGAATTTGTTGATAAACTACAGATATTAAATAGTACTGTAAGTTTTTACCTTTCATGGGGTTATGATGAAGGGTATATAGATAATAAAGAATATAAGAATATCGACAAGATGATGGATGTTATATACAAAAAGGATAAAACTCCATTGATAGCTATGAAAATAACTGCACCTTCTGATATAATCGTTGATTAAATTTTATAAACTTAGAATGTGATTTTTTATATCATGTTATATGGATAAGGAATACATAAAGGATTTAGTTCAAAAGATACTCAATAAAGAGTTTGCGAATAAAAACAAAAGAAAAATAGTTGATTACGTTGATAGATTCAACGTGGCATGTCCTTATTGTGGTGATTCTAAAAACGAATATAAGAAAAGAGGTAACCTTTATTTAAATCGATTGATGTATGTTTGTTTCAATTGTGATAAGAGGACAAACCTTGATAGGATGTGTAGGGATTTCAACGAAATGGTTGATCCAGATAAGAAACTTGAGATGATTGAGCATCTTAATAGTGTAATGACATATTCTGATTATGAGACCAATATGTCCGATGCTAAGTTTGAAAATCTTATCGAATTAAGCGAGTTAGAGAGAGTTTTCTCTGCAAACCTTACTCAGATATCAGATTTCAAACCTATTCAAACCAACGGCGGTATATACAAGTATTTAATAGGTCGTGGAATACCCGAAGAATATCATAAAAATATCTATCAAGCAAAATTCTGGAAAAATGAAGATGAAAGTGAATGGATAATTGTTATGTTAAATCGAAGAGATAATAAAGTATTGGGTATGCAAGTTCGTAACCTAAAAGAAGGAAAACGAAGAATGTTTAAAATTTATAACTATGAAAATCTTTTAGAGTGGATAAATATTGGTAAAGAAGAACCAATCGATATTGATATGAATGAGATGGTTATTTATAATAAACTATCATATTATTTTAATATTTTAAATGTTGACTTAGGCAGAACTATAACTATTTTTGAAGGTTATTTAGATTCTCTTTTTTACCCAAACTCAATAGGATTAGTAGGTGTAAATACTGACTATAGAGTTATTGAAAATAATGGTTTAGATATACAGTATTTTTTCGATAATGATGATGCAGGGTTTAATAAAACTGAGGAGAAAATGAAAAGTGGGTACCCTGTTTTTTTATGGAGAAAACTTTTTGAAGATATAGTTGAAAAAAAGAAGTCACCTGACCCAATGTTACTTTTACATAGAATAAGTAAAGTAAAGGATATAAATAGACTTGCAACATTGGTACCAAATCCATTTAAAACATTAAGGTTAGATGATTTTTTTAGTAAAGATGTTTTAGACTTAAAATGGATACCAAAAAGGAAGAAATATTCTAAGAAAGAAGATACTGATTATAATCGAAAGTTCAACAATATTAAGTATTTATAAATTTCTTTTCTGTTTTTAATATATAAAAGAAAATATTAAAAATGGAAAAGAAAGTTGAGGTACCTAAAACTGATAAAAAGAAGTTCTTTTTTGGTTGGAATAATTGTAAATGGTTATTTACAGAGTTATTAAATGTTTATTCTAATAAAAAATCATATTTCTCGAAGAAGAGAGTAGAATCAGGTATAGCATTTATTATCGCACAATGGGGAATGGTTTTTTTCTTATTAGAAAAACATGTAGATTTATCGATGGGTGAATTCTTATTATGGGCAGCAGCTGAATTTGCAGTATCTGGTTATATTATAAATAAGATACAAAAAGAGAAAAATAATTTAGAGGAATGAAATACGGAGTAATCTATATAAAAATATGTCCTAAAGAAGGAACTCCCGGAGATTGGATAAAGTATTGCCAGATATTATCTGCGACTCCTAAATCGTTTCAGTTAAACGCGAAAGTGATTGCTGATGATATAAACTCTAGATATTCGGATGATATAGTAATACCTATGGACATAGATGTACATCCTGGATGTACGACAACACCTGAAAGTGTTAAAGAGATTGCGGAAGATATGTATAATCAATTTTGTGAGTTAGTAGAAAGACAGGGCATTCCAAATTCTGTAAGATGTGTTTATTCGGTTGGTGAACTTAGAAATGTTAATGTTGATTCTACACATCATCTAGGTAATGATAAAATTATGGTGAAATTAGGAAGATTTTTAGATGAATCTGACGAACCGGGTATATTTGAGGTAGATGGAACAGATAGGATATTGGAATCTATCGAAGAGATGGAAGAAGATTCTGAAGATATAATGCAGGAGCTTAAAGACGAAGGATTCAAGATCAGCTTTGAAAGAGACACGTCTATTTTAGGAGTCAAAGATACATTCTTTTCAGTGTTGATTGAGCGACCATATTTTTCTCCTGCGAGAGAGATACCTGGATTACCTTCACCTCCAGGAGGATTATATTCTGGCGACATCTTTGCCTGGAAAGAAGTTAAGGGTGCTGTAATAAGGCTGAACGATTGGTATTATTCACATTCCGGTAGAGACTATACTCCTGGAATAAACGGTGAGATAAGCAACAAACTTACTAATATGGGAATAAAGGTAGAGACAAAGTCTCCTTTTAGGATGTTTAGCGGAGGAACAGAATTTGGAATAGGATGGAGCTCTCCAGAGGATTTCGACAGCTTAGGTGATACCATAACTTTCACTAGACTCACTATAGCGATGATGTTATAAAATATAATATATAAAAAAAAATAATATATAAAAAATGAAAAATATTAAGAAATTTGAAAACTTCCAAGAGTCGGATCAAAAAAATATATTTGTATTTAATACAAACAAAGAGTTAAGAGGATTTGCAGAATGGAATACGCCGGAAGAAACCTTAGAAAGTTTCAAATCTGATCTTTATTTTTTGGGACATGAAGAATATGAGGGTATCTTCGTAGAAGCTAAAGTTTCGGACAATGATATTATCATATCATTGGATTCTGATTATGGTTGGAGTAATAAAGAGTTAGAAGACTACATTAGTAAGAGAGAGAAAGATTTAGAGAAGTTCTTTAGAAATGTTCTAACTGAAATTTTAAACGATGATTATATTAAATTATATTCTATTGATGGTGAAAAAATAGATATTAAAAATGTAAAATAATTCTACATTTAATAAAACTAAAAAAACCACTCATTTTTGAGTGGTTTTTTATATTTAATTTTTATTAAAACTTTCTTTTGAATGTTCTGTTTTTGTAACTTTTAGATTCGCCAATTTTTTCAATATCTACTGCTTGTGCTTTAAGTGCTTGTGCTTCAGGATCTAAGCCAGTTTCAGTTTTATCTGGACCTTGTTCGAATTCACCTTGAGCTTGAGCTCTTCTTTGTGCTTGAGCTTGAGCTCTTCTTTCTTTTTTACCTTGAGCTTCTTTTTGTGCCTCTGGGTTATTAAGGTAAGCAACAACTTTTTCGATATCATCTGTTTTCAAATCAATATCATCAACTCTAAATTTACCAGTTTCTGATGGTTGATCAATTTTATGACCTTCGTAGTTGATTACATTTCCTGATACCGAAGTACCTAGTAATTCTGCCAATCCTGCTAATCCACCTTCTACTGCATCTAATTCATCACCATATGCTAATGGATTATCCTTTACACCTGGTTCTTCTGTAGGAATAACAGATGGCCTAGATGGTCTCGGTGTTGACGGAGTTTCTGTTGGTGCTGGAATTGTTTCAGGAGTAACACTTGGTCTTGAAGGAGTAGGTGCGTTCTCATTTGTTTTTACAAATTGATTATATTTTTTAATCATCTTTTTAGACTTATTTTTTTAGTATATATTAAAATATTTTTTCCTTTTTTACTCTTCTTCACTTGCTTTTGAATGTCGCCAATTATCTTTGACTCTATTTTAGTGTTTCTACTTCTTGTACTATTTTCCCAATTGACTACCCATGAAGGACTCGAATTTTATTGTCTTCATTATTCTTCGTTTTTATTTTCTAACTCACTGACTACATAGTCAATAAAGCTATCTAGTTCATATTCGTATCCTTCACAAAAGTCAAAAATGTCAAATTCATCTAAATTAAAAACACTTATAAAATCAGGTATTGTCATTTTAGTATTTGTATTATATATTATCTTACCTTCTAATCTACCACTAATACTTTTACCACCCTTTAATATTAAATCGGGACAGTTTAAAATTCCAAAGTAATGTTTTTCATTATTATGGTATTCTATATGGTCAAATTCGAATTTGAATAATCCTGAATCATCTTCAAAGAATCGTTCGCTTTCTATTTTATTTAATTCTTGGTGTACGTTTTCTTCACCGCCATATTTGTGTGCATCTAAGAAATCTTTTTCTAAATTGGAAAGTGACTTAATACCATGTTTTGATATTTTATCTAAAATATCATCGACTCTTTGTGCGGTTGTATATCCTTCGTATCTCATCAAGTGTTTCATAATTTTCATTGGTTTATATATTATTTTTGAGAAACTTTTTTTTATAAAATCGTCGTTTTCCAATTGTTTTGATAATCCGTCTCTATAATCTTTTTCTTTACTGCCTCATAAACTGGTATAAGATTACCTGAGGTTTGATATATAGCAATATTATTTTTTTGATATTTTTCTGAATTGAAATCTTCTGGATCTTTATTATAAAGTATAGAGTCTATTTTATTTTCTCGATCACGAGTCTTTATAACATCAACATAACTATCTATAAAGAATATTATAAAACCATCTTCTACTTTGTGATTTTTAATCATATCAAAATCTATTCCTTCATAGAAATAAGTGGTTACATCATTTATTTCTATCTTTTCAATCAAAGTCAAATCCATCAAATAAATCATCTATTTTTTTATCTCTAAAAGAACCTTTTTGTTTACCTTCAAATTCTTCATCTTTTTCGAATTTATTTTTAAATTCTTCAAATGCTGTTCTTGATATTTTAGAAAGTGCCATAGCACCGGTTGATATTTTACCTTCATTTAATTTGTCTGTTAGATAACTTACAAACATTGGATATAGTTTTTCATTTTTCATAGAATATATATCCAATAAGTACTTTCCGAAAATAATTTATTTATATATACACTATGATAAAAGATTTAAGTTTAGGACCAGTTTTCACAAGTAAGTATGGTGATGTGAATTCAATAAATTGGTTGAATGGAATCATCAAAAAGTATATTGCAGAGGTTTATAGACCTTTTGGATATTATTATGGATGTCCTAATAAAGACATTGATGTGGATGGTAGAAAAATAAATACAGAATATATTGCGAAGATGGTGAATAATTATACCGTTTTCAAAGGTATAATAGAGAAAGTTGGTATAACGACTGAGGAAGAATTTTATGATTATATGACTAATAATTTATTTGATGTGTATAACTACAAAGGTCTTTACTTTGATGAAAAGACTTTACCAATTCTTATAGCAACCACCAGAAGAGGTAATAAAGGTGAACAAGATTCTTTAATTTTCTTTAAAAATGAATTACTTAAAAAGGGTATTCAATGTGTAATGATATCACCTACACCAGAAGAAGATTTATCAGGTATAGATGGTAAATTCATTTGGAATGGTAAAGAATTGACTATACAAGTAAAGCCTTATGATAATATTATGGAGAATGATGGTTTAGTGAGTGCGTACTCTCAAGGGTCGTTATCACTTAAAATAGTAGGATCTAGTAAAAATGTAGATTATTTAGTATTATATAAACTAGAAAAAAATAGCTTTATTATTGTTCGTTCAAGTAATACTACTGTACAAGGTAATCTATTTAAATTCCCAAAAGATAAGATAATTTCAATGAAATAAAAAAGTCACTCATTCTGAGTGACTTTTTTATATTTTCTAAAGTTTATATACCTCCAAAGCCATTGAATATATCCATTACGACTGACAATCTCTCAGTTATTTCTGGCATTCCCAACGGTTCGATAATCTTATTTATCGGTGCCAAAATACACTTAGCGAATTGAATATCATAATTTATTTCAGGTGCAATCTCAATAGGATAAGAACCTCTGATATATGCAAATATATCACCGTTATGTGTATCTTTACAATAATAATATTTTATCTTTGTTCCTGATTTTATAAACTCATATTTTGTTTGTAATAGTTTATTTTGATTTAATAAGTAATTATGATAAGCACTTGCCTTAACTGCAAAGTGTGCTCCATTTACAAACTTTAATGGTAATGATTTATCGTCAATTACTTTAGCATCATAGTTCGAACAAGAAGATTGCATCGCGATATCGTCGATATCTGCTAACTCAAATTCTTTACGTAATGCTTTTATGAGTTTAAGTAAATCTTTGATGTTGAATGTATTTGAATTCTCAAATAAATATTTAACAATATTGATAATTTTCTCCCTAGCGAAAAGTGGTGTTGATGATCTAACAAGTTCCACTCCTTTTGGGTATAAGTATGATAATCTTTCATAAGGTATACCATCTTCAAAAGAAACATGTTGTATGTATTTCTTCTTAGCCAGAGATATAATAGATTCTGATATTCTTTCTAACTCAAAATCTTCTTTATTATCTACTCCAAATCCTGCAGCATAATCTTCTAAACACTGTTTGAAATATCCACCATATCTGTAATGGTCCATTCCGTGTATATAGTCTACTTCTCTTGACCAGTTCCATTTTACATCACAGGTAAGAGAACCACTTGAAACTAAGTTCATAAAATCTCTATCTTTTATGAATAAACCATCTACAATTACCATTTCATAGTCCATTGTTAAAAGCTTTTCAAAGTCATTATAGTTTTCTGCACCACCAAGATAATTTGGATTATCAGTATTGATTTTTTTTGGTGATAAAACGATAAATTTCTTATCAATCTCACTTAATGATTTTGGATTTAGAAATAAATTCTCCCATTCTGAATGTTCTATTGCAGGTAGGAATGATACAAATAAAGAATCGGTATCTGCATATATTGATACTGCTTCATTATTATTTATCTGTGTAACATTTCTAATACAAAGATTTTTATGGAATTCTTCATCTAAATGCCATTGATTATACCAATAATCTTCATTTACCATATCCATAGTTTTTGTTAAATCCCTTCCTTGTGCTGTAATTGTGCCTGCAACATGATTATTATATAATATGAAGTAGGCTGTCGCGAATGCTCCGTAAGAGCCGTTCAGTACTAATTTTAGTCTTTTTGCCCCCAGTAAAAAATACCGGGGGCTAAACAAGAGCGAGCTGAAGTGCGTTGTAGTATTCCGCTTCCTTCTTTAGCTCGCTCGCTTGTTTTTTTAAAGACTCGATTTTTGATATTTTATCTTCTCGTGTCATATAATTTATATACTTTTTATTAAATAAGTTCTAAATGGAACTTATACTATTTGATATATATTTAAAATAGTATTATTTATATGGTAAAGGAGAAAGAAGTTTTAATTAAAATAAACATTAGAAATAGAGTTCATTTTGAAAGATTGGGGTATTCTATTGATGATGAGATATATGTTTCGGTTGTTGATTTGTTACCTGGTTCTAAATTTAAAGTCACTGCAATTTGTAAAATTTGTGAATCAGAAAATATACTACCATATAGTAAATATCTGGTAAATAAAAACAGAAATGGTAAAAATTACTATTCTTGCTTTCGTTGTAAAACACATGTTAAGGAAAAAACTTGTATGGAAAGATATGGTGTAAAATCATATTCAATGACTAATGAATTTAGGGTATCAGAAAGTATAAAATGGAGAGGTATTAAAAAGGGTGGAGATAAAGGTGAAAAAACAATGTTGGAAAGGTATGGTGTAACATCATATTTTAAAACCGATAAGAGTAAAGAATATAATAGTAAATGGATGTCATCTGATGAGTTTAAAGAGAAGTCTAAGAGGACGATGTTGGAAAGATATGGAGTAGATCACTATTCAAAATCAAGTAAATTCAAAGAGTATATATCCTTAAATAAGGATCATATAGTTAATAAAATTAAAGAAACGTTTATTAATAAATATGGTGTGGATAACGCATTTAAATTAGGAAGTTATAAAAAGAAAATGTTAGATTGTAGAGATAGTATTGAATGTAGTAAAAGGGAAACTTGTATGGAAAGGTATGGTGTGGATAATGTATCAAAAGTGGATATTATTAAAGAAAAGAGGAAAAAAACATTATTAGGTAATGGTCAAATTGTACCGGATGATAAAATAACCTCCTGGGAACTTTATAAAAAAAATGTTAGAAATATGACTAAACGGAATAAAAAAATACTATATGAAGTATGGAACGGATTTGACTATTATGATAATGAATTTATTAAAGGTTATCTATCTCATACACATACACACCGGTTTTATCCGACGATTGATCATAAAACTTCGGTATATTTTGGGTTTATAAATAAAATAGATCCAAATATAATTGGATCTATTGAAAATTTATGCATAACCAAAAGGTTCATAAATTCAACTAAATCTAAAATGTGTGAAGAAGAGTTTTTAAAAATATTAAAGTCTTAAATCACTCATCTTCTTCTTCAAAGTCTTGTTCAAAGCTCAACATTAAATTTGAGTCTTCATGTTTTACTAACATAAAGTTATCAAATATATGAAATTTAACATCACCGGAATCATTTACACATGATAGAAATTTCTTATTAAGTATTAGATTAGAATTTCTTTCATCATCTATTTTATCTATCTCAAGTTCCCATGCCGATGTTTCTGATACAACAACTTTACCGGAACTTACACCAATTTGTAATATCTTATCACCATTTATATTAGATAGTTTTTTTATATCTGTGAAATCATCTTTACTTATATTGAATGACCATCTACTATTTTTAATATTAAGACCTTGGTTTAGTTTACTTAAACTCATGTCTTTTATTTCATAATGTTCACCACCAATCCAATTGACTTTTAGTTTACCACCAACGATTTGTAATGCTCTTGCATCCATTATATCTTCATCATCTTGTGATTCTTTATGTGTTATTTCAATAGTGACTTTCTCATTATCTTTTAAAAAATTTAAATTTTTAACAAATTTCTTTGCATTTAGGATAATAATATCTATACCATATTCTAAGTCTTCTTTTATTTCAAATAGATCGTTAGTTTTTATAATGTAATTTTTAAATGCTAGAATTGTTGCTTTCCCTAGAATAGAATACATCATAATATTCTCACTATCTATCTTAATTTTAATATTATCAGATATCTTAGTAAGGTCTTCTAACTTAGATATAAACTCTGAAAATTTTTCTGATTTTATTCTAAATTTATCTTTTCCTGATTTTGCCATAAGTAAATTTTATTTCTACACATGATATAAAGAAAGTCAAATTTTGTTTATTTTTTTTAATATATAACTTATGATTAAAAAATATAACCAATTTATAAGAGAGTTTATTGAAACAACTGGCTTTGTTGATACCAAGATGCAAGAATTAAAGGATCTAATAGATGGTGTGTCCGATGGGGAGAACATTATATATGAGTGGGAGAATAAAGAGGATCATCAATTATTAGTAAACTTTACAACTGGTGAACTTTCACTTAGATATGAATTTGATATAGATGATTTAAATGTAACTAAGATTGCAGGTGACACCGTGGACTTCAAAACTGATGTAGAATCTATAGAAGAAGGATTGGATCTAATAGAGAAAGATATTCAGTCTATATTAGGTATTGATGAAAAAGGTAAAATACCAAAGAAGTATCTTACTAGAAAACCAAAGGCTATGAAAAAGGAAATTGAGAAATTCAAAGGTAAGAAAGAATATAAAAAGGATTGGGAAGCAGACTACGACAAAAGAAGTGGTAAAAGGATAAAGACTAAAAAGTCGAGTTCGACTAAGGCGTACCAAAAAATGTTTGGCAAAAAATAAATGATCATATGAAATATATTAAAAAATATAACGAATTGATAAAAGAAAATACTAATCAATCAGAAATTAAAGAATTAGATTCTAATATATTAGATATCTATAATAAAATTTATAAAGAACAATTACTTAAATGTATTAAACATTCTATAAAATATAATTTAGGTAGAAATTATAATGAAAAACATGATGCGATTGGTCTAACATATTATAAAATAAAAGAGCTTTATTCTGATAATAAAGAATTGGTTGAATATGCATATAAAAGGTTTTTAAAATAAATCATTGTAATATGAAAAATATATTAACATTCGAATCATTTTCAGAAGAAGTTGATTATGAAAAATACTTCTATTTAGTAGAAGATATACTTATACTTGAAGAGGTCACTGCGGGTTCAATTGATAATCCCGATTCAAAAGCTGGTAAAATGATTAAAAACAAATCAAAACAGAGTGGGATTCCGGTTGGAATTCTTAAAAAGGTTTATAAAAAAGGCCAAGCTGCCTGGAATTCTGGTCATCGTCCAGGGACACCACAACAAGCCTGGGCAACTGGTCGTGTAAATAGTTTTATTACTGGGTCTGGTGGTGCAAGAAAAGCTGATGCTGATTTATGGAAAAAGGCAAAGGCAGCTAAAGCAAAAAAGAAAAAGAAATAGATATGAAATATTTAAAATTATATGAAAACTTTGATAACTTAAAAAAGGAAGTTATTGATTTTATAGAGAAAAACTATGATGAGGTGAAAACTGCAGAAATGTTCGATGATGAAATTTTTAGTAGTAACTGGGTAGATAATGATTGGGATGAAGATGGTGAATATGAATCAGAATATGATTGGTATGTTGATCATGGAAGAGGTGAAGTAGAGTATGCGGTTATCGAGACCATCAAGGCTGACATTATTAGTAAAATACCTGGTTCTGAAAAATTAGATTTACATGATATTATTGTGGATCTTAGAGATTTATTAAATACATATTGAAATATGAAAAGCCACTCAAATGAGTGGCTTTTTCTTTATACGTTATATTTAAAGTTATGATTCTCTTCTATATTAAGAAGTGTTTGATAAATCAACTTAATAACATTCTTAACATCTTCTTTATGTACGGTCTCCACCGTAGTATGCATGTAACGAAGTGGTAATGAAATCAATACAGAAGGAACTCCACCATTTGAATATGCGAATGCGTCTGTATCTGTTCCTGTGGATGTTGAACTGGCTGCTAACTGGAAAGGAATTTTATTTTTATCTGCAACATCCAGTACTAATTTTCTTAGTTTGTTATGAACAGCTGGTGCTCTTGTGATAACACCACCATTACCTGCAATAAATTCACCTTCTTTACTTGGAGTATAACAAGGTGATGATGTTTCATGACAAACATCTGTAATTATCGCTACATTTGGTTTAATTGTTTGTGTAATCATTTGTGCACCTCTTAGTCCAATTTCTTCTTGAACAGAATTTACTATATAAAGTTTGAATGGTAATTCTTTACCTTTCTCTTTTAGCTTTCTGGCAACTTCTGCAATCATGAATCCACCGATTCTATTATCTAGTGCTCTTCCTGTGTAGTAATCAGTTCCAAGTTTCATAAATTGATCTTTGAAAGTAATTACGGTACCAATATTGATACCCATTTGTATAACTTCTTCCTTACTTGATGCACCAACATCAATAAAGATAGAATCTAAATCCGCTTCTTTCTTTCTATAAGAAATATGAATTGCTGGGTGTCCAAAGATACCATCTACTGGACCTTTATCACCCCAAAGTGTAACTCTCATAGATGGTGCGATTGTCGCATCTGATCCACCATTTCTAATTACTTTGATATAACCTTTTGAGTCAATGTGGTTTACCATCCAACTGATTTCATCGCAATGTGCTTCAATTACTACTTTAAAGTCTGAGTCCATATTACCCATAACACCATATGCGGTTCCATAGTTATCTAGTTCTACTTTATCAACATATTTAGAGATGTGATCCATCCACATTTTCTGACCACCCAATTCGTATTCGAATCCAGTTGGTGCATTACTATTTAGGTACTTTTCTAAAAATTTTTCGTCTATTTTCATTTATTTAAGTTTAAGTTTACTTTATTTTATATGTATTTTTTTAATTTTGTTTACTGAACAAATAGTATTGTATAATATATAAACAGAGTAAACTTAAATTATAATGAAATTTAGATTAAAAGAAGATTGGTATATTTATAACTTTTTTGATAAAGTAAAAATCTATGATAAGGGAGAAGTATTTTTACCTGACGATGATGGTAGATATATGATGAAGGATTTTGATGGTAAAGAAATGTTCCTAAGGTTTGATGATATGTTAAGTGTTAAAGGTATTGGTGAAGATGGTTTACCTGGAGAACCAATATTTGAGGTAATTGATGAACAAGAGATTGAGTTACTTGTTGAGGAAGTTCCTGAGGATAAAGATAATGAGATAAAGAACTGGCGAATACAGTTGGATGTTAAAACATCTTTGAAAAATCTTAAAAAGATAGAAATTTTTATTAAAGAAAATATTAAAGAAATGTTATGAATATAAATACTGCGAATGTGAGTTATTCTTCCATAGTACAAATAGGGGAAAATATAACCAAAATTGAAAAAGAAACTGGTGAAAAATATCTAAAACTACACCGAGGTGTAATGGATGTTACTACATTAGATATTGATTCTTTAAAATTGGATCTTAATCTAAATAATACAAAGACTCAACAATATAGTGGTAATGATGGTAGTTTAGAATTGATTGATACTATAAAAGAAGAGTTTGGTTTAGAAGGTCATGTCGTTATGACACCTGGTGGAATGGCAGGTTTAGATTTGATTATAAACTCTTTAGGTGACCAAACTATCTGGATCCCTAACTATCATTGGGGTTCTTGGAATAAGATACTTACAACACATGGAAAGGATATTAAAACATTTGATGATCTTAACATTGATGATTTCATGCCTAAAGATGGTGTGGTTATGCTTTGTTATCCATCAAACCCTACTGGTTATTGTCCAGATTCTGAGATTATTAAAAGTTTCCTTATAAGAGCTAGAGAAGCGGGTGTTACGGTTATATTAGATTTACCATATTACTATCTTTTTAATGATGTAAATGATGGTTTATCTGATTTCTTTTTTGATAATGTTATTTTAGTATCTTCTTTTTCTAAATCTATTGGTCTTTCAGGATATCGAGTTGGATTTATATCAACTAAAAATGAAGAATTGTATCAGACACTTAGAATAAGGTCATTATATAAATATAATTCAATTTCAAATTTACCACAATTTATAATAAATGAACTTCTTAAAGAAAAGACTGCTATAACTGAATATAGAAAGAAGACTGTTGATAGTATCAAAAAAAATATAATGGTTCTTGAGATGCACGGACTTCTATTTGATGAATATCCAGTATTACCAACTGGTCCATTTGCGGTTGTAAATGTTTCATATGATGAATTATTGAAATATAAAATATCTAGTGTACCTTTAAGTAAGTTTACTTTGAATAAACAACTGAAACATGAAAATTGTAGTAGGATATCGGTGGCGGTTGATCATAAAGTGTTCTGGGAGTATTTTGAGAAAATGTTTGTAAATGAAAAAACCACTTTTTAAGTGGTTTTTTTTATATATAGTATATGAAGCATTTAAAATCTTATAAGTTATTTGAAAATTTGGGATCGCTACCAGTTAAGAGATTTCCTACTGGTCCGGCAATTCATTTTAATTATTTAGAGGGTATACTAAAATCGGCTGGTATCGATATGTATAGAGATTCGAACTGATGGAACGTTTATAAAGGAATAACATACGAGGGTATGACATCGTTTTAATGTGCTATACACGTTGTTAGCCACAGTAATTTAACAGATAAAATTAAATAGAATTAAATAGAATGAAATACTTAGGAAGTAAAAATAGAATAGCAAAACACATATTACCATTAATGCTTGAAGGTAGAACCAATGAAACTTGGGTAGAGCCTTTTGTTGGGGGTGCTAATATTATTGATAAAGTAAAAGGGAATAGAATAGGTGCAGACAAGAATGATTATTTGATACATCTATTTAAGTCATTACAGAAAGGATACGAGCCACCTAAAGAAGTTAGTAAAGATTTCTTTTTTGAAGTTAAGGCAAATGAAGATAAGTACCCTAAAGAGTTGTATGCTTATTTAGGTTTTGGATTAACTTTTGGTTGTGAATGGTGGGGCAGTTTTAGAAGGGATAATACAGGTAAAAGAAAATATGACTTAGAAGCATATAATAATGTGATGAAACAAGACTTAAACGGTATTAATTTTATTTGTAGTGACTATAAAGATTTAGAGGTACCTAAAAATAGTATAATTTACTGCGACCCACCATACGAAGGTGTTAGAAAATATATCGGATTTAAGGATTTTAACCACAATGATTTTTGGGAATGGTGTAGAATTAAGACAAAGGAAGGTCATAAGGTTTTTATTTCTGAATATAATGCTCCAATAGACTTTAAATGTATTTGGGAGAAAGAAATATCTGCAAGTGCAAATAACTCTATAAAAAACGGACAAGGTAAAAAAGCAACTGAGAAGCTATTTATGTATTGTGGCTAACAACCATATATACGTACTTTAACTAAAAATTAGATTATTATAAAGAAATTTAAAAAAAATAGTAAAATTATGAAAAATTTGAAAAAATTTGAGTCATTTAACCCATATGATGATGAACCATTGACAAGAGGTGAAGAGATGTTTGGTAAAAAAACAAGATTAGAAAAACAATTTTCTAAAATAGTTGTGAAAGGATTGATAGATGATGATACTGGATATTGGTCAACATTCAATGCACTTAAAATTGAATTAAAGGATGAATGTGATGAAGTCACATTTAAAGAACTACAAACAAGAGTTGTTGAAGATGAAAATCCAACAGAAGTTATGAATGATATTTGTTCAAGAATTGAACAAAATTCTGAAATAAAAAGATTATTGAAAAAGTTAAACTCTTTTTAAGAGAGAACCACTCATAAAGAGTGGTTTTTTTATTTGAATCTATTTACGTCTTTTGTTGTTGTCTCTTGTTTACATATTATCTACCTAAATAGTTCATAAGTTCAATCATATTCTTTATTGCAAATCCGAAAGATTCAAGGTTTTTAACAGTATCTCGTAAGAATGTTATATAAGATTCTATTAGTTCGATACATCTATCATTTTCTGCAATATGTGCATCTATTAGAATCGCCTTTTCACCGGTGTTAGTCTTTACTTGAAAACCGATTGCATAGAATACAAACTTATCTTGTCTTAATTTTTTAATTTTTGTTGTTTCCTTACTCCTTTTATTTAGAAAAAAGTTTATATTTTCATTTATTTGTTGTCTAAATGATAAAGCGGTTGCTTGTGCATCTAATATAACACCTGAATTTGATGGATTAGATAAATCAACGGTAAGTGATTTGAATAGTGGCTCTACTTGTTTATTCCATTCTGCACGTTTATCATTGAATAATTCTTCCAATCTATCATTGGTTTCTTTAGTCTTTTGTATTCTGTCTAGTTCTTCTTGATTATAAAGATTCATCTTTTTCATCGAATATTTTTTTCATCTTCCATTCTCTATGGATATCTTTATTATGACAACTTGATAATGTCTGTTCGACCATCATTTTGAAATTACTTTTTATATTACTATTTATATAATCTTCTATTATACAACACCACTTTTCTAAAAGGACTTTATCCTCTATTGTAATGTCAGATATATCTGTATTATCAGATGAGAAAACGATTGCCGAGTTCCTATTATCAAAATGAATGGACATTCTTCCTGAGAGAGAACCCCAATGTATATTGTTGTTTGTTTTAGGTTCTTCATCAATATCAAAACTTATCCAGTAATTCTTATAACCATACTTTAGTTCTTTCTGTATCGTCACACGCTCATCATCTTTATGTTTCATCAAAAACGTAATGAACTCATCTATTTCTTCTCTCATAGTTCGGATATTTGTTTTTTACCTTATTCTATCAAAATATATGATGAATGTTTACAAAAAATCCTCTCGATTTGAGAGGATTTTTGTTATTTTATGTCTTTTGATTCAATCAGTGTATATGTGAAAGAATTTCCGTGTAGCTTTGATGCTTTTTTACAAATTTTCATGAACTCATCAAAATCTTTAACTCTTTTAAAAACTGAACAACCTTCTGACCAGTTTTCAACCCAAGTAGAATCTCTTCCTGCTTTATGAATATTAATACCAAACATACCAGTATTAGTTTTAGTTTCGTCATATACTAAATCTCGGTTAGCATCTCTATAAACTGTAACTGATTTTAATCTTTGACATAATGCATCATATTTACCTTGATGTTTAGAAATAGTATACGTTCCTCTGTATTGATTAGGTACTAATCTAGCTACTCCTGCTTTGTTATGAAATTGTTGAACGCCTTTTTTACCTGGATCTGTTGTTGCTGCCCAAATGAAAAACTTCCATTCACCATTTTCTTTGAATGATACTGTAAGGTGGTCATCAAAAACATTAGTTACTTTTTCCCCTGTTGATGAGTTTCTTACTCCAACGATATTTACATCGTATCCTTTGTTTGCATCATCCGCAAACCATACGTAGCCTTTTGATTTTACGGCTGCTTCGATTTGTTCTCTTGTATAAGACATACTTTTTTATTTAATTTTTTAATCAATATGGTGGTTCGCCTTGTTCTGTTGCTATACCATTCCATCTTTTAACGTGATTATCGCCTAATGGTTTTTTAGTTTCTTCGGATCCAGCTAAAAAGTTAAATACTTCTTCTACATCATCTTTAGATGTGGCGATGTGATCTACAGCCCAGTTGTGTCCGTTCGTAAGCATAGCGTCAACTTCTGCCTCATCCATTTCTAACATCTTATCTACCAATCTTTTGATTGTTTTAAGGTTTCCAAAGAACATATAGTTTTGTGTACCACCATCATGATTCTCATTAAATGAACTAAATTTTTTTATACTCATATCTTTTTTTTATTTTTTTATATTTTTTTATCAAATAGATAAAGGTCGTATAAGGTGTTTCCCTTTACGTTCTTTATATTTTTAAGAACTTGTCCTGTAACTGAGTCTAAAACTTTGAAGACTCCTACTTGTGTTCCTTTATCTGATTGAATTTTAACCGTATTTCCTGGTTGTCCTAATGCACCCAGAACTGCAACGTATTTATTACCATAAACACTTTTAAGGAAAGAAACTCTTAATGTACTTGTATCTTTAATATTATTGATATAAGAATTATCCATAACTTTTGTTAGGTCTAATTGACTTTCAGTATCTGTTACAATTATGGTTGCGAATTTTCTATCATCACCTAAGGTAACTTCTTCTCTATTTTGGATTTTGTTTTGATTGACCAGGCTTTGTTGATTTCTTCTAATCTCACTAAAATCTGCTTTTGCTATAATACCACCACGCATTCCTTTATCATTCATATTATAACCATTTGGGGCTAATCTGTAGAACGAACCAGTAAAAGTCATAGAAAGTATTCTATCTGTTCTAAAAAGCCTCCATATCTTATTTATGTGTCTTTTTTGTGACACTGACCATCCATTAAGATGCCACCCTCTAAGTAAAGTCTTTCCTTTTGAAGACCTTCCTAAAACCATTGGATAAATTACTCTTTCATGGCCGGCAAAGTGACTATCTTCTTCACCTTTATAATTAAGTAGGAATATCATTCCATACTTAATTGCCTTTATCATAGTCTGTTCATTGTACTTTATAGGTTCGTTGATAGGTATATTAGCAATATCTTTTACATTTTTTAATGAGAATCTAGGTATAAACTCATTATCTTCTATAAGTTCATATCTTTCTTTGATAACAAATTCAACTGGTTTGTTATTATAATATGCTTTTGTTTGTGCTAGATTCATAAAATATATATTATTTATTCAGTATATATTATTTTTCGGTAGTGTAAAATAAAAGATATTTATTTTAATATATAAAGAACAATATAAATTATAATTATGTCAATAAGAAACAGTGATGATGCTAACAGATACTACCAATTATTAAATGAATTAGTAGATGAATATATGGAGAAAGGTAAAATAAGGCCTTCTAATCTTAGAAGATATCTTGAACCAGGTAGTGAAAGATTCAAAAAGTTTCTAATTAGAAATAAATTAAATGAAATAACTGGAATTGATAGAGTTCTTTCTGATGTTATAGAGGATAGAGTAAGTATGGAATCTGATGGTGTTCTTACTTTTGAAAGTTTTAAATTCTTTGAATCTGATGAATTTAAAACATCTAGTTTAAAGCAGTGTATTTATAAGGATTTGGAAAAGGCTGATATAGGAATGGAAAAGGCACTTGCGGATTTTTTTGATACAAATCTTGGATCTATAGATGTTGTTGATTCTGATAAACATATATTCTATATAGAAGATGTTGAAAATGATGTGGTGTGTTTATCTGAAGAAGATATTGAGTTAATAAAGGAAAATATGTGTGACTACCTTTGCACAGAACTTAAGAAGAAAGAAATAGAACTTATAGATAATTCTATAGGAAATCTTAGTATAAACTTAGGTGAATTTATAGAAAGTCAAGATGGTTATCAAGGGAGTGATAATACTATTTATAATTCATTTAAATCAACAATAATGAAAAAACTTGAAAATGGTGTTCTAGAGGACATAATAGAAAATCTAATTGGTGATGATTTCAATGGTGATGTAAAAGTAGGTAAGATAAGAAATTACCAGATATTTTATTGGGGTTAGTAGTAAAAACATGCAACATCATGATATACTAATACTATAATTGAATTTGGTTTTTCTTAATTTGTATATAAAAAATTAAACTGTAAATATGTTATTAAAAATTGGATCATCTGGAGAAGGTGTTAAAAAATTACAAAGAGCTTTAGGATTAAAAGATGATGGTGACTTTGGTCCTATGACTGAAAATGCTGTTAAGAAATGGCAATCCGAAAATGGATTAAATGATGATGGATTGGTTGGTAAAAAAACTTGGGCCAAATTATTCCCTAGTGAAGTTTATACTCTACCAGATAGTAATTTTAAATTGGAAAAATTGAAAGGTCATATACCTGATTCTGTAATAGTTCAGATACCTGAAGTTGCAGAGAAGTTTAATATTACTAATTCTTTAAGATTAGCACACTTTTTATCACAATGTGGTCACGAATCTGGTAATTTTAGAGCGGTTAAAGAGAATTTGAATTATTCTTCTAAAGGGTTACAAGCAATATTCGGGAAATATTTTCCTGGTAATTTAGAAGATTCATATGCAAGACAACCAGAAAAAATAGGTTCTCGTGTTTATGCAAATAGAATGGGTAATGGTAATGAAGCATCAGGTGAGGGATTTAAATTTCGTGGAAGAGGTTATATTCAATTAACTGGTAAAAATAATTACGATGCATTTAGTAAGTTTATTGGTGAAGATTGTGTTTCTAACCCTGATTTAGTTTCAACTAAATATCCTTTGGCATCAGCAGCATTCTTTTTCGATAAAAATAATTTATGGTCTACTTGTGATTTAGGTTCAAGTGATGATGTTGTTACTAAAGTAACTAGAAGAGTAAACGGAGGAACCAATGGACTTGAGGATCGAATCAAACATTTTAAAGAATTCTTTAATTTATTGAAATAAATAAACTAAAAAGAGAGCCAAAAAGCTCTCTTTTTTTATGATAATATATCTTCGATTTTAGCATCCCTGATTAGAATCTTTGATAGATTAGTAGAATACTTATCAATTGATTCAAATATATCTTTCTTTGAGAAGAATCCGTTATATATTGTTTTTAATTCATTTTCATTCTGAATCATAATTTTTAAAAATAAGTTAGGTTGTAATCTGATGATAAATTTTTCAATATCATCATCTTCTCTTAACTCTAAGATATAAGATTGTTCCATTTCGGGACCAAGGTTAAATTCTGATGGTAAAAATCCTAAATTTTTAATAAAATTAGTTACTAAAGAGTATTTCTTATAACGACATTTTAATTTAGTCTCTGTATCATAATATGAAAATCTAGATGGCATTCTATCAAACTCTTTAATTGTTCCTATATGATATACTTCACTTTCTAATATTTCCGATAAGAGAGAATCTCTTTTATCTTCTTTATCGTAAATATTATTTCTTTTTATGTAGTGTGATAGTTTCGTATCGAATAAAAAGTGTATTTCACCTGTATCTTTGCTTCTTTTCTCACATTCATCAATAAAGTATTGATCTATTTCAGATTTTTCATAAGTAAAGTTTTCTTCTTTATTCATAAAAGTTGGTAATTTTTTTCATGGTCAAATCTTTCTTTTGAAAAATCTAATAATATTTTACATTTTTCAAACTCTTCAATACCCTCAAAATAGAATATGATTCTATCAATAAAATCTTTGTCATATGGTTTTAAATTTGAGTCATAGTATTTACCAAGAGATATTCTTTCGAAGGTGTTATTCATTAAATAGCCGTAACTATGTATAACAATTTTATCTATCATTTCCATCATTTATTACTCTGTGTTTTTAAAAAAATTAATTCTTCTTTTGTTAGTTTATCCATACCAACTTTATTTATTTTATCTAAAATAATGTCAATATCTAATCTTTTTTCATTTTCTTCAATTATTTCTTCAATATCAGATATTTCCTTTTTATTGAATTTAGTCATATCTATTTTTGGATATTTATCTTCGAATTCTTTTAATTTTGAATCAAGTTCAACTCTAGAAATTGTTACACCTAGTATATCAACTACATCATTTATTTCACTACCAAATTTTTCATGAATCTTATTCATTAGATTATCATTAAAGTCTTTTTCTAATAAATCGGATGTATAGATGCATTTATTATCTTTAAAAATACAAACCATTTCTTTGTCCATTAAATAAACAATATTTACCGAGCCGATTATATTTAAATCGGTCTCTAAAATTACGGTTTGATTAACTCTACTTAAAAAAGTTACTCTAGATTTAGATAGTTTTTTAAGTAAGTCATTAAATTTTTCCTTAGTTTCTTTTAATATTTTTATATCATTTCTATTTTTTTTTAAAATATCGATTTTAATCTTAAAAATGAAACCTAGTATAAAAAATAAAGTTGGTATAATTATATCTGTAATATTCATAGTTATATGTTATATATATTTTTCCTTATTTTGATTAGTAAATCATTTAAAAAATTTTCATCCACCTTATCAGGGAGATTAGATTTTTCGAAAATTTCATCAATTTCAAGTATTTCTTTCTCAACTTGATCGATAAGAGTTTGTAAATCAATCTTACCTTTTCTGATGTCTATAAGTTCTTTTGCATTCTCTCTATATACATTTATGCCTTTACCTTCTCCGATCTCTCTCGCCATATCCATCAGTCTTCGAGAATGCATCATATTCTTCCCATCGATTTTTTGACCGTGAGATTTAACATCAACCCATCTTGCATCATTTTTATTATCTAACCAATCTTGATAAGATTTGAAATCTTTACAGTGTTCGGAATAACCATCTTTGTTATAAACAATATTACATATTGGTGTTTCACCTTTTGGGATAGAAGATAATCTAAGTGCATTCGATTCTGCAACGTTAACACCTTCACCGGTTTTAACTAAACCTTTGTAACCAAAACCTAATGTTAGATTAGATTCGGTTCTTAAAATCTTAGCAGATTCTCTTAAATTATATGGTACCGACTCACTGAAACAATTATAAGAAATCTTATCAAAATAAACAGCATATAGATCTCTAGCATTTGGAACATTTACAACACCACAAAACTTTTCTTCAAAGCCCTTATCAGAGTTCCATTTTTTCCAAGGAATAGATTTAGATCCATCAATAACATAAACAAAATCAAGTATATCTTTACGAGTTATTTTATCTTTCTCCCAGTTTTGTTTTTTGTTTTGACCTTTTGCCTTTTTTATTTGCATTTTCCCATAACCTCCGAAAGATTTTCCACAAACCTTAGTGATGAATTTATCTCGGTTTTCTAATATAAGATCGAAAATCGGATCTTTATAGATTATACAATCTTCGGGTGTGTTAAGTAGTTCTAGAACGGTTGGATTATTAGTACCTAGTAATTGTAAAAATCTTTTAATTTCATAAATAACAATATCATTGCTATCATCATTTATTTGTTCTTTGTAATTGAATCCAAGTATATCTTCTTTAGATTGTATGAATACACCTGCATAATCAGTATCGGATGTTTCGATATTAGTACCATATGCATGAGATCCTCTTATTACTAATAATAAGGGTTTAGCACCTGGTGATTTTTCTTCTATTAATTTTAATAAATCTTCTTTCATATATTATTTTCTACAAATATACTAAAAAAGTAAGTAAATAAAAATAAAGCACCAAGGAAATTTAATATATAACAAAAAAGAAGAATTACATGGCCACACAGAGTTACAATACCGGTAATGATTTATATGATTTATATGGAAATCCAAATGTTGTTGCAGATTATAGGTTTATAACTGATTTACTGGATAATATTCCGGACAATACCGCGAATTTAATTGATGCGAGTGATGTTAGAGATGCGGTTTGGACTCTTTGGAGTAGACTTGATGAAGTTATTATTGGTTTATCATCTTCAGGTACATTTTCTGCTAATGTTAACTATGATAGAACTAGATTATCTAGTGCACCGGCTGTTGGTGGCGTACCAACTGGCTCTACTTTTAGTGGAAGTATACAAGATGTTTTAGATAGAATATTTTATCCATATTCACCACCAACTTGTTCTTTGAGTGGTGGTGGTACGAGAGAGTTTGGTTCATCAACTTTAGTAACTTTGAATTTTACTCTTAATAAAAATGAAAAACCTATTAATACAGCTTCGATGCAATTACTTGGTGGTGTAACACAATTAATAACACCATTACCATCAGTTATAACACAACCTGATACGATACCTGCAACGTTTGGTCCTAGTACTTTATCAACAACTCCTGCATCAGTAGTTACTTATGCAACACATAGTGCAACACCAACTTCTACAAGTTCGGTGAATACATATACTTTGAATGTTGGAGATGGTACGAGTACTGCGAGTGGTTCCACTTCGGTTACTTGGATGAATAGAATATATTATGGTACTATAAATCTTAATACATTACCATCAAATCCAAATCCAGATTTGAATATTAGACCAGATGGATCTAATTCTGGACAAGTTGCAACCTCAATAGTTCAAATAGATTCTTTTATAACAGATTCTATAATAAGAACAACAACAGTAACAAGTATTAGACCAATAGTTAATAGACCATTGTCAACTACGAGAGTATTAACACTTACTGATTTTGATGCTGGTGGCAACTATCTATTTTTTGCATGGCCTACGATATTTGGAACACCTGTATTTAAAATTAATGGATTGACAAATACATCTTTTACAAAGGTTAAAAGTAATTTTGTATTTACAAATAGTTTAGGTTTTTCGGGTGTTAATTATGATGTTTGGATTAGTAATACTTCTTATGGAACATCAACTATAAATATAAGTTAAAAATTAAAAAATAGAATATGGCTCAGAATATAGGAACATTAGTAGGTTCTGCAATAAGACCGATAGATAGTACAATGCCAATTGCATCAGCATTTGCATTTGAAATAAATGGTGGACACCATCAGGTTGGTACTTTAGTTGATAGAAATAATATAATGGTTCAGAGAAGGCAATGGGGTATGTTATGTACGGTTTATAATGACTCTGTTAACAATGGAACATATCAACTTAAATATGGTTATAGTAGTACAGATTCAATGGATAATAGTAATTGGGTTTTATTTGGTGGTGGATCTGTCGGATCTGGAGTTTCCAATTGGAATGATCCTGTTATATCAATTTCCACGACACCACCTACATATCCAGTTGATGGTGATAGATACCTTGTTGGTAAAAGTTCGACGGCTTCTTTAAGTGGTATATTTTCTAGTTTAACTAATACAGGATATGTTGGGAATCTAGTTGGTGGATATATTGCTGAATATAAAGATGCACTTAGTGGTTGGGAAACAACTCTACCTACTAATGGGATGACTATAAGAGTTAATAATGATGATAATTCATTTTATAGATATGAGGGAACATATTCGACTGGTCAATGGTATAAGGAAAGAGTTAATCAAGTTAGATCATTATTTGCAACAAGTGTTAATAAAATAGATTATACGGTAAGTACTGGTGACTTCTTCACATATTCAACCGAAGTAGTTTATTTGGTACAATTTGCAACTGCTAATTCAGGTGGTACTGCGTCTATAAATATCAATAGTTTGGGTACTAAGAATATGAAAAAGCAAACATCTACTGGAATTGTTGATTTGGATGCAAATGATTTAAATACTACAGGTTTTTATCAACTCATATATGATGGTACATATTTTCGAGTAAATATTATAGGTGGTTCTAATACCGGTTCATCGTCTTTGAAGTATAAAATTGTCGAGGATGAAAGGATTGTTGTGCCTGCAAACTCTGAATATCTTTTATATGGTGATCTTGAGGTTAATGGTGTTTTAGATATTAGTTCAACAGGAAAAGTTGTTATAATAAACGGTGCATTAAATGTTAATGGTGGTACTGTTTCTAATTCTGCGAATGTATCATTAATTACTTTACCTACTTCATTAACAAGTGGGACTTCGGGAACAAGTGGGACTTCGGGAACAAGTGGGACTTCGGGAACAAGTGGGACTTCGGGAACAAGTGGTATAGCAGGTGATAGATATTTAACATTTACAAATTCAAATCTAACAATAACAGATGTATTTGATACGATTTTATCATTTACTATAGAAACCGGATTTGCATATTCTATAAATCAATCTATAATAGTCACTCTATCGTTAGGAAATTATATGGAGGCTATAGTAACAAGTTATGACTCTGGAACAGGTGCAATGACCGCAAAGGTTATAAATGGATATGGTAGTGGGAGTGGTACAGGACCTTGGATTATAAATCTTGATGGTGCATCTGGTGGAGATGGAACTTCAGGAATTGATGGAACAAGTGGAACCTCGGGAATTGACGGAACTTCTGGAACAAGTGGAACCTCAGGAATTGATGGAGCTTCTGGAACAAGTGGAACTTCAGGAATTGATGGGGCTTCTGGAACAAGTGGAACCTCAGGAATTGATGGAGCTTCCGGAACAAGTGGAACTTCAGGAATTGATGGAGCTTCCGGAACAAGTGGAACTTCAGGAATTGACGGAACTTCTGGAACAAGTGGAACTTCTGGAACAAGTGGAACCTCAGGAATTGATGGAGCTTCTGGAACAAGTGGAACTTCAGGAATTGATGGAGCTTCCGGAACAAGTGGAACCTCAGGAATTGACGGAACTTCTGGGACAAGTGGAACCTCAGGAATTGACGGAACTTCTGGGACAAGTGGAACCTCAGGAACTTCTGGAACAAGTGGAACCTCAGGAATTGACGGAACTTCTGGGACAAGTGGAACTTCTGGAACAAGTGGAACCTCAGGAATTGACGGAACTTCTGGAACAAGTGGAATAACTTGGAATGGTGGAACGGTATCTAACCCAGTCTTCTTCACAAACACGGTTAGTTTAAATGGGTCGGTTGTTGGTGATATAGAATACCTCACGGATTATTCATCAACTTATACAAACAGAAGTTTAGTTGATAAAGAATATGTTGATACAAATATTTTATTCGAAACTGGTGGTGGATTAAACTCAACACAAAGAAAGAGTTTTGGAAATGCATTAGGTGCAAAGTCGTTCGCGTTGGGTACTGGAAACACAGCATCTGGTGAAAACTCTTCTATTCTTGGAGGACAAAATAATATTGTTAGTGGATTAAATGGTATTATATTAGGTGGTCAAATAAATAATGTTACAAATCAAGAAGGGTCTATCATTGGTGGTAATAATAACTCAGTTACAGCAAATAGGTCATCTATTTTAGGTGGTCGTGAGAATGAGATAACTCAATCTGATGGTGTTATAATTGGTGGTATATTTAATACTGTTAGTGGTGCTAATTCAGTTATTATTGGTGGAACTGGAAGTTTCGTCAATGGTATCAACTCTGTAATCATTGGTGGTGTGGGACTTACAAATAGTGTAAATAATACGGTTATGGTTCCAGATTTAAATGTTCAAGGTGGGGCATATGTAAATAATAATTTAGATGTTGATGGACAAATATCAGTAGGAACAAGTTATTCGAACGCATTCACATCCAACACATTTAACTTTGACTGTGACCAAGGGATGGTGCAACATGTAGATGCACAAGGTATGTCAGCGAATGGTACTATCACTTTTAGTAATCAAAAAGAAGGTAGTACATATACATTATTATTCGTACAAGGAAGTGGTACATATGATGTAGTTTTACCAAGTGGTTATTGGTTAAACGATACAGCACCATTTGACTTTTCAACTGAGTTAGTCGATGATGAGAGAGCAATAATTACAGCAACCTATATATTTAATGCTTGGTACTTTGCTGTTAAAAAAGTAACTTATGTTGCATGATAAATAGTATATTACCTGGAATTATAGGACAATTACAATCAACACCTTGGTGTTCTCCAATAGTTGGAACAACTTGGGACACTACCGTAGGGACTTCTAATAATTCATTCTCCCTGCTTATGGTTTATATGATTACTCACAGAGTATGATGATTTTTAAACAATCTGAAATAGGTTCTGGAGAAAAGCAAATAAATTCAATATCATTCCAACTTAGTAATTATTCAGGTGGTTATACTATGAATACTCAAGTAATAAAATTAGCACACATAACAGATAGTCAATTCGGAACTTCTGTAAAAAGTGATTTGACAGGTATTGGTGGGTTGGCCGACTTAACAACGGTAAAAAGTTTTAATTGGTCAACTTCAAATGGTTGGGTTACATTTACTTTTGATGATAATTTTTGCTATAATGGAGTTGACAACTTAATGGTTGTGTGGGAAAACAGAGATGGTAGTTGGGAAAGTGGCTACGGATGGGCTGAATCTCATACTACAGGAGGAGAGTTTTTATCGTGGTATGTATATCAAGATAATACCTACCCAACTAGTGAATTTGGTACAAGAAGTTCTGCTAGTAGAGCTAATACAAGATTAGGTTATTAAAAAATAAATAGATAAAATGATAGATTTAGTAGGTTTAATAAATGATTTATCGACAAACGGTGTTGTTGATTTAATAGGTGAGAATAACACACTTTCTTATATTTTAGTAATGAGTGATGTTACTGAAATAACTGTTGTAGAAAATATATTAGAAAGTTATATAATAACAAAATATCCAAATAGAGTTACATCGACATTGGTGGATGGTATCTATAAGGCCCAATATGATAAATAAAGAAGTGTAATATCGATAATGATTATATTAATCAAAAATTCGTACTAATATTATTTTATTATTTTTATTATATTTTCTAATGAAAATCCATCTAATGGTTTTCCTCCATTTTTAAGATATTCTCCATAGATGTTATTATAATCATCTATAGTATAAAACTTTGAATCTATATCACAGAATATAACATTTGTGTCATGTGACGTGATGGTTTTATTTTGTAATCTAGTTTCACCATAACCAGGTCCTATTGGTCCGATAAGTTCGGTTCCATTTACTTCTTCTTTAATGAAGTCGTTAAATCTTTTAATTATCATCATCGTTACTAACTTCTATTTTTTCAAAATATTCATCTTGTTCTTGTAATGAATATTCTCTTTTTTTATTATTAAAAATTATATTGTATAAGAATCTATCTTCTAATTCATGTTTTTCATCACCTTTCATGTATATGGTACAAACATCCTCTTCAAATATATTTTCAACTCTTATTATCTCCAATCCAAATTTGCCATATTTATCATTTAGGTCACATATAACTTTTTTCTTTTCTGAAAGAAGTTCCTTTAACTTTGAAAAGGTTGAGTTCTTTGATAGATACATAAAGTCCTTTGAGTTTTTATCATTAAAATCTTTGGTTTCTTTATATAAATTTAAAAAACCTATTTCCTTATTGGTTAATCCTTTATTATTATCAACCTTATCTAATATTCTATTTAACTCAATCTCTTTCATAGATTTGCCAAATATATAATATTTTATGAGTTTTTTAATCTTCATACTATCTCTATTTTCTATCATATATATTAATAAGTGTAAATGATTTTTTTATATATAGTTTATATACTAAAATTTATAGTAGGAAATGGATCAAAAGTTATTAAATGCATTAAATAATCTATCAGAGGCACTTCAGGAGATATCGGATGCTCTTAAAAGTAAAGGTGGTAATTCCGCAACTGCTAACGCATTACAAAGTGGTGACTTTATTTCTGAGATAAAGGAAATAAGTGTTGGTATAAAACAACTTCAAATTGATAATAAAAAGATATTAAAGAATCAAGAGACTATAATACAACTTTCTAAAAAGGCCGCGGGTGATAAAAAGAGTGATTTTGAAAAAGCGGGTGGTGATAAAAAACAGGAAAGTAATATTAAAAAGGGAGTTGGTACTATATTATTAATTGCGGTTGCGGTATTGGCTATAGGTGTGGCATTTAAGCTTGTTGGTGGTATAGATTTTTTATCTGTTATTGGTTTATCTATTGCTATATTAGTGGTTGCTAAGGCATTCGAGCAAGTTGCCTTACTAAAAATGAGTCTAAAGGAATCTGCAATTGTATCTGCTGCTCTTATTATGATGGCAACTGGTATAACTATATCATCTTGGATAATGTCTAAAATTAGTACAATTTCAATTGCACAATCTTTAACTGCTATTTTAATTGGTGTTGGATTTAGTACTATGGCACCTGCTATACGTAATATCATATCATCATTCGGTGGAATGGGTTGGGGTAGTATTATTAAAGCGGCTGTTGGTTTGGTTATGGTATTGCCAGCAATTGCAATGGGTATTACCTTATCATCTTGGGTATTGAGAATGATTACACCTATTGGATTTGGTCAGGCTATTACTGCGATTTTAATAGCTGGTATGTTTACGGTTCTTTCTTTCTCTATTAAGAAATTAATAAAAGCATTTGGTACCGGATTTGGTACTTTGGTTAAGGCAGTATTATTTTTACCATTGGTTCTGCCTGCAATTGCATTAGGTATTGCCATGTCTTCTTGGGTGTTACAAAAAATAACTCCAATTACATTTTCTCAAGCAGTTAGTGCAATTTTAATTGGTGCTATGTTTACGGTTATTGCATTTGGTTTAAAGAAGTTATTGGGTGCATTTGGTGGCAACGCTATAATTGGGTTGGGTGCCGCTATATTATTTTTACCAACTGTTATGGGTGCTATTGCAGATGGTATTGTTCGTGCATCAAGCCACTTGAAGAAAACTGAAAAAGTAGGTTGGACTCAAGCTTGGAGTGCGATATTAATTGCTGGGATATTTACAGTTATATCGTTTGGGTTGAAAAATATTATGAATGCTATGGATTCTATAGATAATCCATTGGGTATTTTATTGGTTCCTCTTTTATTACCTGCAGTTGCTTACGCTATACAACTTTCATCAGAACCATTGAGTAAAGTGAGTCTTATGACAATGGATCAGTTTTGGACATCTTTGGGTATATCAGTTCTTTTTATTGCATTTGCATTTGCATTAAAATTAATAGGACCTTCTATTGAGAAAATAGGTATGGGTGTGATAATTAAAATACCTTTGATGTTTACTGCACTTTCTGGTGCGATTTGGGCATCTTCTAAAATATTATCACAGGCTGATGTTATGTCTGATGATTTTTTAATGGGTTTACTTAAATTCTCAACAGTATTGGCCATTTCGGTTGCGGCTATGGCTGGCGTTACGTTTCTTCTTAATAAAGTTGGTTTTACAAATATCATTAAGGGTGTTATTGCTATACCTATTATAGCTGGTGTTATAATGGCATCATCTTTAATTTTATCACTTGGTAAATATGATAAAAAATCATATCCTAGTCTTGATTGGGCATTGGGTGTTGCTGCTAGTGTTGGTGGTTTTGCATTAGGTGCTGCTATTTTAGGACCAATGGTATTTGGTCCTCAGGCATTCTTATTTGCTGCTGGTTTGGCTGCAGTTCTTGCGGTTGCGGGAACTGTTGTTGCGGCCTCTCATATTCTTTCTAAAGGTGATTATAAGGGAGGTCCTGATTTGATTTGGTCATTAAGTGTGTCTAAAGTGATGAAGATTTTTGGTGGTTTGACTGCACTTCTTGGGGTTATGCCCAAATCTTGGGTAAAGGATGGTAATAAGGCTATACGATCTGTTGTAGATTCTATCGTTTATGCCGCTTGGATTTTCAAAGGTGCCGATGCTGCATTTACTGGTGGTCCGACAAAAGCTTGGGCTGAGGGAGTAGGTATTGCCATTGGTGCATTCTCACCAGTTTATGCTATGATGATGGCAAATGGTGTTGCTAAACTTTTTGGTGGTGGTGGTGTTGGACCTAAAGAGTTTTCTGATGCTATACGAACGGTATCTAGGGGTATTATAGATGCTGCAGGTATTTTTGCCAATCCTGAAAATACTGCGGTTTGGATAAATGGTCCGACAAAGGCCTGGGCTGAGGGAGTAGGTACCGCAATTTCCGCATTCTCTCCTGTTTATTCTATGTTATTGAAAAATGGGATTGCTAAACTTTTTGGTGGTGGTGGTGTTGGACCTAAGGATTTTGCATTGGCAATAACGACTATATCTCAAGGTATTATAGATGCGGCAGGTATTTTCGCAGAAAATGTTTCAAGTTTCGAAGAAGGTAAATATCCATCTAGTGAATGGGGTAAAGGTGTTGGTGGCGCTATAACTGCATTTGCTCCAGTATTTAAAGCATTGAGTGAGGATACTGGTTGGTTTACATCAGGTGACGAAGTTATCAATAATATGGTAAATGGTGTTCTTACCGTTGCGGGTGCTATCGTAGGTGTTGCAAATAAGTTTTCTGCTGATGATGTGAATTGGACTAAGTTTCCTGATAAAAACTGGTCATATCACATTAAAAATGTAGTTAATTCTTATGTTGCTTTATCAAATAGTGTTAATAAGAAAAAGGTTACATGGTCTACACTTAATAGTCTAAGAAATGTTGTTAATTCGATTGCAACTACCGCAAGGATTTTTGGTAAAAATAGTAAGTACTTTAATATGGATATAAATCCAGACTTTATGAAATCTATATCATCTAATATTTATTATTATATGGAGGTATATGATAGACTTCAAAATAGAAGTGGTGGATTAACTGGTTTTCTTAAAAACACATTCAATAGTGATCCTGTTATAAGTATGTCAAAGGGTATGGTTGTTCTTGCTAAGGCTTATGATAGGTTGGCAAACTCACTCACTAAAATGGGTAAGGCGATGGATAGTTTGAATGATAAGAAGATTTCTCAGCTAGAGAGAATGTCTAATATCGCAGCACCTAGTTTAATTGGATATTCAGGTACTCCTAAGATGTCTAATGTTAATTCACCTGACTCTGCCAGTTCGAAGAGATCTTCAGTTGATAGTTCGAAGAGTATTAAGGGTAAATATGGATCTTCTATGGAACAGAATGATATTATTATCGAATTGCTTAAAAAGTTAAACTCTAATATTGGTGAAGAATCAATACTTTCAATGTATTTATTGAAAAACATGGAGAATAAAGATTCTACAATGTATTAAACAAAATTTATTTTAAACCATATAAATAATATGGTGAAAAAATTAAACGTTGTTAAAAAATTGAGATTATTCTCATCGTATAAGAAATCTATTAAATCAATAAAAGATATGTTAGAGAAAAACTTTAATATAAGAGTTGATAGTGCATATAGAATGTATACGGTTATTAATATTCCTGAAGAATTGATCGGTGAGGCCTTTTCTCTTAAAAAATCGGATATAGATAGAATTTCTGAGACTTATATAAAGGAGTATCTTTCTGAATTAAATAATTTTTTAAATAAAAATGGTCTATCTGAAATTTTTGAACTATATAGTAGTAAAAAGGTTGATAAGTATTCCTATTTAGTTATAGTTGGCTTTTCACTATTTAGAAGTGATAAGTTTTATAATAGATTATATTGGCGATTTATACCAATAATATCTACTATTGTATTATCAATTTTATTTTTCTTTCTATTATAGAAAACTTTTAATTAAATTTTTATTATAAATATAAATAAAATATAAACAAATATAAAATTATGGCAAAGGAAACAACAGATGCGTTCTATAAATTAGACGAAACAACAGAAGAACTTTTTATGGATGTCTTCAATAAGAAGTCATTTCCGGTGAATGTTGGTTTCCAATTTATTGGAAGCTCTAAACAAAAACAATTGATTAAAGTTGCAAAAATCTCCGATGATTTTGCGTTTGTACTCAAAAAGGATCTTAAAATTATAATCAATGAGGATCTTTTAAATGTTTTTGATGAAGAATCAATTACAATTCTTATCGAACAGGAGATTGATAAAATCAATATCAATATGGAAAGTGGTAAGATTAAATTAGTTGGAACTGATTTAAATACATTTTCATCAATTGTTAATAAATATGGTGTTGAGAAAGTAACGAAAGCTAACGGGACACAAGAGTTGTATGCTGAACAAAAAAAAGATGCTAAGACAGACGAAGAATTTATTATCTAATTATGAGTATTATAACAACTAAATATATATCAGCACTTCAAAAAAGATATGAAGCTGAAATGGCAGAGGCAGAGGCAAATATTGTTCTTTATCTTTCCGGTCAAAATCTTGCCGCAATTGGAGAACACTCTGATTTGATGGAAGAACAGGATAAATGGATCGAAAAATATACAAATGCTAAAGATAAGTTGGAAACATTGAAGTCTTTGGATTTAAATGATCCTTCTAAAACAAAATCAAGTGAAAGAATCAACGGCTAGTTCGTATAAAATAAAATAAAAATAAATATGTCAAATATTGAAACAAATGTAGTAAAACCAGAAATTAAGTTTTTCGAAAATAATATCGAAAATTTAACAATTGATCCTTCTAATGAAGTTTTATTGGATAAAAAAATCCAAACAATAGAGGATTTTATGACGACAAATGATGGTAAGGGTAAAACCGAAGAAGAAAAGGATACTCTTTATAGAGATTCGCAAGAATTATGGCAAGATTATACAAACTCTTTAAGAGATGTTAAGTATAACTTCCATCTTAATAGAGTTCAGTGGAAATTCTTAACGGATTTAATCTTACAAAAATTAGAGTATGATGTTAACACAGTATTCTTTGCTATTGAATTAACTGATTTATTGGGAACAATGAGAGAGGTTAAATATACAAATGATGAGGAACTTATTTCATTCCCTGTTAATGCAACAGAAATTACTTATATTTACCATTTAATTTCTAAACATAAAGTTAAAGGATTAACGAAAGACTCTTATACTTTTTCTAAGGTTTTAGTTAGAATTGGTAATATCAGTAAGTTATTTAATTATTATGATTCTTATGCGAAAAACCTTTCTACAGAAATCCAAAATTGGGTAACTTCATTTGAAGAAGGTGTTATTACTGAGACAAAAGTAAAAAAAACCAAATCTAAGAAAGTAGAACTTGAGACAACTCAAGATTAAATTTCTACCAAAATAAAAAGCCTTTGATACTTCAAAGGCTTTTTATTTTTTAAAATATTGGTGTTATTGGTTGAAATGGTCCTATGACATCTAATTCACCTATTGGTTCTTGTAAATCTTTTAGTCCTCTTATTTCATAGTTTTTTCTATCTCTATAAACGGATCCATATCCGTTTTCTGATGTTACTTCTATTGTTATGAACGGATCAATATTGGAATCAATAGTGAAATTAAATGGTGATACTATTGGTTCTTTGTGTGATCCTATATCACTTAAAGATATTATCGATTGTGTTACTCCTGTAATTGGTTCGGTTTTTATTTTCCTGTATTCATCAATTGTTTGTACAGGTTCTAAATCAATTTCTTTCCACTCTGTTATATTTAACCAGTTTTTATCATCACCTTGGTCTAATACTGGTGGTGTGCTATCATATTGAGAACCTAATCCACTATAAACAAATATTTCATTTTCATATTTTACTATTGTTGTTACGGTATAGTTACTATTTGAATCCCATTCAGATACATCTTCATACCTTCTAGGACTTTTAACTTTATTATTATCTATTGTTGATATATATAATTTGCCATAGTATGTTACTTTATCACCTTTCTTATAATTTGTAAAGGGTGCCCATTCTTTATATGTTTTATATGTTCTTATTTTTATTGTAAAAAACTCAGGTAATTTAAGGTTTTCTTTATAGTCGTTGTATGGTTTTGGTGGTGGTACTAATCCAGTTGGATTTTTATCTGAACCTACACCTTCTAATATAGAATAAAAGTCCAATACACAATTATAAACAGTTGATCCAGTATTAACTGGCATTAGATATACTTCATTAAGTTTTGTTGTTATGGGAGTCATATTTTCTTTTATATCTATTATTCTCATATCATGAACTCTATGTGTTATTTGGTTTCCTCCTGTAAAATATGATTTACCTGTTATGTCTAATATTTTATGTGTTAGTGGTATTATATTTTTCTTTAACCAAAATTTAAGTCCTTGTAGTTTAATAGTTATTTCGTCTATATTATATGGTAATAAATTTTTACCTTCTTTATCTGTTATAAAGTAAGTTAAATTCATTAGATTTGTTTCTTCGAATTTTTCATTTGGAAAGGTATGTTTTATGAAATCACTTTCATTCCACCCATCCACCGTGTTGTCAAATATATCTGGTATCTCTACTTTAAATAGTTTTGAAAAGTTTTCTGATTTAACATCAATGTTTCTATAATACTCATTAAGTTGTAAGTCGTTGTAACCAAAGAAATTTATTGCATTTATTATAGATTTGTATGAACCGATATATGGGTATATAAGATTCTTCATGAATAACAATTCTTTCCTTTTTGAATTTAGGAAATTCCAATCTATACCACCTTCGTATATATCATAATCTTTGAATATAAAGATATCATTAACACCTATATTTTTACCTTGATTACCCAACTCTATTTTAAACCTTGGGTCTTCAATTTCGGTCTGTCCGATAGTGTTGAATCTACCAATTTCTCTATCTATTACCTTAAAAGTAGTTTTTAGATATGTTATGTCGTTTGCTTTTGGGTAGTTCTCAATAACACTACTTTCTTTTTCGAAATAATCAAGTTGAGTGTTGAAAAAATCCACAATTATACTTTTTGTGTACAATTCTTTAATTTTAACAATGTATCCGTTATTTTGTGACGAATATTGATTTTTTGTGTTTGTTACATCCTTTATAGATACACCTAAGTATTGTCCGACTTTAAGTCCTTTATTAGTAAATGTCTCTTCTGACATTTGGTTTATTTTAATCTTACCTCTTTTATAGTCATTTGATGTAAGTGTTTCAAATGATACATTAGTATCATTTGTGTTTGTACTAACTATGCTAAATTCAACTTCCTCTTTTTTGTATAGCTGAAGTTGTGATTTATAAGCACCTTCCTCATCTGCCTTGAATCCAATAAATAACTCTAATGCACTTGGTTCGGTCGAAATATCATCTTGATCATCTATATAACTAAGTTCGTATTCAACCTTATTGAATATAGTTTGTTGGTATTCTGGTAGATAAACCTTAGAAATATCTCTATTTGGATATTTATTTAATGGAACATCTTTTAATGGTTTTTCTCCTAAGTATGCATATTTTCCTGTGCTTTCTAATTGCTCACCACTCAAATCGTATATAAAAAATTCAGGACTTTGATCATCTATCCATTTCCAATAGTACTTTACCGGAATATCACCTTCGAAGTTCTCTCTTGGTTTTCTAACACATTCTAATGCCTTTATCCATATATCACTTGGTTTTATGTAATTTAAATCTAAAGTACCATATTTACCTTCGTCAATTGAAGATCCAGTTACACTAATTAATTCAATTTCGCTATTTACAGTGGATTGTATTTCATAGATATTTTTAATACCTGGTTGTAGTGTCCATACAGATTTTCTTTCGGGATTATATATAATTTTAGTGTTTAGTGCTCCTGAATTTTCGGTATGTATAACATTTCCTGTTCCCGAATCTATAGTTAAAATCTGATTAGTTGTCTGTGATGCTAAGTAGACACCACCATCATATTGATTTAGTGTTAAATTACCATAAACTGCTGGAATTTTATCAATGTTTATTGAGTTGTCGCTTATATTTAATGATTTGAATCTATATGTTTTATCTGAGATATTCATCTCTCCAGTAAGATTGTTATAGATTACATCTACAAACTCACTCATAGTTATACCTACGATTGAATATGTAAGTCCGTTGTCGACTCTCCATAATTGAGTATCTGCATAGACATAAATAGATTCGTTAACTGGTTCGTAAAATATCGAAGATTGTGTTAGTCCTGGTATGTTATATGATTCTTGTATATCTCTTGTTGAACCATTTATTCTTAAAAGAATATCGGCATCGGTTGTTATATACATATCCTTTTCGAATGAATTGTATACCATTTTCCCAGTTCTTGTATCTGTTGCAGGAGTTATTATTGTTGTCGTTAAAACATTACTACTATCATATATTGATATTATTGGGTTGTTTGTGTATGTAATATAAACATCACCATTATCTGGATTTGATACTAAATCTGCAGCATCACTTGCTAATTCAATCGTTTCTATTATGGTATTCATAACAGGATCTACTATCCAAACTTTATTTATTGATAGACAATAAAGATAATTGTTATATACATTAAAATCCATCTTTATACTATTACTATTATCTATACCATTCTCGGTTAGATAAATTGTTGATATATAAACACCGGTATATGCATCAATTACACTTATATTATCACCTAAAACAAACATAGAGTTAGATAGTTGTATATATTTTAGATCTATTAAATTATCTACACCTGGTAAGTCTAATGTTATATTAGATGATAAGTAATCATTTTGATTGAAAGATACTCCAAACATTTGATCATTATATTGTATTGAGTTGAATGGTCCACCTTGACCTGTCGCACCAGTCGCTACTATACAAGTTGTTTGTGAGAATCCCAAATCAAATGCCAATGTTATGAATCCAGATGACTTACATGGATTAACTTCTGTTCCCCAGAATGGTCCTTGATATGATAGGTTAAGTGCCTTTGGGTCCACACTAAGTAGGTTATATTTTATATCCTGTAATGGATATTTTGTATTATTTATAGAAACTACACGACCAGTTCCAAAACCTAAATCTTCAAATGATTCTGTTGATAGACTATCTAAAATTATTTCATTTCCGGTTATTATTACACCAGTATTACCCTTTATTTTATCTGTTATAACATAGTCTGTATGTCCTGGTAATAATAACTTACCTGTTTTTATAGTATAATCAAGCCTTCTATCTGTTCTTTTAACATCAAATTTTATTAGGTTGTTAATATTATTTACAATTATACCATAACTTTCTAGTGTTAATGAATGATCTAATATCCATTGTTCTAAAGTTTTTGGAATATCTGGTATTTTTACTGATGCGGATGCCGAAGTTGCAGAAACGGTTGCACCGGTATTATCCAGGAATGTTCCAAATATCGTTTGTGTCTGATATGGAGTGTCATTTATTATAAATGTTATACTAGAACCGATTTCATTAAATAAAACTCTGGAATGCTCTATATGGTAATCTGCGGTTGTCCCTACTTCGATTCTTGTTATATCTATTGGTATATTTGGATATTCAGACTTTAATACTATTGCATTATAGAATGGTGATGTATAACTACCTAAGTACTCTACCTCTGCAATTATACCAAGTTCTTTTAGTCTTATATAATATCTTTTTAACCAATTTCTAAGAGTTCTATCTATTGTTCTCTCCATATCAGGTTCTGCACCTGAATAAATCCAACTTATTTCTTCATCATAGATATTCTTATTGATGATTACTTTTAATCCAAAATCATCCAAGTCTGTAAAGACTATGTTATATTTAAAGTTTTCTGAGTAATCATAATTGAGTTCTTGTGTAAGAGTTTCTTTTACTTCAATTAATCTCTCATTTGTCTGTAAGGTATTACCTATTTTATATGAGTTACAATTATTAACCTCTGTATCATATAAATTCGATAATTGAGAATATTCATTATAAGTCAGTGAACTGGTTGATGTTAAATCATTAGGTTTATTGAATAATTCTATTGCTTTATTTATTATAAATTCTTCTCTGTCGCCTAAATTTATTAAACAACTATCTACGATTTCTGTATGATAGAAATTAACATCAATATATCTACTAGAGTACATCAAATCGGCCTTTAATATACCTTTGTCCATATACAAATCTACATTAAGTGCTTTAAAATCATCTTTATATTTTTCGGATGCCATTGCTAATGTTGTTGAACTACTTTGAGTATATGTCTGTTCAAAATATAACCTATCGGTTGTTAGATAGAATTGTGTATTGTTCAAAACCTCATCATTTAAAGATTGGTCAACTTTTGTATATGTTGGTTTGCCCCAGTACTCTGGATTTTTATCAGGTGTTATAAACATAGTATTTGGATCTGAATAATCCTGTGTATATGTCATCTTACATTCGTATATCGAGTTATTGTGTATTACCTGCTCTTCTATTTGATATGAAGTTAGTGATGTGTTATCGGTGAAACTTGGTATTGTGGATACTGAAAGAAAGTTTTTATTTAGGTTTGAACCCACTATTTTGAATTCTCTGCCAGGTTTTAATATCTTTGGGAAGTCATTTATATTATTAAAATAAATTCTCCCATTTGTTATATTTATACCACCATCATATATCTTTGGTACATCCGTTCTTGAAATAAGTTCTATAATAAGATTTTTATCTGTTGGTATATCACTTGCATAATATTCAAAATGTATTGCATCTGGTATTTGGTTATTTTTAACCGTTATGACACCGTCATTGCTAGTAGAGTTTATAATATTAAGTCTCTTGTCATTATAATATTTTTCATAAAATAATGTTTCATTCCAATCTGATAGGTTATTTATATAGTTAGAGTCTATATAGTTATATGTTCCAATTAAATTAGAACCTCTTATTATAATATTTTCATAATCACTAGATGTGTAATCGGTATAATATGTAGATTCAAATGTTGCATTATCCAATTCACTTATTATCATGATTGCACCTTTTTTGCTACCAATTACGGCATAGGTTTTTTTAAGATCGGTGAATTCTAAAAATTCGGTGTCAAACATTATAAATGTTCCAACTGGAAATAATCTTTCAAAATCGGTTCCGTATATCCACTTGGAATAAAAGTTTGGATCGTTATTTACCGGTTCGATTTTAGTAATTGAGAATGTGCCCAGTTTTGCACCATAAAAGTGTACACCTAATTCATTAAATAGTTGAAACTTATCAAGTTTCAAATCACCTGGTGTGGAATAGTCAAATGAAGGTAAATATTCCATTGTATAAAGACCAAATGTCTTATAGATATCTGAAGAACTTTGATGAAAAAGTAAATCTCCTTCAAATCTATCTACCGTATTGTTATATTTTATATTTAAGTAGTCACCTTCTTTATTAAAGAATACTAAGCTTTTATGATTAGACATTATATTGAATAGTTTTTGTTATATATTAAAATAGTGGTTCTCGATAATAATATATAGAGTATAAAAATATAAATAACTATGAGTAAAATTGATAAGATGGAGAAATTCTTAAAAGAAGAGAAGCCTAAAATGGAGAAGGATCTTGAGGTTGGTTTTGATATTGAATCTTTTGAGAAAGAAGAAGATACGGATACTCTTGGATTTAGATCAGAGTTTGAACCAATCACTAAAGGTAAAGAGAAAGCTCTTAAAAAAGAAATACAAGTAACTACACCAGGATTAAAGAAGTCTATCAAAAAGTTTGAGGATTTTAAAATCTCTATCTCTGTTGATGAAGTAGTACCAGAAGAAGATGTTGTTATGGGTGGTTTGGCACCTAATGAAGAAGAATCTTGTGTTGTTTGTGAATGTAATCCTTGTGAGTGTGGTCAAGAAGAAGGTTGTTCAAATTGTGAATGTAATCCTTGTGAATGTGTATCTACATCAGATGATAGTGAAAAGGTTGTCAGATTTGAAGATTTTTTAAAAAGTATAATGTAATATGAAACATATAAAACAATTTGCGGATTTCTCCGAAGGTTTAAAGTATCATTTGGTAAATTCTATGCCAATCACTGAAAATGTTTTTAGACCAGGTTCTAAACAATTCTTTTCTATATTGGAAGAAGCTAGAAATCTTTTTGATGAGGGTGCTTTAGTACTTGAAGGTATTGATAAAGAATTATACGAAAATACTGAGATTGGGTGCTTTGGTACTTTTAATGGTGAAAGAGTCCCTTTAGATATTCCAATGGAAGTTGAGGAAGAATTGAATGAGGCTGAATATAAAGGTAAAGAAGTAGAACTTAATAAACCTATGAGAAGTTCAGGTCCTAAGAAATATCAAGTTTATGTTAAAAATCCAAAAACTGGTAAAGTTAAAAAGATTTCTTTTGGTGATGTTAAGGGTGGATTGACAGCAAAGGTGAGTGATCCGGATGCTAGAAAGTCATTTGCCGCACGTCATAAATGCTCTACAAAAAAAGATAAGACTACCGCGGGCTACTGGGCGTGTCGTATAAATCGGTACGGTCACCTTTGGAATAATAAAACCTATCCAGGTTTCTGGTAATCTAAGTGAGTTGGATTTCCTTTTCTATTTTTATATAAACATGTATGAAACCATTTCAAGAAACAAAAATAAGTGATAATACATTCATCAGAGAGTTTAGTCAAAATACTGATTCTGGAGAAATGACTTGGCATCGTGATAGAGAAAATCGCGTAATAGAATGTATTGGAGATACTGATTGGATGATACAAATAGATAATGAACTTCCTAAGAAAATTGAAGGTGAGATACTTATACCGATGGGTATTTATCATAGACTTATAAAGGGTACTGGTGATTTGAAAATAAAATTATTAAAGTTATAAAATTGAAAAAGATTTTAAAGGAAAACTTAATGTTTTTATTAATAATCTAGGAATTGAAGAGCGTGAAAGGTTTGGGTTAATATCAGATGAGGGTAGATCCTAAATTAAATTACGATTTATATATTGAAGACCGTTCATAAGAGTGGCCTTTATATTTATTTAGCATATCTTCTTTCGTATCCTTTAACTTTGTATTTATTTCGACCAATTGGATGTCCGCCTTTATTATAATTTTTATAAACATAACTTCTACTGACACATCCGGTTAATGTTAAAATTAGTGTAATATATATTATTCTTTTCATTAGTATCTATACTTATACAATATTTCGGTATGTATATTTTGTGGTTTTTTTCTCGTATAGTAAGTAATACCAAATCTATTTCTGACTTTATACCACTTACCACCAATTATTTTCCTATATGATTTTATATATCTTAACATTTAATCAATTTTTGATTTGTAATTCTCATTATAAATTCTTATTACTTCATCATACTCACTTAATATCCCATCTTTGAAATCAGGGTTCTCATATTTTTGTTTATCTATATATTCTCTAATGTAGGTTTCATATTCTAGCTTTATAGATATATCCATAGATTCTTCATCTATCTCTACCGCTTCTGAAATAATATCTTCACCATCCTCATTCTTTTGTACTATATCATCTATATATTCAACAGATGTAAAATTACCTTTCTCTAACATCATTTCGAGCTTCCTACGAAGCTTTCTGTTGTTTATAAGTAGATTGTTTGATATTGCCAAATCTATGTAGTCCTTTGTGTCTTTAATCTCATCCAATCCATCGATATCCTCTTCTGTTATTACTCTGAACTTTCTGAATACTGGTGATATATTATTTGGAAAAAACTCTTCACTATCATCTTCTGTGTTTATCACAAAAATGCCTTTTTGGTCGCCTGTATCATTTCTATCCATTTGAAAAATTGATCCAACAAATGTAAAACAATCATTTGATTGTACTAAATGAATATGACCAGATCTTACTTTTTTAAAAGATTTAAAGTTTTCAATATCTATCTTATCGTTATTTCTGTGTGCTGCGGAGTTTAAGTGCATTTTACAACCATTCAAATCTGAGTGACAGAATAAATAATCACAATTTTTATTTTCATCGATTACTTTTATTTGGTCTAACCTTTTCTCTATATATGGCATCATTAAAATATCCAAATTATTGAATTTTAATATTTTTGGGGAGTCATATATCTTTACATTTGGTATGTATTTGAAAGGTCTTATTGAATTTATTTCGGATGCACTTTTTGAGTACAAATCATGATTTCCTATTATTATATGAAGAGGTGCTATTTTTGATATTTCCTCAACTATATCCATACCATAGTTTAATAGGTTTATAGGTATGATATTTCTATTGTCAAATAAATCACCTAAGTGTATGATTATATCACCTTCTTTTACTTCTCTTTTAAGAAGAGGTATTAGAAAATCTCTAAAATATTCTATATGTACTTTGTGCCATTTATCTGTAGTGTTTGGATAGCCTAACCCTATATGGGTATCTCCAATTAAAAATATTTTTTTACTCATGTGTAAGGGATAGATATTTTTTTAATTATAAATATATAATGTTATATTAAAAAATGAGAGATAGTTGTGAATTATGATATATATCTTTGAGTGATTGGTTTAGGATATTGAAAATGGAAAAAAATTGTTTTTTAAATATAATATATACATTATAGTAAAATCCTTTTGAAAACAGAAGGTAAAAAAATATTAATATATACATTATAATTGTTAAGCAATTACATAAAAATAAATAAAAAATATGCCATTACCACACTATACGCAGATTTCAAATGTTGGTTCACCAGGTGGACCAGGTACATTACCAGATGAGGTTGTATACACTAACCTTTTTGAGGTTACTTTTGTATTACCAACTATTCTTCAAGCACAAAAGAGAGATGCTCTTTTATTGTTAGAAAATGCAACAAAGATAAGTTTAAACTTAACAGAGCATGATGTTGCAGAGAAGGTTCAGAGATTTAAATACTCAACTAGAGCATTCTATGCCACTCCTACAAAGACTCATGGTAACTTAACAATTCCTTTTCAGGTTAACGTTAATAACAATGGTTCTATGGAGGTTTGGAATACTTTGAAAGCTTGGTATGATTTACTTTTCAACTCTCAAAATGGATCTCTTCACTACAAAAGTGATTTGATTGGTACTATTATTGTTAATCAACATGATAAAAAGGGTGTTGTGTTAAGACGTGTTACTTTCCAAAACTGTCAGCTTTTTAAAGTTGCTGGTTATGATCTTGATTGGGCATCTAATGGTATCATTGAGAATGTTTCTGCCGAATTTGTTTATGATTATTTCATTGATGAATATATCGATTCGGGATTCTCTATCAATCCACCACTTGCGTCTGGATATTAATATTGATATTAAAAATAAAAAACCCACTTTTGGTGGGTTTTTTTTTTATTTTAAAATTTTGGCATACTCATATTATTTGTAATGTTTGATGCGTTTTTCATCATTGAATTTGTATCAGGCATTGATTGTTGTTGATCATCCTCATCTTTCTTCCTTTGATTATCCTCCTCTTCAACAATTTCATTGACAATCTTAATATTCTCTTCGAACATCCAAAAGGGCCATTCATTCATTGAAACTTCCTGAGTGTGAAAATGTTTTTGAAGCATTAATTTATTTTTCAATATATGCTTCAAAGGCATCATGAATAACGAAAATACCTGAAGCTCCGTTGGGAAACTGCATATCTGTGCGGACCTCCTCACCGCACGTGCAAGTTTTTTTAAGTTCTTTTATACCAAAAGTCATTTTACTAACTGCAGCATTTAGAAATTGAAATGATATATCATCCATTCCCTCAAATTCTACAAGTTTTGCTTTTATACCATCATAAGTAATTGATGATCTACCACCCATCATAAATGGTATTATTTTTAAGAAAGAAAGATTTGGACTTTTCTTTTCACTATTTTCTTTCATTATGTATTCTGTGAATGCCTTCTGTAATCCAATATTTGGTGGTGTTAATTCAAATGACTTACCATTAATAGCCTTGAAATGATATGATCCATTAGATTGGTTATAAAACTTTTTAAGTTTCTCATCTATTTCATGGAAAATAAAATTTTCTTTTTTAAGTTCGATTTCATTCTCTATTCCACATGTACATCTTGTGGTGGTTTTTAATGAGTTTCCTTCTTGAAAAGTTAACTCTCTTATTAAGAATACTAAAAATAACCTATCTTGATCCTTAATATCGAGATATGATGCAACTCTACCATCGTTATATTTAACTCTGACACATGCTTGTAATATATCATTCATTTTCTCAACTATATCATAGAAGTTATTATCATCTACCATAGAATATGCCTGAATCTCTCTAACTTGAGCAGGTCTTACCATAAATAGAGTTCCTGCTGGATAGAATTGACCACAAGGTAGTTCTCTGATATCAAAATTAAAATATTGTAAATCGGTCACTCTAGTACTCTCCACTATAGGTTTCTCCACTATAGGTTTCTGTGGAATATCACTATTGAAACTATTTGTTGGTGTGGTATTTATATCTTGAAGATGTCTTTTTAAGTAATCTTCTTCGCTCATTTCTTGTTCTTTAGACATAATGTATATTATTATTTTTTAGAATATATATTAGATATATTCTTTTCTCTTATATATCTTAAATCATGTAAAGTTTACATATTATATACACATTTTTTATTACCTGTATTATATATTCTATGATAACCTATTTCATTCATTATTTCCTCTTCTGTCTTTTTGTTTAAACAAAAAAAGTCCCAAATTTCTTTGGGACTTTTTAATTTTAGTTTATTTTTATGCAAATCCACCTGCTGAAATAGCACCAGTTCTAAGTATTGTTACATTGTTGACAATGATTCCCATACCCTTAATTGGTTCTACATAAGTATCAAGTACACCAATTTGGTTATCGATAACCTCTGTTGTATTATTCTCTTCATCCATTTTATTGAAGTAGTTATATAAACCATTTTTACTTACGTAAGTCTCACAAATTACATCAGCTCTAAGTTTTATTTCAGATCTGATATCTGGTGTATTGTATCTCCATTGGAAGTCCAATAACATTCTTGACAATTCTCTTTCAAGTTCTATCAATACCTCTCTAACGTGAATGTAAGAAAGAGCAGATTTATATAATGTTTGTGCAGTATTTTCGGTCTCAATAACATTCCCTCTATTTCGTTTGAAAACGATTGGATTTATTTGTGCACCATTTAACCATTCTATATCAGATGGTGTTAAATCCATTTCTAACCCAGCGATATTTGTAATTCTACCATTAGTAACACCTGCTGCTATAGTCCAAGGTGTTATAGATCCAACATTTGATATATGTTTTCTCATATATGTTGTTGCTACGTGAGCTGCTGGTGGCATATCCAATGGTCTACCATTATCATTAACTGTTAAATATGGCATGAAGTAACCAACGCAAGTTGTACCCTCACCATCACCGAATGAGTAAAGGAATGCTGGTCCACTCTCAGGATCTGCACCTTTTGCGATAAACTCTGCTTGAAGAACACCTTCAGAGTTTACGAATGTAGGTGAACTTGAGTTTTTGAATGACTTCATAGATGGCATGTTTAAAAATCCAAATGCATCTAATCTATCACCACATATATCAACCAATTGTTGTTTTGATCTCTCTGTTAAACCTAATCCAAACGAATCTACTAAATATCTGAAGTCAATTGCTTCTTTGTTAGTTAATGCCTTAAAAATAGGAGTTCCTTTTGCAGTAAGATTTAATAATGTATTTTGTCTAGCTTCGGTACCATCTGGTAAAGATGCTTCTCTTACTCTAAATCCTTTTAATGGTATTGCTTTATAAGTGGTAGCATAATTATCTACCGTTTTATATCTTGTAGTTTGTAAGTCTGTTCCGAATGCAATAACTTTAATCTCTGAATCACAAGTTATCTCTACTAAGTCTACATTTCCTGAGTATTGTCTTTTAGAAACAATTCTAGTAAGTTTTCTTGGGTATTCCCCTGCTACTAGTGTATTTTCGTCATAGAATGCCTCTAAGAAATCACCAACTTTAACTTCTGTATATCTTGCACCATTAACAAGAACCTTATTAGGAACTTGAGTATATCCTGTTGGTACCTCAATTTCTAAAGTTTGTTTGTAGTTTGATATTGCAGATTGTATCTCTATTGTACCTGCGGTATTTGTATCAACTTCTTCAAATGCTGTGAAAGTTTCATCCATAAAGTATGTATTTAACTTACCATCTGTATCTAAATACATTTTAAGGTAATGTTTTGTGTTAAAATCTTCAATTATAGAAACATTTTGAACTCTTTCATATGTAGTATTTTCACTTACTTTATAAACATAGTTGAATATACCTGCACCATCATCTATAGTGGATATTAAATTATCAGATATTATTGTAAATGTTCCTGTGTTAGTAATTGCACTTGGTATAGATATAATATCATATAATTCTAATGCCGGATCTTCAGAAGAGTTGAATGCTATATAATCATATCCTGCTGCAGATGAAGTTGGTCCTACATTTATACCAGCTGTCAATCCAAATACCGAAACTGGTGACTCGCCATTGAAGAAGTAGATATCACTTATAAATTCTTCACCACTTACATATGGTAAGTTATTTGCATTTTGTAAGATACCAAAAGGTATTCTGTTTGTATAGAAGAAATCTCCTGTGTTTATACTACCATTTTCATATTTTGTATAGAAGTTAGATTCTAAACCTACAACACCATATCCTGTTTCTGTTTCTGCAACTTCATTTTGAGTTTTAACACCTTTTGATCCGATTATGAATTCGTTATCCACTGTATATAAAACTAAAAATCCTTCGATAACATCTGATAATTCTACTGATGTTAAACCAGTGTTTAATACGAATGATTTATCTTGTGTTGTAGATGTTACTATATCTGTTATTGTCATTCCAGAAAGACTAGCCTTTTTACCACTAGTGTAGTTTAAAAGCATTGTCATTTTATCTTTATTAGTACTATCTATAAGTTCCACTAATCTATTGAACATTATAAATCTTCTATATTGTTCGTAGTTTTTAACACTTGGAGATGCATCGGTATCTAAGAATGTTACTTTAATAGATCCTGATCCTAAATCTTCTACTAAATAGTCTGTACCAACTTCAAAGTTTTTGAATCCATCTTCATCAATATTTACATTTGTGAAACTTGGAGTTCCTGAAATCTCTTGTTGGTAAACATCAAATGTTACATAACCTAATACAATATCGGTAGATGCAACTGTTGGATTTGTTGAATTGGAACTATTTACAACTTTGAAACTACCTGTAGAATCTAACACGAAAGTAGAAACGTAACTAGCAGTCGAACTACTATATACATAGTTATCCGTAGAAATTGATAATGTAACAGGATTTGAATCTAATTCAACCATGTTATCACCAACTACTGAGAATGCAATTGCATCAGTGTTTAATAATGAATATGTGGCAACAATTGAGTTTGTTCCAAAAGATGGTGATAATTCACCTAAATAGTCTGCGGCTACATTATAAACATATCCTTCTGAGAAGTATGATGTTCTGTTGTTACCATTTGCAACCCATCCATTCACTTTAGGTGTACCATATGTATGGTTAGTACCCTGTGAATTATATGCCCAAGATGCAGAACCACCTAATAGAGCAGTTACGTTACCTGGTAAATCTAATGGAGTTGAAGTCATTTCAACTTCTTCAGAAATCACATCTTTATAAGAAAGGAATTCTATATTAGTTTCATTTTTACCTGCAATTGTATGTCCAATTAAATCTAATTTACCATTAAAGAAATCTGTTTCAACTAAATCGTTATTAAACGCACAGAAAACTCCGGTTCTATCTGTATCTCTATTTATTACCGTTTCGATAAATATATTTCTACCATTATCATCTCTAAAATATGGAATTAAAGAAAGTCCTTCATAATAAGATAGAAGGGTGATATTTCTATCATTTGCAAATTCTCTAACTTTATCTTTTCTAAGACCATCGGCATTGAAGTATGTACTCCATCTAGAATCGACTGCTAAGTCTCTATAGTTTGACCAGTCTCCACCTACAACAATAACATCGACCATATAGTCAGATGCGTAATCATTTGAACTAATGTAAGGTGGCATCTTTTCAACTGAACCATACCATTCGATTAAAGTTCTATCAAAACCTGTTACCGAAGACTTAAATGCAAATACTGTAACATATCTATCTGATAGATTGGTTAAACTAAATGCTCTTTCGGAATATCCTGTATTACTTTTTGTTAAGTTGATGAATGATTCAGTATCTCTTTTCCAGAAACCTGTTGTATCAAAGAATCTTCTATAAGGACCTACTCTATCAACATCATTTAAATAATCTGCTGATGTAGATAAAGATTTATACTCAATAGTATCTAAGTTGTCATCTGTTAGTAGTAGGTTTACTGCAAAAACTGGTGCAGTTTCCAACATTTTAGAAATAGTTCTGTGAAAAAAAGAGCCTTTTCTTTCCAAGCTTCTATCCAATTGACCGAAGATTGCTTCTAAATCAGAATTATTAGTAATTCTGATAGGTGTGTTAACAGGTCCTTTTTTAGAGACACCGATTACTAAATTTGTAATACCACCTTCAGCAACTGGAGTTGCGATAACTGAGTTATCATATTCTTCTAAGAATATCCCTGGTCTTTTGTATTTTCCAATTTGAATTGCCATATTTTTAGTTTAATTTTTTATAGTTAAAGTATATATAAAATGTAAAAAGTGATATTTTTCTATTTTTTTATATCATCTGTTATTTTTTTAGAAGAATCTACTAATTCCTTTTTTATATCATCCATTTTCTTCTTTAAATCACTTTCTGCAGTTGTTAAGTCTTTTTGTGTGTCAATTATTTCTTGGCCTTTCAACTTTTGTTTTGATTTTATGTCGTTTATAGTATTTGTCTTCGATTCTACGGAACTATCACTACTATTATCAGAGTTTAATAATTTTAAATCCTCTTGATTTTGATATAAATCATCATTGTACTTGACCAATTCATCTTGTATCTTTTTTATTCTGCTCTGAAGACTCAAAACTTTTGTATATCCTTCGATAAAGGGGTTATTTGGAAATTTATCTCTTATCTCATTTATCTTATCCTTTAGTATAGTATCACCATCATCTGATTTTATATTTGTAAATGTACGATCCAGTTCGGCCTTTACTTTTGGATATTCCTTTATACTTTTCTCTAAATCATTTAACTTTTCCTTAGCGAGCATTATCTCTGGTCTATCTGTTACCTCAACATTTATATTCTCAAAATGTTTGAATTTTTTTAAGTATTTCATAGTTTATTTAATATTTGTATCTTTTATACCTTCGGTTGAACTTATATTTTCGAATCCACCATACTCTTTAATATTTTTTTCAGTTGAACTTTTGTCAATTTTAACCCTTTTAAAATCATCTTTAGTTGAACCTCTACTTAAATCTACTATGTGATTGGCCTTTATTATTTTCCAATTATTTTCTTTCTTAACAACTTTAGTTCCTTTATTGTCTGATTTCTTATCATCATTAACTCTCATAACACTATTTATAGTTATAGAGTTTGGGAGATTAAATTTACCATCTTTGTACAACTCTGTTGATTTTATACGTGTTGCCATAATTGGATAAATCTCACCATTTGGATCCTTCTCATTAAATTGATTAATTTCTTTGTTTAAATTAACCGTTGTTCTACTAAATTTTTGAAGACTCTTTTTAAGATAAAATGCAGTTTCGGAATAGTTAATATATAAAAAGTTATCTTTTATTTCTTGTATTTGGAAATAAAATCTCTTTCCGTTACCACCATTCTCAGAAATAAGTAGTGAGAACCAAGTATACTCTAAAGAGTTCTCGTTTTTAATTTTTATACTTGTTTCTCTACCATCGACAAGACTTACTTCTACCGATTTTATATTATTAGCAACTCCTGTTACAACACCACCGTCACCACCGTAATATAGATTACTATCATTCTTATCATCTTTATATCCAAAATATTTATCTAGGAATTTAGCTTGTGCACCTTGTTCTTTACCTGAACCACCTTTGTATAGCTCATCACCATCCAACATATCAGTCATGAATTTTCTTAGGTTCATACCTGCCTTTTCTATATACTCATCTCCAACTTTTAATTTAGTACCGACATTGAATATTGCTTGATATTTTTTATCTTTTTTAACATCCAATACACAATTTTCCCATTGATTAAAAATTGCATTATTTCTATATGGTCCACCACTTGCACCTGCGGTCTCTGGGGTACCACCTCCAAAACTATGATATTCTAAAAATGTTTTGTTAGATACTTTACCACCAGATCTACCAGTTGGAATAACTTGTGTTGTGTGTAACTTATATGCTCTATTAAATACTTTCACAATCTCTAATATAGGATCCATACCATCTATTACAATAGAATCTTTTTTCTCTGCAAGTTTTTTATCTAAATTTACTCTTACTTTATCAACTTCAGTTTTTTCTAAAATCCATATTTTTAGATCCATTTTTTTATCCCACCAGTCTTGTATTTTGGTAACACTATTTGGATTTTTCCACTCACTTACTTCACTGTTATTGTCATTTGTAGTATCTTCCGTTGGATCTTCGGTATCTTCCGTTGGATCCGTAGTATCCTCTTCTTTCTTAAATCCAATTTTATTTTCGGTATAATCTGCCTCATTCATACTTAAAAAAGATTTATATCTAAGTAGAGTTTTAGACTCTTCTAAAACTTTCTCAACATCATCCATAGACTTTGTAAACTCTTTACCACTTTTATCTTTGAAGATGAGATTTCTACCATCAATCCTTAATATTTCTTTAGTTATTTTCTTCCCGGTATCTCTACTATTCCAAGTAACCGTATCTCCTTCGTTCCATTTACTAGTCACTTCAAGAACATACTTCATGGATTCGTTGAATCCCTTTATATCATCCGTAAATACATCCCACGTCTCTCCCTTAACTTCAATTTTGTTTGTTTCATCAATATAAATAATGAAGCTACCATCGGGCTTTTCTTTAGTCACCGTATATATGTCTGCTATATATTTACCTATTTCATTCGACTTTTCTAATATCGTATGTACATCTTCGTTTATTCCATTTATAGATCTTATGTTTGTATATATTTTATCTATGCTTAATTTATACTTTTCATAACCGTCGTTTGTTGTTCTATCGTCAGAATTTAAAAACTTATGGAATTCACCATCTTTTATCAATATGTTTGGTTCGCTTTTAAATGCTAAATACAATGGTTTTATTACATCCCATAGTTTTTTAGTATCTAAATCTAACTTACGCTCATCTTTCGAACTTGTGATGAATTTCCATATTTTACCAACAATTTTACCGATAGGTTTACCCACTTTAGATGTGTTTGTATCGTTAGTATCTTCATCTATTTTTAGAAAATCATCATATTTCATTAATTTGGATTCAGTTTGAATTTGTTTCGGTGTTTTTTCTTTACTTTTGGCAACCGTAACATTTTCTTCACCTGGTAAAGGTTTTAGTTGATTTTTAGGAACGCTCATAGTTTTTTTATACATTCCTTTTACATCTTTAAATGCAACAAAAGCATGATCTCTCTTTATAACATCGGTTCCGATTATATCATCTTTTGTGAGAAATTCTTTATCTGGTCCAGCCTTTTTTGTTTTATCTAAAGAAATAATTTTAACAGGGTTTTCTTTACCACTTTTATTTGTAAATACATATTCTTTACCAATTTCAAACTCACCTTCTGTTGAAGATTGTTTATTTGTCTGTTGTGTTGGTGATTCTGTTGAATTTACTACATTTTTTATTTCCTGTGTTATTCCTTGATAAGTCAATAAAATATCAAATAAATACTTAAAGTTTTCTAAATATGTTTCCGTTTCTGTTCTTTTTTCTTCATTTTTGTAATCATCATCTTCTGATTCACCCTCTTCAAATTGTTCTAAATATTTTTTCCATTCATTCAATTGTCTTAGTAGTTCATTTTTATCTTCTAAATCCTTATTCGAATTAACTTCTAAAATTGCAGATTCTGTTAGATTCAATAATTCAATCTTTGCTTCACCCTTTTCTACAGCATCTTGAAGAGCTATTAGATATGTTGATATTAAAGCCTTTGCATATAGTCTTTTATCATTTTCGTCCAACTCTGCAACTGATGAGGTTAATAAAATATCATCCATTGAATCTCTGAGTCTTTGTTCAACTGACTTTATTCTTAAAAGATTTGCACCTATTTTGGCTTTCCTTAATGTTGAATTTATTAATCTACCTAATAATGAATCACCCCAACCAACATTATTGACAAAGGGACCACCTACTACATCTTCATTTATGGTTTTAATATTTTCGGAATTTGTATATTTATCTTTAATTTTTAAAATATTATTATAATTTTTTAAAAAATCTTCTCTTCTATTAATATATTTCATTATTAAAAATCTATTTTTTGGTATATATTAAAGTTTTAATATATGTTTTCCTTTTTTAATCAGAAAAAATTCACTATATTTGTAGAACAAAATAAAGAAAATATGAAAGATATAATTTGCGTTGACCTTACGATACTTAGTGATGATGAACTTAAAGAATTCTGCGTTGGGTATAATTTAATGTATGATAGTATTTTAAATCTTAAAGAAAGAACATATGCAAAGTTATGGTTAACTAAAGATGGTATACTAATTGCGTTCAATCTTGTTGAAGAAAATATTTTTGAAATTGATGATTTTGAGACAATTAGATTATTTAATAAATTCTTACCTGAATTATTGGCAGTAGAGGTATATGAACCGGTTAAAATTCCAATTATTTTAGAGGTTGATGTTATCTTAGAAAAGATATCTAAATATGGTGTTGATTCTATAACCAAAGAAGAAAAAGACTTCTTAGATAATCAATAACTTAATTTTTAAATAAAATAATATTCAAAATTTATTAAAAATCCACGATTATAAAAAAAAAATTATAGAATCTCTAAAAAAAGACAATAAATAAGGTTATTGATTTTTATATTATATAATATTGAATATATAAGATATAAAAAAAAGTCTCCAATATGAGATATATCGAATTAAAACATAATGGTAAAGTCTTTACCAATGAAAGTGAAATAAATAAAATACTAATATCAAATAAATTATACTGGCTTATAGATTCTGAGTTTGAGAACGCAATTCTCGAATTAAGAAATAATACTATAATATGGTATAGTGGTGACTTCTACTCTGGTGATTGGCACTATGGTATATTTAAGGGGGGTTCATTTCATGGTGTTTGGGAAAATGGAATCTTTGAAAACGGAAATTTTAATGGTAAATGGGTAGAGGGAATCAAGTTATGATCTAAAAAATAAACAAATAACTATGAAAAGGAGAAAAGTTGCTCTAAAAACGGTTGGGAGAAACGATGTCTATAATAATGGAATCGTTAGAATTACTAAAGAAGAAAATATATATTTTTTTGAAATTGGTAATGAGTTAACCAGTGATATAGCAGAGGCGGTTGTCCTATTAATGAGAAAATTTGATTGGGATGATAATATATGGAATTTAGAACTTGGTGAAGTTGATACAGAGAACATAACACCTGAGAAGTCTCTATTTTGGTTAACGGGTGGATATACGGAGTGGAGAACATTAGATAATTATAGTAAACCTTGGTGTGATTGCTATTTAGATTTTCAAGAAGAGTATGGTATGTTGATAATTAACATAGTAAAGCGAAGTAAAAAAATAAGTGAAATAAGAGATAATTATTGTAAGTATCTTAATTTACCTATACTTTATGATTTTGCATTAAGTAAAAATATGATAAAATAATAAAAAATAAAACACATAAAATAATGTGTTTTATTTTTTTATATATACTTTATGGATAATAAATTGGCGGTTTGTAGTAGTCCTTGGTGTAAGGCAACATTTTCTTATACTGATAGTGATATGGTTGGTAATGAAGATGTTAAATCACCACCTAAAAATTGTCCAAAATGTATAAGTTTTGATAATGAACTTAGTGGTGGTGTTACTTGGCTCGATAAAGAATATGAGGGTAGTAGATTTGATGTTATGCCACATGAAATAAAATATAAAGTAACAAATTTTAGACTATGAATGCACATTTTTTTGACATAGAGACTATCTTGGTCATGGATAGCAAGGTTTGGTTGGTTGATAAGAATAGTCCAAATTTTCCAGTATTCAAAATTAGCAATTCTGACTTTAACCTTATAAGAAGTGGAATATACAAAAGTAAAAAAAATTCTATATATTTTGGTGGATCATCTTATTGGTTACCGGATGATTTAATGAATAGTATTAAAATAAAGTGTAAAAATCTTAATATAGATATAACAGATCTAACATTTTCTATGCAGGAATTTATGAATTCTGATATAATAGAAACACTTGATTATGATATTAATATAGATAACTTAATACACTTAAAAAATAAAAATGATGATATCTATTTTATTTGCTCTAAAAACAATAAAAAAAATTATGATAAAATAATTAAGAAGATTGAGAATAAGTTAGAGGAAGTTGGTCTTTTTATTAAAAAATATTATTTTATATCAGATACATTTTACAATAGAGACTTAGATGATATATCACATAAAAAGATTAGGTTATTATTACAACATTCAATTGGAATGAAAACAGATGGTGATAAATTTGTTGACGATGAACTTCAAAGTTATGATGATATTTACTTCTATGATGATGATCAAAATACAATAAGTCTTGGTATAAAATGTAATAACCTTTTACAACTTATTATTGATAATAGTGATTCTGATATAAAATCCGAGATAATTGATTTATTAAAATCTGAGAATAAAAATATTTATTTTAATTTTGTTAGTACTAACAAGGTTAAAAGATTTTCAACTACCAAGGTTGTAATAAAATATAACATGATAAAGACTTTTGAGAATTTTAATTGGAAGAAATAGACTATTTATTCTTATCTTGTTCTTTATTCAACATTGCCATCTTAATCATATCATTCAATTTTCTATTATCAGTTATCTCACCTTCTGGTTTTGACTCTATCTCTTCTGATACTTGTGTTTCTTGTTCAATCTCTTCGTATCCTAAATCCTTTCTAAGTGTTTTATAGAACTTTTCCAATTCGGTCTTTTGTCCAGATAAAAACTTGGCATTTTCTCTTATTTGACCAACTGTTTGATTGACAACTTCATGCATTCTTGCAGAATTATCGCCATTATCAACTTGCCTCATTTGTGTAAGTAAATTCTTTCTAGTCATCTTTGTTAAGAAGATTGCTTCTGCATAAACCATAGCATCCTCTTTCATTTTACTTTTTATATAAGGATGTTCTTTTAATTTAGGAACATCACCTAAGTATAAATCTACAAGTGGTTCAACAACATCCATTGCTTGTTGACTTGCAACTGTTAAATCCGAATCATAGTCATATATTTCAATTTCTCCCAAATCGGGTAGATCCTCTGGTCTTGCAAGATGTTTAGAAAAGTCGAAATCACCGTTTTCTGACTGTATTTCGTCAAATTCGTATTTTATTCTATTTTTTTCATTTTCTTCTTTTTTAGACATGGTTTATATGATTATTTTTAGTTTTTTCTTTTTCTAAAAAGTTTTTAAGAATCTTATCCATTAGTTTTGATTTATTAATTGAATTCTCTTCACAATATTGTTCAAACTCTTTGTAAGTCTCTATGTCTACAGAGAAACCAACTTTTAATTTATTTACTCCCGATTTTCTTCCCATATTGTATATATAAATTGAAAAAAGTGTATTTTTTCCACTTTTACTACTTTATATATACAAAAAATAAATGTATATATATGGCAGTGAAGTCAAATGATGAAAGACAAATGGTATTTACTACTAAATTTGTTGATGAGGCCACTGATAAGATAAATGATGGTGTTGTTGTTAAGAGATATCAAAATCCTTGGATGAAGAGTGAGGTCGGTATCAGAAGAGCCGGTGTCTCTTTCAGGATGACACCTGAAGAACAACAAGAATACGTAAGATGTGCGTTAGATATACATTACTTTACAGAAAAGTATTGTAAGACAAAAAGAGAAGATGGATCTGTTGGTTCTATTACTCTTAGGGACTATCAAAAAGAAATATTAGATAATTTTGTAAATAATAGATTTAATATACTTATGGCATCAAGACAGGTTGGTAAAACCGTGTCTTCTGCAATTTTCATACTACATACAATATTATTTAATAATGATAAAAACTGTATGATTGTTGCGAATAAGGGTGATACTGCTGTTGAGATTGTCGATAAGGTTAAATCGATATACACATTACTACCATTTTTTTTAAAACCTGGTGTTAAGACTTGGAACCAGAAATCACTAACATTCGAGAATGGTTGTAGAATAAAAACATCTGCTAGATCTAAGACTCCTGCGATCGGTTTTACGATTGATGTTCTTTACTTAGATGAGTTTGCACATATTCCATCGAATATTATTGAACCGTACTATACGGCGGCATTTCCGACCGTATCTGCAGTACAGAATTCTAAAATTATAATAACTTCAACTCCAAATGGTATGAATTTATTTCATAGGTTACTTATTGATGCAGAGAGACCTGATGGTGATCCATTGAAGAATAACTATAAACCAATGAGAGTTTATTGGTATCAAGTACCTGGTAGGTTTGTTACTTATATAAGATTAAATCCACATAAACTTTATGAGTATGGTGTTACTAAGGATGATATCTTTGATTTAGTGAATGGTGAATATGGTGAGAAAACAAAGGTTAAAATTGAGTTTAATATGGATCAACAGAAAGATGTTATTCATGTATTTAATAATGATAAATGTACGGATGAACAGGTAAAGTCTATACATTTCATAGATAAAAATGGTTTTGAAACTTCTATATTAGCCATTGCAGAGTTGACTACTTGGCAGGATGAGGCGATAAAGGATATCGGTGGTGAAGATGCGTTCAATCAAGAGTATGGTTTGAGATTCATAAATGGTAGTAAGTCACTTTTGAATGAGGCAATAATTGATGAGTTATTAAAATCTAAACGAAATTATAAATATGAGGAGATATCAGAATTTAAAAATAAATTGAAATTTATATATGAGGACCTAAAATGGATTGACGATGATGGAATATTCGTACCATTAAGACGAAAAGATTATAAATTTGTGTTATCGGTTGATATATCAGAGGGACTTGGTCAAGATTACTCTATAATAAATATTTTTAAGGTTTCTGAGAAACCAATTGATGTAATAGAACAACAAAAACATAAATATAAATCTATAACTGACTTTTTTAGATTAGAACAAGTTGGTATGTTTAGAAATAACTTTGTTTCGGTTAAACAACTTTCTGAAATTCTTTATTTATTAGTATTTGAATATTTAAATCCTGAGAATGTTAGAGTTGTTTTGGAGTTAAATAATTATGGTAATACTTTACTTGCAGAAATGCCACATGTTTTTGATGGTAATAATAACTACGGTTCATCTGTTTTTGTTAGATATAAACATAGAATAGATTCTACCGAAGAAAAGGTTGGTCTTAAAGTTGGTGAAAATAAGAATATGATGGTTAAGGATTATCAAGATCTTATGTATAGTAAAGGTTTTCATATAACAAATGAAGATAACATACGTGAGATTACGACATTCGTTAAACATACTACAAGTGCTGGTAATACAAGATATGCTGCCGATGTTGGTCATGATGATACTGTTATGACGATAGTTAATGCCACTTCTATATTTAATAAACCAGAGTTTAAAGAGTTAGTAGAAGAATGGGGTAATAAGTATAGTCCAAAGGAATTTATGAACTATGTAAATGAATGTATGAGAAATATGGATTATGTACAGGGTCTCGATTATGGTCAAGTACTTAAAGTAAGAAGACAGGTTAAATCAAGAGTACAAAATACTGGTGGTAATGTTAGTGGTATAAACTGGTTTAATAAAAGTTAAAGCCACTCAATGAGTGGCCTTTTAATTAGTTTGCTTCCATAGTTACTGAAAGTCCAGATACTGATAACTTTTCTTTCATTGTTGAGATTGTTTCGTAATCACCATATTTCACGTCACATTTGCCCTTAAAATGTACTATGTGTGCACATTGGTTTGCCTGTTCTTCTTGATGCTTACATACTTTCATAAGACATGTGATTACCCAATCGAAAGAATTGTGATCATCATTGTGAAGTTCTAATCTATAAGGTTTTGATAAAATCTCCTCAACCTTAGACTCTACTTGTTCTTTAGTTTTACTCATATTGTATTTATCTCTTTTTTTATTATATATTATATACTAGATCCCTGATATAGTTGTTGTGGTTTTATTGACAACATCTATAATTTCACTTTTAATATCAAGTTCTTTTGCCCATTCTACAAACTTTGGTAAGTGTGCTTCACGATCATCATAGAACTTTAATTCTTCCACACCCATTTTTGTAATCATTCTTTCAAGTAGGTTACATTTGAATATAAATGTATCACTTCCCCAGTTTAAGTGTACTTCGTCGAACTCTATATTATTATCCCTTAGAATCTTTTCTACATTAGTTCTCATACCAGGAACTTTATCTAATCTTCCGGTTGCCATAATAACATATGCGTCTGGATCCGCAACTGCTTCTAAATATCTTTGGTATGTCCATTCATTCTTTGGGATATCAAAGATATCATCATCAATAGATTCTGGTTTACCCCACCATCCTCTATGTGGCCACTCTGTTCCTGTTTTTTCTTTCCAGACTATTTTACCTTCTTCAGGAAGAGGTGTGTGGAAAAGTGTATCATCAAAATCGAAACAGATAAGTCTTTTATATTGCATAAGTCTTTTATTTATTTATACAAATATATATAAAATATTTTGATATATAAAATAAATTATAAAAAATTTATGAAAATTTCAACACAGAGAAATATACTAGTAATAGTATTGATAATCCTACTGTTTTTATTTATTCGTTCTTGTAGTGGTTCGAGTAGTCAATTAAATACACTTAATCAGAATATATTCACATTAAATGATTCTATTAGAACATATCGTGATGATAATGGTAAACTTGTTTATGAGAAAGGTGTGCTTATATCAGAAAATGGTAATTTGAATAGTCTTAATAGTAATTTATCAAAAGAGGTTAAATATTTAAAGGATAATCCAATTGTGATTATAAGACCCGTTATTAGTATAACTCATGATACTACTTATATTGAAATAAAATCTACAAGTCCTGGTAAATGGGATGGTAATACTTTTACAAAAAACTTCGAATGGGATTTAAGTAATAAATATTCATCAAAAAACTATAGATTACTTGAGGGTAATTTTGATGTAAATATTGATAGTTCCTTTAACATATCAACATCTAAAATGTCTATTACTAAAGATGAATTTAACATTGAATTATCTACTGGCTTAACTGAAAATAAAGATGGTATATTGGAGATTTTTGTTAAAAGTGATTATCCAGGATTTAAACCATCTAAATTAGATGGTGCTTTAATTGATCCAAAAGACTCCGACGTTTTGAAAAAATACTTTCCGCCTAAAAAATGGGCAATTGGTGTTTACGGTGGTTATGGTGTTGGTTTAAATCCTGTCACTTTACTTCCAGTCACGGGTGTACAAATAGGTATAGGTTTACAGTATAATATATTACAATGGAATTTTAAAAAGTGAAAAAAATCATATTTTTTACTTAATATATAACTATATAAAAAATTAAACAAAAAGAATGAAACATATCAGACAATTTGAAAGTTTTAGAGTTCAAAAGAATAGAGAAGAGATAATTAAAGAATCTGTTCTACAAGTGAACGATTTATATAAGGTTAAAACAATGATTGATATTCCACAATCATTAATAAATTCTTATGTTAAGAAAGTAAAAGAAACGACAGGTAAAAATCTTCGTCAATTTTTCGGTGATGTTGATATTGCAGAAGAGATTGTTAAATATATCACATTGAATAATACTGATATTGATAAAATACCGGGTAATGCTCTAATGGGTGGTGCACAAGGTCAATCACAGGCTCAAGGTCAGGGTCAAGTTCAGATACAAACTGAAGTTCAACCACAGGCACAGACTCAAGGTCAAGAAGAAGTTCAACCACAAGGTCAAGAAGAAGTTCAACCACAAGGTCAAGAAGAAGTTCAACCACAAGGTCAAGAAGAAGTTCAACCACAAGGTCAAGAAGAAGTTCAACCACAAGGTCAAGAAGAAGTTCAACCACAAGGTGATTTCGAAGAGCCACAGGCACAGACTCAAGGTCAAGAAGAAGATGAAGAAGAGCTTCCACTTTAATCTAAAAAAATAAAAAAAACTCATCAGAAATGATGAGTTTTTTTAATATATAAACCATGAAAAATTTAAAACTATTTGAAAACTTTATTAGTGATAAGTTAATAGAGGATAAAATAAAGGATACTTGGAAAGTAGACCCTTATGAGTTTAAAGATTATATCTTATCCTCTATGGATCATGGTGGTTTATATGGTGGTTATGAAGATATTTGAAAAATATCAAATTATGTAAATAATATATAGTAAATGAGATACCTAAAAACCTTCGAAAGCCATACAAATAAAGATATTCTTATTGTTGTTGATGTACAAAAATCATTTAAAGAATTTTTCACGGATAATTATGTTAAAGAGTTGAAAAAATATTGTAACCGGTTTAATAGGGTATACCAAATATGGGATAATCATGTAGATGGTAAAAATGTTGATAAAGATTATTTATACGATGAGGATCCAGAAGTTCCTGATCATGATGATTTATATGATTTTCCAAATCAAATCGATTTAATCGAGAAAAGATATAACTATGATGTTGATGCAGATTTTTATAAAAAGGTATTATCCGAAGATACATATAAAGAGGTTAAATCTAAGGAAGATTCAGATGATATTAAAATAGGTGATGTTTTTCCTACAAAGGAGGGTACTCTTATTGTCTATGTCGGTAACAATCATGTTTGGTATCACATACCAAAGAAATTACATGAATTATTTACAGAGGTTGTTGATGCACAAAATTTAAACGAAGGATTAAATGAAGTTAATGATGTTATTCTTGTTGGTGGTGCAGATGGTGAGTGTTTGGAGGATATTGAAATTGCGGCTAAATCGATGGGAGTTCATTTAAAGATGAATAAAGACTATATTTATAGTGCAAAACATTGTCCTATAAAATAAACTATTTACTATGCCAACTAAATCAAAACAACAATTTAAATATATTTGGGCTATGCGCAATAAGTATGGTTCTAAAAAGAAAGCACCTAAAAATATGAAATGGGTTTTTGATAAAGAATGGACCGATGTTAGTTTCAAAGATTTGCCAAAAAAGATAAAAGAAAAAAATATACATAGTTATGTTGATTTTCTAAATGAGATATATTTTTACAAATAATATGGTTAATTAAGAAACTACATAATAAACATCCAAATCCCTTATTTGAAAAAATACCTCCATATACTCTTGGTGTCTTTCCGGATCTTCGAAGAATGAGACCTTCAATATATATGGCACGGAATCTAATTCTTTTATATATGTTGATATTTGACTTCGTAAATCATCCTCTATTGACTTCTCGGATAACCTTGTTTGGTGTAAGTAATATGGTAAATCGCCTCCAAATTCTGGGTCAAAGAAAAGTTCACCTTTATTTGTGAATAATATCATTTCCCATTTTTGAACAATTACCCTTATAGTATCATCCTCTATTAGTCGTTTATCGACAAATCTTGGGTGTTCGGGATATCCAAGATAAAAATCTATAAAGTTATAGTTTGCCATAATTTATATATTAAAAAATGAAATCTCTTATGGAAGAAACTAACCAAAGTATCACTCCAACTTTTGATTATATTTTTTAATATAAAATTATATAAAATGAATATCAACCATGAATTATCTCTCTTATTTTTCCTATAAACGATATTCCGACTATGATGGGATCTATGGAAGATTCCATCATCAATGTATATTCACAAACAGTGTTTGCTACTTTAAATAATAAATTAACATCCTTTCCATTCTCAATCGACCAATCGATGAATGGTTTACCCAATAGTTTAATCATTGAGTCTATTTTCTCCTGACCAAAGTTTGACATTAAAAAGTGGTAAACACTTTCATAGTTTCCACTTTCATATAGAAAGTTATAAAGATCATTTTTGACCTTACTGGATACGTTACTAACACCATTATTTATCTCACCAGTTTCGATGAAATCTTGAACTTCAACAAGTATATTACGAAAGTCTGGAAACTTCTTATTGATAATATATCCTAAGTTCTCTTTAGAAATCTCTTTCCCTTCTTTAGGTAGAATCACATTTTGAATTCTTTTATATAATTCGGTTTTTAGATACCTTTCTTCATTCGCACCTATGCAATCAAATCCAATAGTTTTAATTCTAGATTTTAGTCCTTCTGTTATTTTATTTATATGATTTGTAGTTATTATAAATCTAACATTATTGTTATACTTTTCTATAAATGCTTTGAATGCATCTTGGAATTGTGCAGAAACTCTTTCGAACTCATCCAGGAATACATATTTAATATCTGAATTAGACTCAAACATTGGTGTGAATTTACAAAAATTTTGTATTTCCTCTCTAAGGACATCTATAGATGTATCCAAAGAACAATTTAGTTCTAAGAATGGTGTCTCTTTACTATACTTACCAATAAGTATTCTCGCTAAACTTGTTTTACCTGTTCCATAGTTTCCATAAAATATATAATGTTGATTTATACCATTTTCAAATTGTTTACGTATTCTTGGAAGAAGAATTATATCTTCTATTTTTTTGGGTCTCCATCTTTCCCAAAGTATTAGACTTTTTACTGACATATTTAAAATTTATTTATCACATGATATATAGTTATGCAGAAGGAAAGTTTATTTAATATATAATGAATGATTGGAGATAGTTTTAATTTTGAAGATGTATTCTTTAGAGACTTAACAGTTTGTGTCTTAGATACGCTAGAGGGTCAGATAAAATGGACAAATAGATTTACATCTGGTGATGTTTTTGTACAAGTTCCTATATACTACTCACTTACTGGTGATGAGAGATTCTTATTAGACTCATTTTCGGATGATATAGTATCTGAAAATAGGTTTGTCGAATTAAATACCGATATGATACCAAGAGGTCATTTAACAATGACTGGTTTTAATATAAAATCTGATGAATTTGCCAATCCAAACGTTTGGTTGAGGATGGTTATTGAGAATGAGGTGGAGATTAGAAAAGTCTTAGGTAAAGTTAGGGCAATTCCAATAACTGTAAATTATGATTTAGAAATAACATTATCAAGCGAGGTCGATACTTTTAAATGTAGTCAGGCTATATTAGATACACTTTGGATTTATAAATTCATGTATTTTGAACACAATTTCATGAATATTGATGCAGTAATTGTTATGCCAGATTCAAATACCATTGAAATGAGTAGAGAAAAAAATCTAACAAGTGATAATAATATAAAGTTGAAGGTATCATTTACGGTGGAAACATACTACCCTGCATTTAGAAGAGACCGGGTTACAGATACTGGTTATCCAAGAGAATTTGGATCTGGTATGAAAGATGCCAATGGATTTGAAATTACTGGTGGTTATTCTGATTACTTTGAACAACCTTGGATAAATGGACCCTTTGATCCAAATAATCCTTTACCAGGATACGGTCAAACCGGTAGTTTCTATAATACAAATGGTGTAAATCCAAATGATATATATGGAACATTTGGAGAAGACGGTTATGCAATTGTACCAAAACGTAGTAGATGGTTCAATAATATATTAAAATCTAGAGAACGTGCTGGTGGTAGTTCAATCAATCCGGTTACAGGGCAACAAAATATAACTCCAAGAGATACAAATAAATAAAAAAAAATAGAAAAAAACGGCTTTTTGTAGTTAATATATACTCTATAATATAAAAAAAATATCTAAAAATATGAAGAATCTTAAACTTGAATTGTTTAACTTTAAAAAGAATCTTTCTCTTGAACAAGATGAGATCTCTACGATAGTTGAGGGACATATGAATGCTTGTAACACTGCATCAGAGAAAACAATTGTTAATTCGTTAAACGAAAGACTTAAACCTTATACTTATGATAAAAGTGTAAAGTCTCTTTTAGAAGGGTTGAACGACGATATGAAGAACTTCGAGTTACTTTATGAGTTGAAAAACCTTTACAATGTTCTTAACACTAAGAATAGTGGTGAGTTATATAGACAACCTATTAATGTACTTCTACAAACTATAAACCTTGAAACTGATCAAGATAGAATGTCTAAAGTATTAAACGAACTTTCGGTTTATGATTGGGTACCTGAGATTAAACTATTCGTTCATAATTTAACAAAATCTCCTGAACAAAAATCAAATTTATTAAGTGGTGGTAAAGGTGAGTCTATTTTCACAATAGTTGAATCTGTTGAAGAGGGTCACATTGCATTAGTTAAAGATTCTTGGTTCCTTTTAAGTGAGAGTGTTATCGAAAAGACATTAGTTGAAAATCATGTTAAAGATGAAGAAACATTGAGATCTTTAAGAATGTTAGAGACTGCAATGAAATATGCATCTGTCACAGAGGATAGAGTTAATTTTAAAATTTCCGAGTACTTAACAATTGGTTTATCAGTTGGTAAAAAAGGTAAAGTATTTATCAATGATGATGAGATGAATGATGAGACAACTTTAGAAAGTTTATTCAATTCTCCTATTATTCCAATTGTAAATAAAAACTTTTACCCAATCTTATTAGAAGTTTCTAGTAATCTTGATAAATTTGTTGAGTTAGATGTGGTTAAAAGAGTTAATAACTTAATTAATCCACATTTAGAATGTTTTGCATTTAATTATAAAAATACAACTTTCTTATATAGATGTGATGAGAGATATGGTAATTCATTTTTTAAGTATGAATCTGCATTAGAATTAGTTAATGAAGTAAGGAATGAACTTAATTATGACTTAACTTACTTTTATGAAAATAAATTAGGTAAAGAACTTATTGTTAAAAGAAGATTGGAAGATAAAGAAAGAGAAATAACTCTTAAATTAGAAGACGTTAATTTTAACATTGATAAACTTAAAGGTTCTATTAAAATGGTAGGTGAATCTGAAGTATTGTCAACTGCACTTAATAATTTAGAAAAGAGGAAATCAGTTTTAGATTCTGAATTATATGCTATAAAAGAAACACAATATAATGAGAGAATTAAATTATAATTCATATTGATATTTTTAAAAATCCCCTATTAGGGGATTTTTTATTTTATAAACTTTTTTGACTTTTTGTTATATAACATGAAAGTATAAAAAATCCATAAGGATTACAAAAAAATAATGCTTAATTTAATGTATTTAAATAATAGAGAACTTTATATAGAATTAGTGGTTAGTAAGGCACAAGGTAGACTTACAAGACCTGCACAAAAAATGTTAGAACTACTTGCAAAAAAGACAATCAAAAAAATGAGATACTGGTCTAATGATGATAAAATGGATTGTTATCAAAGTGGACTACTTTATGTTTTTCAAAACTGGTATAATTTTAACGAGGAAAAATCAGTAAATGCTTTCGCATATTTTACGGAAATATTTAAGCGAGGGATTGCGAAGGGTTATAATGACTTATATAAAAAGAAGGGTGATAATGACCACCAAATAAGGTTAATATCTATAGAAGGGTCTAATGATGGAATGGGTTTACACTCTTTATGATTAAACTATTTACATATGACATAATACTTCCACCAAGTATTGGAATGACTGCTATTAGTATAAATCCTTCAAAAAGTGCTTTGAGAAGATATAAGATTAAGAAGGTATTTCTACAATATTTATTGTAATCTCTACTTTTATATTCTTACCTGTAAATTCTGCAAGTTTCTCATCAACAAAGTTTGATGGATTATTTAATCTTACTGAATTTTCACCATTTACGGTTTCTATTAAAAAATTATCTTTTGCCTCAAATACTCTACCTTGATATTCTTTTATATTTATTGATTTCATAATATATTATTTTTTGTCTTACAAATATAAGTATAATTTTACATTATCACAAATTTATATATAATAATATGAGATGGATAAACGACTTTAGAGTATTCGAATCTAACGATTCTGATGATAAAACAAATAAGAGATCTGATAGGTTACTTACTGACGCACAACGGAACTATGAAGAGAATAAGAGTGAGTATCCTGGTGGTGATTCGCCTACAATGCTTTTCACAGATGTTGTTGGATCTTCTAGTATGTGGTCTGATGATGCAAAAACAATGAGTATTCAGTTGGATAAACATTTTAAAATAATGGATGATTTGGCAAGAAAAAGAGGAGGATTTGTTGTTAAGACAATTGGTGATGCATTTATGATTTATTTCAGTAAAAGTGAAAAATCTTTGGAGAATGCAATCGATTTTGCAGTTGATGTTATAAATACAGAAGAACTACCACTTAGAATTGGTATATGTTCTGGTAAAATGACTGCAAAAAAATGTAGAATACAAAATGTAGAGCTTCTAGATTTCTTTGGTGATGTTGTAAATACTGCATCAAGAATGGAATCGAAAGTCGCAGAGAAGGGTTCAATTGCATTCACATCTGTTGATAATATTGATGAACAAATAAAGTCGATATCGAAAAAACATAAGGGTTTGATTAAAATAGAAGGATCTAGTATTCCGGATTTAAAAGGTGTGAAGGTTCCATTTGTATATAAATTAAGAGTTAAATAATATAAATAAAACTTTTAAGTATATTTTCATATAAATGATATAAAATTATTTTTATGAACAAGGTTATTTTACAAATTTGGGAAGAGTCTGAAAGAGGATCGGTGATAATACCCTCCGGATGTTCTCTACATTTAGACTTTAAAGAAAGATTGAGTTATATTAGTAAAATTTATGAGGGTAGAGAGTCTGATACTGTACCTGATGAGTATGATAGAATCGTCGGTGACGGAGTTGAGGTCTTTGTAGAAGATTCACTTTTTAACATAATCAAAAAAGATAAGTCAGTTAGAATAACTGAGTATCAAATGAATAATCTTATATCATTAGATGATATAACAATAAAGGATATATGATAGTTACATTTTATATTATAATATTTAGTTTTATATTTTCAGAAATATATCATTTTTTTAATAAAAAAAGATTAGATATTATCTTCAAAAATAAAGATATCGATACAATCAGGAAGTCTGATGGTATTTTTTATATCTTAAAAATACTCTCTATAATTTGGCCAATTATTGGCCTTTTTTCAAGCTTTATTGATATATTTTTACTATTGATAGTATTTAATTTGATTAAATTCATATTCTATCATATATCAGAAACTACTTATAATTATTATATAAGGATACTACCATTTATAAACATAACTTTATATCTAATAATACTATATTATAAGTTTATACACTAAAGTTTTTTAGATTATCTTCTGTTATTATGATGAATGAATAACCTTTTTTTTTACACCACTTTATCATAGTTTCCCATTTCTGTTTATTTTTATATGCCATCTTTAAATCATATTCAAAGCTCTTCAATTTCTTCATTCCTTTATCAGGGACTGTTAGTTTACCTTCTGTTAGTGCAATAACCATTTTATACTCCTTCATCGGTTTAACTTCAACCACCACTTCTTTCAGAACACCATCATCTCCTCTCATTCTATAGAAAAAATCTGGATAATATCTATGTGCTTTTATTCTAGAGTCACCATTTTCAAAGTGTGTCATTTGATATGGGATTTCTAGACATTCTGCACCCCATTGGAATATTTCATCTTTTAAATCTAACCAAATCATAATCTTTTGTTCCCAAGAACTTCTGTAATATACACCACCTTCTGAATTAAGTTTTAATACTTTATCTTTATTTTTTGGTATGAAATTACCTCCATGATACTTTTTATTACTAGGTTTCGAATTTATCATATGATTGATTTTTTTTTATTTATATATAAAAGAAAAAAGTTTACATATGAGTAGTGGTGTATTAGATGAAAAAGTAAGATTAAGTCTTTTAGTTTATGGTAATGGTATTGAAGAGAATTTTAGAACAAATTCATTCTTTATGATGGATAAATACTCTAAGAGTGATGAAATGGTTACTTCAAAATCAACTACTGATATACAAACAGGTGGATTTTACTTTCTTCACTATATGGATGATTCAAATTGGATGAAATACTCACCGGTATTTGTGGTTGAACAAAGAAATTTCAATAACCAAATTATTGTTATGGCAGTAAATTTGAATTTTATACCATTAGAAGTTCGTGTTTTAATATTTGATAAGTACATTACTGAAGAACATTTTGAGAAGGATTCATTCTTAAAAGTTGATTATAATGGTATGTATGCCGAGTTGATAAAATTTGGATTTGAATATGCATTAATGGAATATAATGCCATACAAATAAAACTGGTACATAAAATAAATATGAATTTATTACCAAGATTTTTATACTCACAACATCCCAAGGCTACTTATGATCCAAAAAAACTTATGGATATTTGGTATAAGAAATTAGAGACTAAATCAAAGAGAAATCAAGAATTGATGAATTCTATGTTAAATGAATTCTATGATATAAATAATGAGATATCTGATAAATATTCGGTTATGAAAGGTCATATAGAAAGATTAAGAAAAAGTTATAAGAAGTATGGAAATGGGTAAAAATAGTTATTAGTGTCACTTATTTTATTTTTTGGGAGTTAACTATTTTTATATATAACTTAAAATTTTAATAATTTTAATGGCATCATATAATTATAATAACGAAAGAGAAGGACAAGGAATGGGCTTTGTGAACTCTGCAGTAGAAAATAAAGGTCTTTTTAGTAGGATTTTAAGAACCTTATCAAACCATGGTATGAACTATGATGATATGATTATCAGAAATCAAGTTGGTATTGGTATAAACGAAGATCCTTATGCAGCTAAGGGTAACTCTATGTATGATTTCTTCTCACAAAGGGCAGTTGCATCTGTTTTAAATAGAAAGTCAATTCCCTATTTAGATAAGGCATATGGTGATAAGAGAAGAATACTTAGAGAGTATTCTATAAAAGATGAGATCCGTGATATGGTTAGTTCTGTTGCAGATGAATGTATCGTTTATAATGATGATAGAGATTTTTGTTCACCTAGACCAATTTCAAATGATTACTCACAAGAAGTTAGCGATAAATATCAAGAATATTTTGAAAAAATATATAATAAATATGGATTTTCCGATAGTATAACAGCATGGAATATGATGAAAGATTTCCTAATCGATGGTTATGTTGCAATAGAGATTGTTTATGATGACAAAAAAAAGAATATTGTTGCATTTAATAGACTTAGACCCGAAACACTTGTTCCTGCATATGAACCAAATGTTGGTCACTTATGGATACAATTCCCTGAGGATCCGCAATTAAGAAGAATATTTTTAGATTCGCAAATAGTTTTCGTTTCTTACTCTACACAAAATGATTATTCAGAGACATCTTATGTCGAGGGTCTTATTAAACCTTATAATCAATTAAAGATTCTTGAGCAAACTAAGATAATGTTTAACGTTATAAATGCAACAATTTATCAAAAATTTACTATTCCTATCAAAGGTCTTTCAAGACAAAGAGCAGAAGAACAAATAGGTCAACTTATACATGATTATTCAGAAGAAGTTGAGTGGGATGATACGTTAGGTACATTATCAATGAATGGTTCAAAACATTTACCTTATAATAAACAAATATGGTTTCCTGAAGGTGATGCAGGTACTCCAAATATGGAACTTGTTTCTCCACAAGGACATGATTTAAATGAGGATGGTATGCTTAAATGGTTCCACCAAGCACTTAAAAGGGCTTCTAAAATTCCTTTAACTAGATTCGAAGGAGAAAGTGGAGGTGGAAATTTAGTTAGTGATGCTGCAGAGATGACTAGGGATGAAATTAAGTTTCATAATTTCATATCAAGGGTTAGAGCCAATTTTAAAGAACTTATTGTTAAACCTTTAAAATTACAAATGTTGATTGAGTTTCCTGAACTGAAAGAGGATGATATGATTCTTAATCAAATGGATATTATTTTCTATACTAATCAAATATTCGAAGAATGGAAAAAAATAAATAACTTAGCAAAAAGAGCAGAGGCTATAACTACACTTACTAGTGTAATGGATGGTGAAAAACCTTATTTCCACATTGAATGGATAATGGATAATGTTTTCAAACTTACTCCTGAGGAGAAAGCAGAGAATCAAAAATATTGGGCAAAAGATTCCGGTAGTGGTGATGGATCCGGGCCAGAAGGAGGTGCTCAAGGTGGAGACTTCGGTGGAGGTGCTCAAGGTGGAGACTTCGGTGGAGGTGCTCAAGGTGGAGACTTCGGTGGAGGTGCTCAAGGTGGAGACTTCGAAAGTGGACCAGAAGGTGGTGCACAAGGTGGTTCGGAACCACCTGCAGATGAAGGTGGATCAGAATTTGAATTCTAATATAATAAAAAAGTCACTCAATTTGAGTGACTTTTTTTATGCTATATTTTTCTCATATGTATCTACATAGAAGTAAACTACTTTATTATCTATAATATGTGGTTTTAAATCGATTTCTGTCGAATTGTCTATAAGTTCCTCTATAACTTTACCCATTGGTGTTTCTAAAGTTTTACATCTTAAAGTTAGTTTGTCTATTTTATTATCTTTTAGAATAAAAGACATTGATTTTATAGTAAGTACAGACATTTGTATCGAAAGAATATTTTCAACATTTCCAAGTTGTACAAACATAGATATTGACTCTACATCAAATTGTATTCTTTTACCAGATTCTAAAACATTTGTTAGTTTAATATCTCTTTTGATTGATTTCCATTCTTTGTATCTACACATCAAATCCTCAAATTGATCCAAAGTATTGTTGTTTAACAATACTTCGTAATCAAAATGTTTTATATCATCATCTAATTCAGATTTCATTAGAACTTTGTAAAATTTATCTGTTTTTTCTCCAAATCTACAGATTTGACAACAACTTTAATAGGATCACCTAATCTTATCTGTTCACCTATTGCACTATATGCAAAGTAATTATCCGAATCTGCCGTCCATTTTCCATTTAATGTTTCTAATCTTATCAATCCTTCACACTTATTTTCAGAAATCTCCACATATATACCTCTATCCATTACACCGGTAACGATACCATCAAATACTTGCCCAAGTCTTTCTTGAAGATACTCTGCTTGTTTATACTTTATAGAATCTCTTTGTGCTTTAGATGCAATCAGTTCTCTACTAGAACACCACTTTGCCTGTTCCTCTATTTTAACAGGATTTCTTTGTTTACCATTACTTAGTTTATCGAATAATATTCTATGTGTTATCAAATCTGGATATCTTCTTATAGGAGAAGTAAAATGAGAGTAGTGTGTAAACCCTAATCCATAATGTCCTATATTCTGTATAGTATAAGTAGCCTTTGACATACATCTTGTTACCAGTGTTTCAATCATATTTTCTTCAGGTGTTCCTTTTATTTCTCTTAAAAGTTTATTAAGATTATTTTTCAAAACATCACCATCTTCATTCAATTCAAGTTTATAACCAAAGTTTGTACATATACTTTTTAAAGCGGATAATTTATCATTATTCGGTTTATCATGTACCCTATAAACATTGTACCATTGATCTTTTGCTAAAAGTTTCGCAACTGCCTTATTCGCGAGTAACATATACTCTTCGATCAATTTATTTGCATCTTTTTGTTCTTTGAAATAAACACCTACTGGTTTTTTATCATCTTCGGCAAGTTTAAATTTAACTTCAATACCACCCATTTCGATAGAACCATTTTTAATTCTAGATTTTCTTATATTTTTCGCAATAGAGTCTAATTGTCTTATTTCCTTGTGGTAATCACCATCAAAACCTTCAATTATTTCCTGCGCATCTTCATATGCAAATCTTCTATCTGAGTGTATAACTGTTTTCCCATACCAGGTATCTTTAATCTTACCATCTTGTCCAAGTGTGAAAACAACCGAGAATGCCAATCTATCTACATTTGGTTTTAATGAGCATATACCATTTGATAATCTTTCCGGTAACATAGGTACACATCTATCTACTAAGTAAACAGAAGTCGCTCTTTTAAATGCTTCTTTATCTAGTTCTGTTCCAAACTTAACATAGTGTGCAACATCAGCAATATGCACACCAACTTTTATATTATTAGGATCCTTCATATCGATAGATATGGCATCATCAAAATCTTTTGCATCAACCGGATCAATAGTTATAGTTGTAACCGATCTCATATCCCTTCTAGATTTGATTTCACTTTCGGTTATAACTTCCGGAACAAGTTCCGACTCATTTAATACTTCTTGTGAGAAATCTACAGGTAATCCATATTCATACATTATCGCATTCATTTCAGTATTATTCTCACCAACAAAACCTAATATCTTAGTAACCTTTCCTCTCGGTGACTTTTTACCAATTTCCCAATCTAAAAAGTCAACTAGTACCTTCTGACCATTCTCAACTGTAGTATTTCCTTTTATATAGAAATCTACAGAGATTTTTGGATTATCAGGTATAACAAATGTTGTATCTTTTTTAACTTGTGCTGTTCCTACAAATTGTGTTTTAAATCTCGAAGTTACTTCTAATACTTTTGCCTCTAACTTACGTTCTCCTTGGAATATCTCTATTCTAACTGTATCTAAGTGAAGTGCATTTAAAGTTTTTTTCTTATGTACGAAAACTTCTTTACCATCGATTTTAACTCTTGCATTTCTCGATGCAGTGAACTCTATTTGTGATTCAAATATGTCACCTTCTTTTATTTTATTCATCTTTTTTATTCATTTTTGATATATTATCAACACCATATTTATCTACTAGTGTTTTTTTCATTTTTGATAATACATTTTTATTTTGTATTGGGTAGTCAACACCAAAGTTTTTTCTAAGAGTTTCCTTTCTTTTAACTTCAGAACATTTTCTACAGGAATAGTCTCCCCAATTATCATTATCATATTTAAGGTAATTTTTGTAGATTACTTCTTTCTCAAGACCACAACCATCACATTTACACTTTATTTTATAGTGTGATCCATTTGGTAAAAGTCCCACTGGTATATTAATTTTTTCACCTATCGAAATATCATATCCCAAGTCTTCATAATATTGATAGTTAGACTCATTTATTTTTATTTCAATTTCTCTTGTAAGTATCATATTTCTTAATTGAGGATATAAAAAATCCACTATATATTTTATAAAAAAAAATGATTTAGTTTCAAAATAATAATAAGATATTCTTAATCTATAAAAAATCCACCTTTATATTTTGCTTGTTTTTGGTAGTTATATATACACTAATAATTATACAAAAAAAAACAAACTATTTCATGAAACCAGTTCTAATTGTAGAAAATTCAACGAACTCTCTTATAAGAGAAAGTTCAAGTACTGGTAAGAAGGATTATATTTTAGGTGGTACATTTACTGAGTTCGGTGTTAAAAACCGTAACGAAAGAATCTATACTGCTCCTAAATTCCTTCCTGCTTTAGAGGAGATGAATGAAAGAATGAACAATTTAGGAATTGTCTATGGTGAATTTGATCACCCGGATGTTTTCGATACTTCACTTTCAAGAGCTTCTCACGTAATTACAAAGGCTAATTATGTAAAAGAATCAAACTTAGTAGAAGGTGAAATCAGATTATTAAGCACTTATTGGGGAAAAGAGGCAAAATCGTTAGTTGACGATGGTTGTCCTATTTTCGTTTCATCAAGAGCTGCAGGTATTACTGAATCTGACGGAACCGTATCATTAAAAAAACTATTCACTTATGACATTGTTGCTGATCCAGGATTTGCATCAGCTAAGATGAGTGTAAAGGTTCTTAATGAGTCACTTGGTTATGACAACCCAAAATCCAACTTTAGGATATATGATTTATCCAACGAGTCAAAAACAGAAGAGTTATTTAACATGAACAACAACGAATTTGTTACTAAACAACAATTAACTGATTACTCTCAGTATTTAGTTAAAGAGTTGGCGTCAACTAAGAAAGAAGTTAAGAACGCCATTACTAAAGGTAATATTGAACCTAAAAAACTTGAGCAATTACTTGAGTATTATGATGAATTGAACAACACTAATTCACAAGTAGCTAAATATTTAGACTACTTAGCTGAGAAAGTTCAAATTATGGTTAATGAGAATCAATCATTAAAAGAAACTACAGATAAACTAATCAAACATAATGATTATTTGGCTGAAAATCTAGAAAAGGCAGTAAATTATTCTGAATATGTTGCTGAAAATTTAGATAAGAACATTGCATATTCTGAATATGTTGCTGAAAATTTAGATAAGAACATTGCATATTCTGAATATGTTGCTGAAAATTTAGATAAGAACATTTCTTATACAGAATATGTTGCTGAAAATTTAGATAAAAACATCGCTTACTCTGAATACATTGCTGAAAATTTAGATAAAAACATCGCTTACTCTGAATACATCGCGGAAAACTTAGATAAAAACATCGCTTATGGTGAGTATATCGCTGAACATGTTGATAATTCTATCGCTTATTCAGAATATTTGGCAGAACATGTTGAAGGTAATATTGCTTACTCTGAATACATTGCTGAAAATTTAGATGATAATATTGCATATGGTGAGTATATCGCTGAAAATTTAGATAAATCTATTAACTACCAAGGATTAATAGTTGAGAAGTTAAATGGTGGTAAATTAAACGAATCGGAAGGGGCATTCCCAACTTTAAATACTGTTGGTTTTGAGACTATCGTTGAAGAAAACGAAGTTGAAGAAAACGAAGTTGAAGAAAACGAAGTTGAAGAAAACGAAGAAAATGGTATTGCAGAAATTGCACCCGAAAATGTACATGCATACGAAGAAGAAAAAGAAGAAGAATGTGCTACTGATTATAAAGTTAACGGTAACTCTGATTCTGAATTATCTGAATCTATTGATAAATTAATTGAAGAAGCTAAAAAACGTAAAGTTTCTGAAACATCAGATTTGAATTTCTTGAAATTCTTATCTAAGTCACAAGTTGATAGCTATTATGCTTTAACAAATGAAGAACAAGATAGTGTTAAACTACACATAAACGAAAGTAGTTACTTCACACAAAAAGAAGTATTGTCTTTGATCTCTGAAGCATTATCAACTAAAAACGAAACTCTTGAAGAAAGAGTAATCAGATTAATGCCTGATAACACAAAGGCTATCTGGAACCAATTGAACGAATCGGCTAAAAAATCTATCATTTCACAAGCTAGATTATACCCAGCTGAGGTACTTCAAACTGAAGGTCAAGTTGAACACTTTTGGACAACAAGAAACCTTAAAACAAATGAATCAGTATCCAAAAAACTTGTTTCACATGAAGCTCTTATCCAAGAAGATAAGTTGTCTGATAATGATGTAACAGCAATTATGGAAAGATTCAAAAACATTTAATCTATAAAAAATCCACTTATGTAAAAATAAGGTTTTTTAACGATATATATAGATTATTAAAAAAAGAAAAAAAAAAGAAAAAAAATTATGTCACACATTAGAATAGACAACGCGAAAGCAACTAAGAAATGGGCTCCAGTTTTAGAAAACATGGGAGTAACAGGTGATAGAGTTGAATGGATGTCGGAGTACGCTGAATTTCACTCAATCAATGAAAATGCATATGTAAACGCATCTAACGTTGCGGGTATGGGAGGTGTATTTGCACCACAACCAGCTGCTTATGCAGGTAACACAATCGGTGGTAACTATGCAGCAACAACTGCAGGTGGAACAATTGGTTCAGGAGACGTAGGTCAAAACTTATTACCAGTAGCTATGAAAATTGCTGCTCAAACAATCGGTTTGGATTTAGTAGCTGTTAAACCAACTCCGGGTCCAAAAATCGATTTACTTTATATTGATTTCCAATATGATGATACTAGATTAGGTGATTCTGACGAAAGACCACAAGTTTTCAAATTAAATACTACTAACAATTCTGATCTTGTTGCTGCAATCCAAACTGGTGCTGGTTCAACAATTGTAAATACACAAGGTGGTTTAGCAAATGGAAGATTCTTCTATTCAATCAACGCAACAGGTACTGCTTCTTTAGGTGCTACTGTATCAACTACTGAACCTGCAAGTAAAGAAGGTGTTGTTGAGTTTTTAGGATTCTCTAGAATCGATGGTTTCCCAATGTTCAGAGCATTTAGACAAACAAATACTGCACATACTGGTGTTAATCAATTCACAACTGCTTGGGGATTTGATGTAACAAGAAACACTTTCGCACCAACTGCATCAATGGTTTCTCAAATCGATCAAATCGCGGGAGTTACACCAACAGGAACAACAATTGAATTAATCTCTGCATTAGAAGATCATATCCCAGGTTTCTCTACAAACTTTGGTGGTGTTCCTTCAGGTTCTGCACAAGGGTCTTACCCAATGTCAAGAGAAGAAGATGATAACAGTTATGCTGGTGTTATCGGACCAAAAATTTCTTCTAAAACTATCGCAGTTGGTACTATTGAAGTAACTTCAGCTTTAAGAAGAACAGAAATCGAAGATATCAAAGCTAACACAGGTATGGATATCGTTCAAAAAATGGAATCTATCCTTGTTAATGAGTTGTCTCAAACAATCTCTAAACAAATCGTTGCTAAAATCTTCGAAATGGGTTCTTTAAATAGAGCAAGTGCTCCTATCAAATCTGGTTCAGATACTATTTTTGATTTAAATACAAACTATGCTGCAACTGGAGTTGTAGGTGGTGAAACTACTCACGCGGTACAAAGAAAATTGATCACGAAAATTGCTCACGCTTCTAACTATATCGCAACAGAAGGTCGTGTTGGTCCTGCTCAATACCTTATCACAAATGGAGGTTTAGCTGCGGCATTACAAGATATCGCTGGTTACACAATCAACCCTGTTAAATCTAAATTAAACGGACAAGGTCAATTATACCCTGTAGGTTCTATCGGAGATATCGCTATCTATGTTGATCCTTACATGAAATATAATGACAACAGAATCGTTTTAGGTAGAAAAAATAACCCAGATCAACCAGGTATTATTTTCGTACCTTACTTGATGGCACAATCTATCTCAGTTATTTCTGAAGCGACTTTCGCACCAAGAATGTTACTAAGATCTAGATATGCGGTTGCTGAAGTTGGATGGTTCCCACAAAAACAATTTATGACTATTCAAGTTACTGATACTGAACAATTATTGAACTAATCTTAACTAATAGTATAAAGATAATAAAAAAGCTTCTCTCAGAGAAGCTTTTTTTTATTTTGTGTTTTTTTTATTTAATATATAAACTATGAAAAATATAATCACATTTAAAAAATATTTTGAAAGTAAAAATAAAGTAAATGAAGGTTCTGTTGAATTGTTTATGGCAGGTGTTACTTTATTAGGATTGACTAATTTAGGCTATTGGGCCACCGAAAATATAAAATATTGGACATCTAAACATGGAAGATATTTCAAAGCTTTAGAAAAAGATAAAGAATTCTTTAAACAATTTGTAGAATTACTTACTACTTATGGTAAAGGAGATCCTACACAAGCATTTAGATATATCTTTAGAGGTTTAGGTTTTGAAAAAAAGAAATTTATAGATGAAATTTTTGAATTACCTAGAGCACTTGAGATAAGAGAAAAATTAGGTATTAGTGACGATCCAGATTCAACAATGTGGAAAGTAAAATATGATTTTAATGATGCACTTATAAATGGATATGTTGAACGATTCATAGTTAAAAAACTGAAAAGTATCAAGAGAGACATAAATGAGTCTAAAAATAAGTTTCCTGATGTTAAGAAGATGGATATAGATGGTTTTATAGTTTATATCGGTAAAGATGCAAAATCTAATGATTACTTAACATTTAATATGGCTGATGATGAGGATATATGGATGCATGCAAAGGGTGTTCCAGGTAGCCATGTTGTTATCAGAGTTATGGATAATCTACCAACAGAAACAACAATTAAAAAGGTTGCAGAACTTGCAAAAAAGAATAGTAAGGCAAAAAGGGAAACTAATGTACCGGTAGTATATTGTCAGAGAAAGTTTGTTAAGAAAGAACCTGGTATGAATGATGGTCAGGTAAAAGTTGACTATATAAATTCAAATGATATTAATATATAAATAAAATAAAAAGATATGGCTGAACAAAAAATAGAGTTCTCAAAAGAACTTACTGAAGTACTAACTAAGTTGGAAAAACAAGGAAATTACGTTGCATTTGAACTTCTTTGGATGACAGAACCTGATGCTGAATATTTCAATGGTTTAAAGATAACTAAGGTTGATGTATCTAAAGTTGATTGGTGTTTTAATATAACAACAGAAAATGGTGTTAAAAACGATATGAAGATTGGTAAATTCATCAGATATTACTTTAAAAATATTATAAATGATTATGAAATAACTAAGTTTTCCAAACTTTATAATAGTTTAAAAAGTGGTAAACCACATGAAGATGGTAATCCTATAAATGTTGAGAAATTTGTATATTCTCCTAAGGATCCAAGAAAAACATTTTTATCATTGGTAACCAAAACATACCCACATGGTAATGAAGATGAGGTTCTACAATTCTTACCTACTTTACAGAAAGATATTATAGGTAATTATTATACTATTATAGGTGGTAACACAAACACAATGTTTACTTGTCACTTAGATACCGCAGATAGAACACAAATGACAACAACACTATTCTCTAAAAAAGAAGGTGATGATGAGATTATCGTAACTGATGGTAATACGGTTTTAGGTGCCGATGATAAATCAGGAACTACCGTTATGCTTTATATGATGGCACATAATGTACCTGGATTATACTATTTCTTTATTGGAGAAGAAAGAGGTGGAATTGGATCAAACGCACTTGCAGATGTTTATGAAAGTGTAGATTATTTAAAAAATGTTAAAAGATGTATTTCATTCGATAGAAGAAACTATAATTCTATTATAACAAACCAAATGGGTACAGAATGTTGTTCTCCTGAATTTGCAGATGCTTTATGTGATGCATATAATGCGAATGGTATGGAAATGAAACCTGATAATGGTGGTATTTATACAGATTCTGCATCATTTATCGAAGATATACCTGAATGTACAAATGTTTCGGTTGGGTATTTTAACGAACATACTGGAAAAGAGAAACAAAATATAACCTTCCTTATTAAACTATGTGAGGCATCAGTAAAGGTAAATTGGGATTCTCTACCTACCAAAAGATCATTAGATGAGATTATATCATATAAAAAACAATCATTAGAAGCAAAAAAGAAACATAAAGGTTTATTAGAAGAAGTTAAGAAAACAATTAATTTAGATAGACTTATTTCAGTTGATGGTGGTGTAACATATATGTGTCTTGATTTAGAAGGATCTGATATCGATACTATACTTGATTCTTTAAAATCTCTAAAAGAGATAATGAAAAAACATAATCTTAGAGAAGAAGTAGTCTTTGATGAGACATATTTAAAAATAGAACTTAAATAAAATGATAAAGAGATATAACAACTATATTAAAGAGGATAAATACGAAGATGAATTCTTTGACGATTATGGTTCACAAGATGAATATGAGGGTCAAGATGACGCACAAGGTGATGATGATATGGAACACCTTCTTTACCTTTTGAGGGCTTTCTTAAAGGATGCTGGTATTAAAAATGTGAGTTTGAAAAATACAAATTCTAGTATACAATTAGAAATAATTACTAAAAGAAAAGAATCTATAACAGAAGTTATAAGAATTTTTGAAGTTTTGAAAAAATTATCTAATGATATAATGGGTGATTATGATTGTGAGTTTGATATTTGGGAAACAAATAAGGGTAATCCATTATTGATAATTGACTTCTACTTACCAGGTGATTATAATTATGAAGATGATGATATGCCATTTTAAAAAAATATTAAACTTTTTTAGGTATTTAGAATATTATATATATCTTTGTTAAGATAAATAACGAATACAACTTGGGGGTGTCTTAGAATCGCCTAGCAGATTGGTAGTAGTTATGCAGGTATCGGGTTATCTAGTGTCCGATTAATAAATTAAGAGGTAACGTCGTAAATGGCAAAACAAATGAAGTAGGAACTCGTGAAGACTTAGTAGCGACCCTTAAAGCAATTGGAGTTAACACTCCAGAATTGGTATAAGAGAACCAATAAAAAATTTCTCCCAGCTGTATCACACAGACCAAATGTGAAACCCTTTTTGTTAGAGTTTGAGTTAAAACTAAATATTTTGTAAGTTTAAGAAAAAACTTTCTAAGCCTGTGAAGATTAGTTATTAACAACTGAGTAGTACATGAGGAGCAGTACCTCATCACCTCCACTAACGATCTCATTATCATTTGATAATGAGATCTTTTTTTTCAAACATATTTACCTTACTACATAGAGGTTGTAGATTCGTATAATGATTTAATCTTATTATATCTTCTTCTGTTTCTGCTGAAGATAATGGTATAATATGATCAATTTGCCAGGTTTTTTCGTACTCACCATTATATAAACCGTGATTTTTCCAATCCATCCAGTTCTCAAACTTAGACTCCAAATAATTTTTAAAATAATCAAATGAACAACCTAATACTTCCTCTGTTTTTGATTTTTTATTGAAACCGCCTTTCCTAATGCTATTTGATACCAATGTCCTTATTACACATTTTAATTTAAATAATGGATCTATTTTTTTCCTATATTTTAGATAGTTTCGATGATTTTTTCTAAATCTATCTATATTATTATAATAATATTTTCTATTTAACTCCTTATACTTATCCGGGTTTTTAATATATCTTTCTCTATCTTGTTCTTGCTTTCTTTTTTTATTTTATTCAATTTCTCTATATAATTTATTATTTTTATTTCTCTTTTCTTTATTATTATCTCTATATTCCTTTTCCATTTTTTTATATTTCTCTATATTATTCTCTCTATATAATTTTATACAAATTTTGCACTCATTTTTAAATCCATCTTTAATTGCATTACTTTTGTGAAATTCATTAAATTCCTTTTCGGTATTACACTTTTTACATATCTTTATCATAACAAATCATTTCTTTTTTCATATATAGTATATATAAAAAAATATATCTCCTTATGGAAAAATATAAAGAAACTAATCAAAAATCGAAGAAAAATTATAATTCAGATAAAACTTTTATTCAGATATCAAAGGAGCTACATCAAAGAGTTAAGAAACATTGTGAAGAAAATAACCTTAAAGTAAAAGATTTTTTAGAAAAATTATTAATAGATAACCTATGAAAAAATTATTAGACAGATTGTAAGTAAATAAAAAATAACTTACACTCATGAACAAACATCAAAACAAACACTGGTTAAGAGAAAAAGAATATCGTTCTCTAAAGAATCTCTATTATTCGGATTTTTATTGCACCAGAACCTCTACAGAAGCAGAGATAGAAGAAAGACTATGTTCAAAATTCTGGAACGAGTTTTGTGGATTCTATCATACTGCACCTAAACACTACAGAAAGACTCTTAACAGAATACAAAGAGCAAAATCAAAACAAACTCTTATCAGAGAGCTCAATGGATATGATGTGTCCTATGAAGATAATTATAAAGACTGTAGCTGGTTTTGGTAATTTTTATATTTTATTTTAGATATTTTATTGTATAATAACTATGTTTGTCTTCTTTATATAATTCTCTCCTTTTTAACCAAGAATCTATATTGTTCAATCCCTTTAGATGTTGACCAAATATAAAATCATAACCATTATCTTTGGCATAATTTTCAAACCAATCTTTCAACTTATCACCCAATCCATTACCTCTATACTCTTTTTTAAGACCAAGTGCGACTCCTTCTAATCCACTTTTATCTTTTATTTTCTTGTGTGATAATAGATAGAACCCAATAATATCACCATTATTGGTTAATTTACATGATATATCAAAATCGACAATAGACCTAATATAATCTTGGTTGTCATCATATGACATCAAATTAGAAAAAATATGTGATGCCATATCAACAACCACATCTATATCCTCAATTTTAATCTTCTGAATTTTAATATCACCAATTTTAAAAGATTCATTATATTTTCTCAAATATTTCATTTTCTATATATAAAAACAAATAACTACTTTTTTAATATAAGTATCTATGATAGATAAATTTGAAGGACGTTGGAGATTCTTATCGAATTTCCATGCATGTAAAGTTGAACATCAGGGAATAGTATATCCTTCTGTTGAGCACTACTACGTAGCGATGAAGTGCAACAATGAACAAATGTTAAACGGTAAGCATTATACTATTGGTGATTTTAGAGAGATGATTGCCAAAATTTCAAGTCCGGCAATTGTTAAATCTTTAGGTAGAAAAATACAAGTTAGAAAGGACTGGGATGAGAAAAAGCTTGGCTTTATGCTTTATGGTGTAAGAGAAAAGTTCAAAGATCCTGTATTAAAAGAACTTCTATTGAGTACTGAAGATTTTTCATTGGTTGAATCTAATGATTGGAATGATAAATTCTGGGGTGTGTGTCAAGGAAAAGGATTAAATCATTTAGGTCGAATCTTAATGAAAGTTAGAAAGGAAATAAGAGATAAAGAAAACGGTGTTGTTGAAAGACCAAATTCTTTGGATCAATTCTTCAAACAAAGTGGACAACAAACCGACTAGTTGGTTTGAAGATGTGACCGTTTATTTAGAAAGAAAAAAGAAAACTTTCGAAGTAGCAGTCTCTATAAGTAATAGTAAAATTAAATACAGAAAAAACAATAAAATAAATAAAAATGTCGGTAATATCCTATTTTGGAGGTAAGGCGAACTTCCAATCATTCATCACGCCAAAAATACCTAAAGATTGTAAAACATACATTGAACCATTTTCAGGTTCTTTTGCAATCTATATGGATTCAGACTTAGAGTTTGAAAATGTTATCTTTAATGACCGAAACAGACACCAAGCAAATCTTATGAGATGTTGTGCATCTCCGGAAGAATTCTTAGTTGAAATAAAAGCACTTATGGCACCAGGTGGTTTACTATACAATGAATTAACTACACCAGAAGAGAAATGGGATTTCTATAAAGCCATATATCGAGATTATGTTAAGAACGATTTCTTAGATAATATGGATTTTGAGATTGGTGATTTCAAAGTAGGTGCTATTTATGCATTTCTTATCACATCTTCTTTCTCAAGTGTTTATCCAAGAGGTGGTGGTTTCACTGGATATAAAAAGAAAAAAGATAAACTGAATCTTTCTATTTTAATAAACAAGCTTGAGAAAAACAAATATACTAAAAGACTTCAAAACATCACTGAGTTCAACAACTCTGACTTTGAAGAAGTAATCAGAAGACATGATTCAGAAGATACTTATATCTATTTAGACCCACCTTATGCTCGATTTAACGACGTTAAAAACGATGATGATGGTAGACGTTTATTTTGGTATGGATGTGATGATAAAGACACTTTTGGTGTTGAATCACATAGAAGATTGTTAGAGTTGTTGAAAACTACAAAATCAAGATGGTCTCTATCCTATTATTACTTTCCTTTATTAGAAGAGATTTTACCAAAAGATAAATATATTTGGACTTCAAAGGAATTTCATAGACCATCTGCGGTAATTAAGACAGAGGGAGTTGAAAAGGAGAAGGGAATCGAACTTTTAATTATGAACTACGACCCAGAAACAGGAGAAAGAGTATAATGGATATAGTGGATATGATAAATTCCGGAATGGATCTTTTTGACTATTCCGGTTTTTTCAGAAAGAGTGATTATATTTCTGGTCTTGAAAGAGTTCAATTAAGTATGAATGTTCCGATTCAATCATGTGTTGATTATCAACAAGAATATATTCGACAACTAAAAGATGAATTTAAATCAACCATACTTTCTAAAACATTTAAAAATATACGAATTACTAATGAATATTCAGTTTTAGATTTAAGAGGTAATAATCTAGAAGATGGTGATCAAGTTATCATAAACAGAGTATTAGATGAAATAAGAAGTAATAATTACAGAAATTTAGTTGTTTCTTCTAAAATTGGATCCATACTACAAGATTCCTCTTCATTTTTAATGACTTCTGAACCAATATCACAAGGTATTTATAAAATAGGTAGTATTTATGGATATCAAGATATATATGTTGATCCTTATCTTAGATATGATGATATGAGTATTTTATTATTTAATGATGTTTTTATAAACATAAGGGATATTGAAAGTAGTTTAAAACTTGAAACAACTTTTAGTCCTAGGGTTCTTATAGATTTTAATTATTCTATTAATTGTGCTAGTTCTAAAGTTATCTATTTATTAGATGATAAATATCCTAATATTAGTCCAGATTTATTACAAAGAATACGTGAAGATAAAATAAATGAAATATTAGATGAAGACTGAAGATTTTGATAAGATACATTCGTTAGGATTTTGGATAACAATAGATTGGAATATTTGTTTTACGATTGAGTTATCCACGGATGATATGTTAAATATATTAGTCTGTTCTTATGATGAACAATGGTCACCTAATATAAAATTTGAGGATATTATTGAGTTATCTTGTGATATATTTTATGAATGGTATAATGAGAATAAGGATAAGATAGATAATCTAACACATGAAGATTTAGATGATATCATATTGGGTGATATTACTAAACGTGTTAAAAGGAATCTAAACTTAGACAAACTTCTATAAACAAAAAGAGAGTCAAATGACTCTCTTTTTTATTTTTTTAACCAATCTATAAAACTCATTTCCAAATCATAGAATTCCATTTCAAATCTATATTTTTCATAAACTTTTAAACAAATTTCCTTTTCTTTCCTTGTAATTTCTTCAGAATCATTATCTCTATCATAGAATCTCGAGTTCGTACCAAAATGTGGGTAATGACCTTCGTTTTTTATTTCAGTGTTTTTAGGAACTAACTTTTTTAAATCCTTACTCATTTGTTTATCAACAGATTTACAATAATCGTTATCATTTTCCATCATCCAATTATGAAGTTTTAAAAAGTCTTTTTGTGATAGATTTTCACCATCTAATTTAAGTTTGATTAGTTTAGATATATCACCAGATATACCTTCATTAGTTTCTTCTAATGATTTTAAATCATCAACTACTTCATCCTTTGTAACTGTAGTTATTTTACGTGTCGTTTCATCAAACTCATTTCTTGTATTAGTTGTATATTGTTGTTGATCAGAATTAGGTTTAAAAGATCTTTTAATCTTTTGAAGTCTTTCTTTTTCAACTTCGATGTTGAAATCTTCGAATCCTTTTACTTTTTTTGACATATTATTTATTTTTTAGTTTTTTATCCAATAGTTTAGCTATATTAGATCCTATGAAGTAATGTAAGTTCTTAAGAGTATCTGCTTCTACCGTTTCAATCTCATCCATAAATCTAAACTGATATTTATAAGTATCTTTATCATCTTTATCATCGGCATCGATTTTAGAAATAGATAATTCCATATGATAGTTATCATTTATATTTATTTTAAAATCAAATGTAGTTTTATCACAAGGTGTTGTTTTAAACTTAGGTTCATACTCTACATCAAATATAGAATATTCAGTTATCTTAGCTCTTTTCATGTAATAATTTAAGAACATAGCAGGTGCCTCAATAAAATCCGAAAGTATTTGTAAGTCTTCACCAAAATCTTTAGATTCGATAACATCTTCAATTTTCTTTTTTAAGTCGATTATTGTAGAGAACTCTATTTTGTGATATACACAATTTATATCATATAAATATATAAATGAGTTATCAATTATATGTCTTTTATTTAGATCGGTTTTAAATATGAATTTTGTATGTATTATTGAAGTATCTTCGGTTGTTAGGCCATGAATAGATATTATAAGTTTCAAGAAATCTTCATCATTTGACATTTCATAAACCGTTTCAACCGTGTTTACCATTCCCTTTTCTTCCTGAAATATATCTCTAAATACTTCTTCTATTTCTGATATTTTAATATCCATTATTTATTATTTATTTTAGTATTTGATTCAAATTGTTTATCATAAGACTTACGTTTTAATTTCATTATCTTTTCGATATATCCATTACGACGCAAAAGCTTAAATACAAGATTACCTAATGAAAGTTCACCACCTTCTTCTGCCAATCCACTTTTTCTATATTTTTTAACTTTATCCCAAGCTTTATTCAATTTCTCATTGAATTTTTCATATTTATCCTCATCAACTTCATCCTCAATTTCATCAACCATCATCATTACAGACTTCGATTTTTCTCTTAAAGATTCTTCATCTGGTTCGAATTCAACTTTCTTTGGTTTAACATTCCACTTATTTTCCAATAATGAAAATACACCGCTTGATTTATGTGGTTCATCTACATCTTGTATATAAACTTCAACTTCATATCCTTTTATTTTGATATCATGTCCGTCATTCCAGTTTTTCTTTGCAGAATCCACAAACTTTTTAACTAATTCAACATTATCATCAATATCTTTGAAATCAATAAGAATATGTAAGTCATAGTCTGAGTACTTTTCGGACCAGTTATAATTAGATAACGATCCAGTTAAAATAATATCTTTAACTTCTGCTTCAAGATCCGTAGATTTATAAAAGTCTTCTGCAATTTGTAGCAGTTGTCTTCTAACCTCTGAATCTAATTCAAAGTCCTCCCATAGTTTAGGGTTTAACTCATCTTTTATATAAAAAGATTTTATCGGTTCAAAATCATCCTGAACGAATTCGTAAAATTTATTAAGTTTCATAAAGTATATATTAAAAAATATATTACAAAATTAGTATAATGTACAAGCAAATCTAACTGCTGTTCCGGTTCCGATCGGAGAAGTCGGCATTGTTGAAATATTAGCCGTATTTGTTATTGCAAATGTAGAATCTGATATACCTGTATCATAAATTGTTCTCCAAGAAGTACCTGATGGATAAAACCCAACAACTATATCCTCACCAGCAGTAACGTTCAAATTTTGACCTTCCTCTGCAGTTAAATTAATAACATTTGGTCCAATTCCTGCAAGAGCACTACCCTGTCCTATTAGTGTTAAACTACCAAAAACTCCTCTATAAATACCAAATAGTACGTTATCACTTCCTGAGAAACCCCACATTTTAACCTTACTTATAGTCATTGTAACTTCTGCAACTGTTTGGTAGTAATATTGAGTTGTTGCTGCAGTTGGGGCCGTATCACATATACCTACATTTATAGGAGAAAATGCAACATTTCTCTGATTAACCCATTGTGTATTATAATCTATAGAATCTATTTTAGATAAAATTTGACCACTTGTTCCTCCAGATGCCATACTTATTCCCGATGTTCCACTTGTTCCATCAATTCCTGAAGTTCCTGATGTTCCATCAATTCCTGAAGTTCCCGATGTTCCACTTGTTCCGTCAATTCCTGATGTTCCTGATGTTCCGTCAACTCCTGAAGTTCCCGATGTTCCATCAATTCCTGAAGTTCCCGATGTTCCACTTGTTCCGTCAATTCCCGATGTTCCACTTGTTCCGTCAATTCCTGATGTTCCTGATGTTCCATCAATTCCTGAAGTTCCCGATGTTCCACTTGTTCCGTCAATTCCTGATGTTCCGTCAACTCCTGATGTTCCTGATGTTCCGTCAACTCCTGAAGTTCCCGATGTTCCATCAATTCCTGAAGTTCCTGATGTTCCATCAATTCCTGAAGTTCCCGATGTTCCACTTGTTCCGTCAACTCCTGAAGTTCCTGATGTTCCATCAATTCCTGAAGTTCCTGATGTTCCATCAATTCCTGAAGTTCCTGATGTTCCATCAATTCCTGAAGTTCCTGAAGTTCCTGAAGTTCCATCAATTCCTGAAGTTCCTGATGTTCCATCAATTCCTGAAGTTCCTGAAGTTCCATCAATTCCTGAAGTTCCCGATGTTCCACTTGTTCCGTCAACTCCTGAAGTTCCTGATGTTCCATCAATTCCTGAAGTTCCTGATGTTCCATCAATTCCTGAAGTTCCTGAAGTTCCATCAATTCCTGAAGTTCCTGATGTTCCATCAATTCCTGAAGTTCCTGAAGTTCCATCAATTCCTGAAGTTCCCGATGTTCCGTCAACTCCTGAAGTTCCCGATGTTCCACTTGTTCCGTCAACTCCTGAAGTTCCTGATGTTCCATCAATTCCGTCATTTCCATTTACTACCCGGTTGTAGAAAAATACCCCAGATTGTCGGTTTATAATAATCTCAACATCGGCTATACTTATTCCAGTATTGGTAGTATTTATTATTATTCTATGTGTAGGTACAATTTCCGGAAAGGGAAGACCATATGAGGAAATTGTTTCCTCGAGAGCATCCTTTATTTGTGAATGTTTCTGTCTACCCATCAATAATTTAATAGGATATATTGAATCATTTGTTGCCAATAACCAATATGCTATATAAGTGTTATTTGTAGATTCAACTAAACTACCAGTACCGCCTATTCCAATTGGATTGTACATCGCATATGATGATCCTGAAACCCAAGGATTTGTAGATGGTGTTATCTGAACATAACTATCATTACTATAATATAAAACAGGTATGTAAGCAGTTGGTGATAATATTTGTTGATATGGTGAAGATGGTGTAGTATTGTTTGTTATTTCATGTACCAAATCTTCATCTGCAATTTCAATATCTTCTATTGAAAGTGTTGTTTCTTCAGTATCATCTAATGTATAATTAATAGCACCACCACTTCTCCAAACAGCACCAACATCTAAATGTTGTGAAAGGTGCCATTGAGTATCTCTATGGGATGCATGTCTTTCATCTCCAAATATTACTACTTTAGAGTTTGTGGCATCCCAATAGATATATGATACTAATAAATGTTCTAATATATTAGGTGGATTTCCAATATCTTCTAATAATAAAGTTATTGGATTAAATATTATATACCTACCACCACTTGTATTATCTATCGACAATGACTTAGATGTATTTATTTCTATTTCTTCACCCCTATACCAAACAGTATATGATGATGAGACTGGATCTATAGTGATAGTTCTATTTGATGCACTAAATGATAAAACACTATCTACTCTATTAACAAATCCTGTCATATCTAATGTTATCGAACCCACTTCCTCAATGTTTATTGAAGTTCCACTTGTTCCAGAAGTTCCATCAATTCCGCTTGTCCCATCAATTCCTGAAGTCCCACTTGTCCCATCAATTCCTGAAGTTCCACTTGTCCCATCAATTCCAGAAGTTCCCGAAAGACCAATCAACATTTTTTCCCAATATGTCATATCTAAATCAGGTGAAGTCCAAGGTGCATTACCAACCAAGTCTAATTTACACAAATATTGACTACCATTATAAGTAACGGTATCGTAATAAAAATAACGCATATTTGGATCCCATTCACCTTGAAAAACCATTGAAACCCCATCTGAACCAGTAGGTCCGATTGGTCCGATAGATGAAGTACCTACACCTAAATCCAAAAGATTACCAAATCCATCATAATATGTGTTTGGTGATCCTAAAGAAACTTGAACTATTCGACCATATGTTGATGATACTGTGGCCCCGGTTAAATTAAAATTCATATTTATATATATTAAATAAACCATCATTAGTTTCAAACGAAATAAATTTCATGTTAACATTTTGTAGGCGAAAATATTTAGAGTAAATCTATACTGAATTAGCAAAAAATAAAGATGAGTATAGTGGATCCCAACATGTAATATATATAAATAAAAAAATAAAATGCCAATAAAACATTCAACATTATTAAATACCGATTTAGTATGGAGTGAAGATGAAATAATCGCGGGCAAAAAGTGGTTAAAATGGGAAGAGGTTACTATAAACTGGGAAAAAATTGATCTCACCTGGGATGAAGTTTTCATATTACTAGAAGTTGAAAATATAATTCGTGGAGGTAGTGGATATGGCATGAAAGACTATATAGACGGAAATCCCTGGAGAAAAGTAAATGAAAATATTGGTTTAGAAAAAACCAATAAATTAATAAAAGTTTATTGTAGAGTAAATGGTGTAGACTATGAAGAATCTAGATACAATATGGATGATATTAAAGTTTCGATAAACGAATTCGAAAGATTTATCAAAGAAACGGTAAGTGTAAAAGTTAATATTTAAAAATAATATATATGTTATGGAAAAAGATGTATTTAAATTTGATGATTTTATCAATGGTGATAAATTTAGTGATTTACAGAAAATGAAATCAGAGCTTATTAAAGAAGGTTTATTCTCTGATAGAGAAGGTTATAGAGAAGAGGAAGAGTATGATAATGGTATATTTACTAATCACATTCAAAAACAAGATTTTGAAGAAGACGAAGAGATAAACCAGGAATTCAATCCTTATAATTTTTCTACAAAAGAAGAAACTAATGATGAACTTGATTTTGTAGATAAAGATGAATTTAACGAAGTAGACGAAGGTGAAATTGAAGACTTTTTAAATATTGACGAGTCGAAGTCTGATACTGAAGACTATTACAAGTTATTTAAAGATAAGTCTGAAGATTTTATATGTGATATCGCAGTTGAAGGTGTAAATCAAGACGATACAGAAGTTCGACTTATTATAGAGTCAAGTGATTGGACTCTTATGTTTAAGGGTGAAGTAAAAAACGGGAAATGTATTGTACCTATTAAAAAATTGAATATATTTAATGAAGGTCAAACAGGTAATATTAAGTTAGAGGTAAATGCAGATGGTAATCTATTTACTCCATGGGAAGATAAATTTATTATTAAAACATCTAAGAAGGTTACTATTAAATTAAATGAGAATAAGAAATTTGGAAAGGACACTAAACCCAAAATGGGAGTAAAAGTAAATGTTAAAAAATAATAAAAAAGAGAGTCATTAGACTCTCTTTTTTATTAAACCTTCATTGATAATAGAATTAATAACCATTTCACTAGTTATCGATTTACTACATTCAAATTGTCTAGTAGTGCCTTTGTGTTCGGGACACCAGTTCCAATCACCTGGATCAAATTTATGTCTAGACCAACAACCATTACAAACACTACTGTTCATAACTCTTATAACACCATCTTTTGGTTCCAAATCTTCTGATGTAAACCCAGAAATTAACACAACCGGTATTCTACTAGCCCATGCCAACCAACTTAATCCACTACTTAAACCAATAAAGAATTCACAAGAATTTATATTATCTATCAACTCTTCTATTTTCTGTTCACCAAGTTGAATAACACCGGATGGGTAAAAATTACCCATATAACCATCACACTCTTTTGAGATTGAAACAACCTCATATCCATTTGATATTAAAAAGTCAACTACTTCTTGCCAACCTATTTCATTATTCCAATATTTAGCCTGTGATGTAGAATGAAATCCTATACCAACTCTCTTTTTTTTCTCAACATTAGAAACTCTTAAACGTGGTTTAACCTCAACATAATCTAAGCCAAGTATATCCGAGCACATCTGTAACAAAGACACCTGTGTAGGATCATTCCTATGTTTTTCTTTATCTATAATACCATCTTTAAAAAAGAGTCCAATTCTATAGCCTGCATAAACAGAATTGTGTACAAAACCAGGATTAACAAACTTTATATGAGGATATTGATCCTCAAATAAACTATTCCAAAAGGTGGAACATATTATATCACAATCCCATTTTTTTCTAAACTCTTCAACATAAGGAAACCATGCAATGTTATCTCCGAGAGATTTCGAATCGAAAGAAATCATTACAGTTTTACCCTTAGGATTATAAGTCTCATCAAATATCAATTCACCGGTTTCTAAATCCGTAACTTTACAAGTATATTTCTCAAAATACTTTTTATTTGTTTTACACCACATGTTAGATTTTAACTCAGATGAGTATTCTAAATCACCATTTTCTTTAAAAATATCAACTTTAAAATTTTTATCTAATTCCGAAAGTATTTCTAAATAGGCACCATCAACATAATGGTTTATTATTTTAATACCACTTTCTCTTTTATTAACCTTATTATCCAACCTTTTAATTATATTATCATACATAACTTTATTTATTTTTTTCTACTCTATGTACATTATCTATCAATGAGAATCCTTCCGACTGTTTAGTTAATACTATATTTTTAAATGATGGCATTGGTTCATTTGCTCTTTCAAATGCAAAATTTAACCACCAGTCTGGAGTATGCCATCCAATCGTATCATATCTTTCTAAGTACCAATCTCTATGTTTAGAGTGTATCATATAACAATGACCAAGTGTCATTATATTACCCAGATATATATTATCTGATACTTTTTCACCATACTCAACCTGTTTACTTGGTGCCTCAAATCTTACTATCTTATAGTCACTATTCTCTAATAATTCTATTGCCTCATCTACTCTATCTCTAAAATATTCTGGATCAACATTTAGAAGACAATCACACTCACATATTAAAGAGTAATCCTCATCAACAAATGATGCCATTATTGCAGACATATGACCCTGCCAAGCACCATAATGTCCCGATGTCAATCCCCACTCATCTGGATTAGGTTTTGTTACACCAACATACCAATCTTTCCTACCGTCTATTATTTTATTTAATGGTGGTAATTCATTAAAACGAGGATTTAAAATTCTTAAATACCTATATCCCAATGATGATAAAGAATTATATGAATCAATTTCTCTCTTTTCTCCAGGTTCACTTGAAATTTGTATAATCTTAATATCCGATCGATTATCTCTACGTCTACCCGATACCTCTATAAGTTTATTTTTATTTTTAATTTGGTCATCCACTATATAAATAACTTTACCATCATACATATTTTTATATGTATTTAACTTTTTTATAAAAGTTGGTAATTGATAACCCAGGGCTTCTTTTATTGCCAATGGGCTAAGTTCGTAATTTGATGCGAAATAGAATATATCGGCAGCCTTATAGAACCTATCGACGTCCTTTCTCTCACCATGTATAATACAATTATTCGGAATATCTTTCATCAAAGGTCCCCAATACTCTTCAAAATTAATAGCCTGATTGCCAACAAAATGGAATATAAAATTATCACCTAAGATTCTTGCCAATTCAAATAACTCACCTTGATTTTTACCTCTAGTGAAAAGACCAACATTAAGTACATGAGTTTTATTTAAATCCCATCCCATTTCAATTTTAGAAATACCTTTATCATATTGTTTTATCTCTATTGGATATTCCCAAATTTCACAAGAAACATCATCGCCAAGATGGTTTACAAAAACATCCCTACTCCATTCAGAAACGAGTATATATCTATCTGCTATATAGTTAAAGGTAGACGGATTTGTGGATGATGAGTGTGTAGTAACCACTATAAAATATTCTCTTTCATCTGAGTATATGATTTCCAACTTAGATTTATCTATAAATGTCTCTGGAACTTCATGAAAATGAATAATATTCGGATTTATTTTCTCAATTATATCAAATATATTCGACTTATCATGATTAAGTGTGTAGAATCTATCCAATAATAATTCCATTATCTTATTTCTTTGCACCACAAAGACTCCACCAGTTATATTATCCCATTCTACTAAATATATATCATACTTATTTTTGTAGATTTCTATCTGTTTTAAAACAAATTGTGGCATTCCACCGGTTGATAGATGAGGTACAATAAATAAAATTTTCTCCATATTAATTATATGAATAGACATATGTAATGTTTAGCAATTAAAAAGACACTACATCATTTTTATATATATATTCTTATGATACAAAAACAAAAATCATATGTATAAATATAAATATTATGGGAAAACTAATAAATCTTAACGAGAACGAAAGTCAAACTTTACTTGATGAAATATTCAAAAATGAAATTATTGTATTTGAGGATGTACAAGGGTCTAAAATATGGGTAAACTGGAATGGTAATGAATTTATCATTAAGCCAAAATCCATAAACAATCAAGAAATAAACCTTGTTGATTTAGCAATGCAGAATTATTATAATCCTGCAATAGATTATCTAAATTCCTTAGATATAAGAGTTAAATCACTTCTCAATAAAAAATGGTGGTTTTGTTTCGAATATTTTCCTGATAACCAACCTGCAAATATCGAATATGAAAGAATACCAACTAACAACTTGGTATTAAGCAGTATATATAAAAATGGTAAATATGATTTCATCATAGATGAGATAGATGAATATGCCAGATTATTTGGAGTGGATATGTTACCAATAATTTTTCAAGGTATCTTATCCGAAAGAATGATTGAGGCAGTTAAATATTTCTTAAACACAAGTGAGGAAGATTTGGAATATGTTTTTGGTGAGAAGAGTTTTGCATTTTTCTTTTATAAGATATTGAATCCATCTTCAGAAAATTCTTTTTTAATGTATGATGACTTCCAATCTAATATAGAGAAGTTAATAATAAGATCAAATCATAATGATGTATCATTTGAATTATTAAACCCATTATACAAAAGAGTAAGTGACTCAAATAGTACAGATTTTGTTGAGATATATACACTTATATTGATAAACTTTTTAAATTTCTGTCAAAGTATAGACTTAAAAGATATGAAAGTAAAAGGTCATAGAAAAGATGATATCTATATCTATTTAATATGTCGTCTTTTCAACTTATATGTTGGTGATTTAAAACAAGATTTATTAGATTTTGATTTCGTAGTTCCTCAATTTTTTGACAAAGAAAAGTTTAAGATAAATACAGAACTTATAGAAAATAAATTAACAAAGGAATATATTTCAGATAGTCCAAAATTGGAATATATCTTTAAGGTTATATTAGGATCATTCAATAAAAAGAGGAAAAAACCAATCGGTGTTTTTACTGAAAATACAGTTAAACTTTTTAATTTATTTGTTGATGATATTAGTAAATATATTGATAATCACTTAAATAAAATACATGAGTTAGAACTAAATAGATCAGGTTTATTGGATTTTGATGATTTCTTCTCTATTAAATATGATGTTGATGGTGAGGGTAATACATACCCTGATGTTTATGATGAATTTACCAAAGGTGGTACAAATGATAAGAAGAAAAAGGGTAAGGGTAAAGGTCCCGTAATTCCAGAAAATCAAGAAGAACCCAAATAATGAAATCTATAGATTTAAAGATGACCTCTGTTGAAGTAAAAACAGAGACAAGGCCTTTGCGTTCCAAATGGACTCGTGAAATGGCTGCGGATTTACAAAGCATACATATGGACGATGCTTCTGAAATTGAGGCAACTCTTATGAAAGAGTGGCGGAATATGACCAGAACTTCTGTTCGAAGATTGAAGGTTCGTAAAATCTACAAATTTTGAAAACATATCCAACTAAAATGGATATAAATCTTATGAATGTAAAATCAGTTTTACCACTATCTAAAATAAGTGGATATTCCAATATTAGAAAAAAGTTAGAAGATAAAAAAAATAGTCTTCAGTTCTTACCAGAATCACTGGAAGAGTTTTCAAAAACTAAAACTTTTGTCTATAAAAATAAAAAGTTAAAGGTTGCATATATAATTGATATAATACATAATCTAATATTAAAATACTATTTTAAAAAGGATAATAGATTCCATTTGATGTCGACGATTCTTAAAGAGAAGTATGGACACTTATATAACTATTATATGGACTATCTAATAGAAAATAATACCATTACAATGATTGTCAATTATAAGGCAGGCAGAAATTCAAAAGTTTATAAAATATCAGAAACTATATTAAAAGGTAAAATCAAAAGATATATAAATAGTGATAATATACTCTTAAAGAAATATAAGAATAAAGTATCACAAGTTGAAGAAGTTGGTATTAAGAATAATAGTCTAATTGATAATGATATAAAAGCGATGCTTGTCGATGATTTATTCTATACTAAAATAGAATTTGATAAGGCAATCTTCTACCTAGATAACTTACAACATAATGATACTGATATTTACAATAGAAATAGATATTCTGTTGAGTGTGTAAATGATAAACATATATTTTATCATTTCGATGGTTATGGTAGAATGCACACAAACTTTACTATATTAAAATCTTTTATTAGAAAGAATTGTCTTTTATTAGATGGTGAAGAAACACATGAAATAGATATTGCAAATAGTCAACCACTATTTCTAACTAAAATAATATCAGATAGTGATTCTAAATGGGTAAATAAAGATGAGTTTGAATTATTTAAAAATCTAACAATAAATGGTAATTACTACCAATATGTAATGAGTAATTTAAAAACCAATGATAAACCAATGGTCAAAGAAATGACGTATAAAGTTCTTTTTGGTAGAAATATACATAATAGTAAGGCGGATAAAATATTTAAAGAGTTATTTCCAACCATACATAATTTTATTAAATTATATAAGAAAGAGAAGGGTGATTATAAAGTACTTGCATATGAATTACAAAAAGCAGAATCTAATCTTATTTTTAATAAAATAATAAGAGAAGTTAAAAATACTTACCCAGAAATTAAAATAATTACAGTACACGATAGTATAATTATACCAAGAAAAATGAAAGATAAAGTAGAAATAATTTTCAAAACAAAATTATTTGAAGAATTTCAACTTTTTTAAGTTAATATATAACATATGTCGTAATTAAATATTTATATATAAACTATGCTAGGATTAGAAAAACCAAACACATCATACATTCTTATCTCTTCTGATAAACTAGATCAGATGACATCAGTTTTATATGCTAAAAATTATCAAATACTGACATTAAAGGGATATTTTGAGGGTAAGTTCGAAGATTCTATAATGGCGTTTAGTAAAGGTGATAACGAAGATTTAAGAAATGATACACTTTTCATATTAAATCAGTTTCATGAGAATAATGCAATTATAAAATATTTAGGAGAGTCTGATACAAAGAAGATTTTCAAAAATGGATCTGAAAATCCGATGGAAATACTAATGTATAATACCAATGAATCAAATAAATCATACTTGTACAATGGTATATCATTTTCATTTATAGAAAAAACTAGATACTGGAAACCTAGAAATCAAGATGATCTTAAAATAGGAATGATTGTGGAATATCAGAACAATAATAAATGGTACGAAAGAATCGTTAGGAATCCTAAAGAGGAATGGGATAAACTATATAAGTTACTTACTAAATATGATAAAGTAAGAATTGCCACAGAAAAACTTCAATATACATAAAAAGCACTCAACGAGTGCTTTTTTATTTTACAGTAAACCATACATATTGCCTTTCCCAATTTGAAGTTTCTTTTAGATAAAAAGTATTGTCAGTTAAACTTTTAACGCATATAATACCGCCTTGATCTATTCTTCCACCACGAGCAACTATAATCTTATTTGGACTAATTTTTTCTTCGAAAATTATAGAAAGATTGGTGAGCATTCCATTTGATCCAATGTTATACTCGTTGAACCAATGCCAGTTGTTTCTACCCACAATCACTGCGGTTCCCGGACCTATTCTTCCGAAGGAAGCGATGAGGTTAGACGCATACATTATCTTCGTTACTATCCTTCTGAAGTTAAGTCCGTTGTTCTGCTCTAATGTTCTATTTGGATCATTCATCACAACATAATCAGTACTTAGATAATGTTTTTGTTTTGTATGTTTTTCTAAAAATGTTATTAAATTATTATATAAACTCTCATCATCTACAAACGGATTTGATTGAGCATTTATAGACATAATCTTTGGAGATATTGTCACCATCAATCCTTCTTCAGAAGTAGAAATTGTTTCTGATGTGTAGTCACCATTCTCTTCATCCACCTCATCCAACACTATATCTATAGAAAGGTTTCTTTTCTTTCTTTTCACCTCTCTTCTAGTCTCATCGTCTTCTACAATCATGTCCGTATACATCATTTGTACTATTGGACACATACTCTTATTTTGTTCGGAGAAGTTACAGAGTGATTTTAACCTGTCGTTAAAAGTTATCATATTTATATTTCAATCCTGATTTTGGTATTACACTATTTATAACCTTCTGTAGTTCTTCTTTTGACATAGGACTAAGTTTTTGAAGAAGTTGTAGATTTCTTTGGTACCATTTCATATCTGGTGCTAATCTTTCATGATATATATGGTAACACTTAGCGGTATTTTCATAATAGCTTAAGAAGTTTTTAACCTTAACAGATTGAAAATCATCTTCACCACCCCAACCAATAAATTCCTCGTGCCATCCACCAATTCTATGTATTGCATCTTTCCTGAAAATACAGATACCCCCACACAAAGGAACTTTTTGTATATCAGTTTCACCTCTACCAGGTCTGTCAATTTTCATAATTTTATCAAGACCCATAGAAGATTCTTGTTGATTTAGATCGATAACAGAATTATATGGATTTACCATTTCATATTTTTCCATCATCTGAACAGATTTAATAAATTCTTGTGGATCCATTATTAAGTCAGAATCACCGAAAATTATAATATCAGAATTTGAATATTTCAAACCAACATTAAATCCCCAAGATTTATTAAAAGGCATATTTGATTTTAAGAAAATATGTCTACAAGAAAGTTTGGTATCTTTTATTTTAGAGTGTTTATCTTGCTCGAC